CAGAAAAATAGAATCACCCGTGAGGGCGTACATGGTGTGTTTGCGTTTTATTCGGCTGGGTATGATAAATATACAAACAAAGCGCCTATAGCGAAGTACGACAATTGTGAATTAACGGATCTAATTGCTAGTAAAAAAATTAGATATTATCCTTTTTTACGGAGCACTTATATACCAAAAGGCAAACGTTATGACTATGAAAAGCGTTGTTCTTATGATGGGAATTTTACGTTTTTAGAAATGCAAGATTATCCAATTATTGTTCTTGATGCTGATAAGAACACGTCAGAACAGGTAAAAAATATTCTTTCTACTACAAATCATTGTTTAAAAGATTATGATTATTTGATTGTTCCGTCTTTATCTGGAATTAAAACTCATATTATCATATGGTTAGATATTTCGCACATAGAAAGAGATCAATTCAGATACGACAATAACGGTGCGATTTACGGATATAAAAACAGCCAACGGTACGCTGTTTATTGTAAAAAAGCAGAAGAAATCACAACTCAACTTTCTTTAGACACAGGAATTGTTTTAGATAACAACATTACAGGTCATCACGTCGCATATAATCCAGAAGAAATTGGTGCCATTAATGAGTTCTTTAAAGCCAAAAGCCCTTCTTTTGTTTGTATTGATAGGGTAGAAAAAGAAGATGTTTGTTATATAGATGAAGATGGTGTCGTCTATGAAACTCCGCCTAAGAAAGAAACTCCAGCAACGAAAAAAGAAAAAGAACGACGAGCTAGAAAACGTAAGTATATAGATGAATTATTGCCGTTTTTAAACGAAGTGGATTCGATGTTGTCTGCATTTGAAGAAAACAATGAGTTGATGGCTGATGAAATAATGCATTACGTGATGAAGACTTGTGACGTTCCTGTTTCTAGTAATAAATATTATAAAAGAGTATTAGAAGTTTTAGTAAACAACAAAGAAATTTTTAAAGACTGGTTAATAGAAAATTGGAACGAGAGTAAAGTTTTTGCAATTAAAGAAAAAGATCTTGGTATTGGCGTTGTTCAGTTGCTTTCTTGTTTAGGGTTAAAGGGCAAGCGTTGGATGTCTACTTATTTACGTCGTATTTTTATTTATATGTTGAATTTAAAGATTAAAGATAAATATATTTACAAGAAAAAAACAAATACTTATGATTTTATAGACGAGGACTTTGCTGACAAAACTTTTTTTAGTGCAACTTTATTAAAAAAGCATTGGTGGCTTTTAAGGCGTAGGCGCGTGATTATTCCTACAGCGGCAGAACTGGCTGCGGAATTTGGTGGCGGAAATACTTGGGAATCTATAATGAATTACACTCCTTTTTTAGTAAGCGTTATGGAATTTGATGATGCCATCGAGCTTTTAATCGACGGGCTTGACTTAAGTGATGCAAACGATAAAAATAACAGAAGAAAAGACATTATTAAATTTGCCCGTTTTTGTGCTAGCAATCATTACGGCGGAGATTAGGAGTCAGTCTCGTGCGACGCTCCTTAAAAAAAAGGAGACTTTGTGCGAAGCGATGACGACATAATTAGAGTAGATGTAGTTAAGAGTTTAGCTCATGCCATTTTTCCAGCAGCGGATGGTTCTATAGTTCCTGCATTGTTGGATGAAACAGAGCATCGAGCGTTGCTTCATAATCTTTATCATTCTCCCTCTGAAAAACATGTAAGTTTGGTGTTACCGAGAGTAAGGCGTACTCAGTTTATTGGCGTGTTGCAGAATTTATCACAAGTTCAGGATTGGGAGTTTTTGGATATAGTTTCGATTGTGTATGAAAAAACGGTGCAGAGTAATGCTTCATCGTTTGTGCGCAATTCGGAGCCGGGATTTTTGTTTTATAAAAATGCGTTTCCAAATTTAGATCAGACTAAATGGTTTAACCCTCAATTTTGCAATTGTTCAACTACTTGGCATTTAGCACCTCAACCGGAGGAGGCAATTCGCCATACGTCGTATCAAAAATTTTGTTGGGAATTAATGTTGCTTATGGTGACGTTATCTAAGCCTCTTTATTATGGTCGATTTATTTATGCGCTTCCTATCGATGATAATAATATTTTACAATTCGCTTATTATCATCAAATCCCCTTGCAGTTGTACGCTGATTCTAATGAAAAAGCGGCATCTATTATCGAACAATACAATGAAGTAAAAGCAAATATGAATCCACGAGCAATCGCAGCTAGACGTAAGCGAAAGATAGCTGGAGAGCGTCGTGCAATGGAAAAAGAATATGAAGAAGATGATTGTACAGAAGAAATATCGTTAGGGAAAGAGGAGATTGTTCAGAATGAAACAAATTGTTATTGGAAGTGAAGCAAGACAAAACGCAGTTAATTCATTAGAGTTTATTGCAAAAGCAGTAGGAACGACACTTGGGCCTAAAGGCTTGTCGTTTATTTTAGAGAGGAATAATTCGCTTGATGGGAATCCAAGTGCGGTGATTTCTAAGGATGGTATTTCTGTAATGAAATCTTTTAATTTTACAGATCCTATTCAACATGCAGTACATAATTTTTGCGTACAGGCGTCGAGTCATACTGTTTATAAAGCTGGGGATGGCACGACCAGTACTATTGTTTTAGCCGCAGAAATAGCCAAGGGTATTTTACAAGCAGCACCTGAACGGCCACAAGCGTTTGCACGCGAAATTCAATTACAAGCGAATCGAGCAATTGAGGCGATAGCAATTGAGGCTGACAAATCTCCTGAATTAGCTGAAATGGTTGCGTTGACATCCTCTAATGGCGACGCTGAAATGGTTAATTGGGTAATGCAGGCCGTGAAAGACAATCCTATTTTTGGATCTATTATTATCGAACGTAGCCCATCAGAATCTGAACGATATAGATTAATTAAACAAGACGGATTAACAGGTGGACGCGGTTATAACCAGCATTTACAATTTGCACATTCGTTTTCTGAAAAGCCCGCAGAGAATGCACCTTTCGAGGTAGATAGCCCTTACATCCTTTTGTATGATGGCGATTTAATAAGTCAGACTCAAATCGCTCCTATTCTTAACATCTTAGCAACTCAGCTTGTTTCTCCTTGGAGTTTGGTGATCGTGGCGTATGAAATCGGTCAGGAAGTGGCAAATGCTTTGGCTGAAATTAATTTAAGACAAAAAGCAAATGGTATTAAAATTTGGGCTAGTTCTATTCGGTTAACTGCGGAAGTAAATTCTGGTTGGCATAAGTTACAGGACATTTCCTCGTTTACAGGTGCTCCGATAATTAATCACAGTAATGCAGAAACTATTACTCGTTATTATCTTGGTCAGTGTTCTAAGGTGCAGGTTACTCCAGAGAAAACTATTTTTATGGGTAGAAGTTCAAGTCATTGGATACCTAAACGCGCAATGCAAAACGAAAATGGAATTGAAAACGCTGCAACCGAATTGGACAAGGAAAGAATTCGAGAACGTAACGCTGAATTAGTGTCTGGCCTCGTTAAGCTCGTTGTAGGCGGCGGGCATATGGCAGGTATAGGCGAACGTGCAGACCGTTGTGACGATGCTATTAAGGCAGCTCAAGCGTGTTTACGTAGTGGTGCCCTTCCAGGTTGTGGCGCGGCATTTATACGCGCAGGAGAGTTGGCAAATGTTGGTGCAGAATTAAAAACTGCTTTTGGCTGTATTCATAAACAGATTATGGATAATTTTGGAACAACGCCAATGGAGAAGTTTGCTAAAGATGAAACTGCTGCAATTACTGAAAATGGATCTGTAGTTGTAGGTGATTTTAGGCAGTTGAAAGTTGCAGATTCTTACGATACTATATCGGCTGTAATCAAAAACGCAACGGAATTAGGTATTTTGTTTTCTACTTTAGGTGGGTATTCCTTAACAGGTGACTTACATGAGATAGAGCAATTACAACGTGTAAAAAATCTGATGGGGTGATTTGTGAGTGAAGTGATTATAAGTTCGTGGACTTTGGATGAAATTAATGAGGATTTAGCTGATCGTTTTTCTGATAAGCCGGCAGATTATGTGTCTTGTGAAATGACAGATTTTGTAGGAAAGCATGTAGCACAAACTCGGTTTTTTAAATTATCTCCTAAGAAAACAGTATGCTTGTTGACTTTTAAAAATGGATTTGATGTCATTGGTTATTCTGGCTGTATAAATCCAAAACATTACCGTCGAGATATTGGCAGTAAATATGCATTAAAAACAGCGGTGGACAAAGCGTCGGAATTGATTGCATATCAAGAACAAAACAAATTAGCGGCAGGCAGTGAAGACGTTGCTTATGATACACCAGCATAGGAATATATAGGAATGATTTTTTTACAATTAATATTATTGCAAATCAAACATTTATTGTGTGATTTTTTCTGGCAGAACAGTTACATGTTGGGTAAGTTTAAAAAATACCCTGATTTTATAATGCCTTTATATATGCACTGTTTGGTTCATGCAACTGCTACGGCTCTTTTTTGTTTCATGTTTAATTGGCCTGCTTGGTTTATCTTTTTGGATTTTGGAACTCATTTTATTATTGATCGACTTAAAGCTGCTCCAAACTTAGGTGGGCGGTGGAAGCCAGATCAGTCAGCGTTTTGGAATGCTTTGGGTGTAGATCAGATGGCGCATCATTTAATTGCAATATTGATGGTTTATTTGGGAGCAAAATAAAATGGATACTTTTATAATCAAATCACCGGAAGTAAAAAACACAATTGAATATTTAAATACAGTTACTGCCATACAAGATGCGTTACAAGATTTTGTAGATTCGGCAATAACCAAACAAGGTATGCAAAAAATTAAAACTGCAATTAGTTCTTTATTGATGATGCGATATCCACAGGAAACAGGATTAGAAGTGAATGTAACTCAAGATATAGAAAGTCCTAATAGGGTAAATGTTCATCCTGCAAATTATCGAACAAAACAACTTTTTGACTCTATATTGAAGGAAGCTGTGTAATGGATACGGAATGGATAAAACTAAAAACGATTACTGATGAAGAGACTAATACAAAGTCTATGGATATCGGTGCAGGTAAGATAACGTGGCCAGCAACCGTTTTGCATCATTATAGAGATGTTGATTCCATGTGTAGTCGCATAACATATACAGCAAGAATGGAGCTGGAAATTCCACCGACTGCGATATTGACAGATGCGTTAGATAAGATGATTAGAAACGAGACACTGCTTTTAAAAGTTGGATTTGCGGTATTGCATCCTGAAGATCATTTTTGTAAAAAAACTGGTAGAGAGATTGCAAAAACTAAAATGGAATATTGTCATTTTAAGATATTGTGCATAGATAACAGAAAAGTTAGTTGTTATCGACCCGCAGATTGTGTGGTTTTGTCGCTAGAGGTTTCTGAGATTAATAAGCATTTGCCTCATCGTTTGTTGTTAGAAACTCATATGGAATTGCATTTTTATTCAAGTGGCAAGGTGATTTTGTGTTAAAAAAATGGAAATGCTCTTTTTGTGGGCAACTAATCTTAGCCTTTGAAGATGATATTAAAACCCGTAATTTATCTTCTTTTTGTGTAATAAATCATGGCGATACTTGCACACCTCAGCATGATTGCAATTGGTTCGAACTGCGTACTTACACTCAATCTACTTTGCATGGTGAAGCTGGTTTTATGACAGAGGGTACGGTTTTGGATTCTACAGATAGCATCCATGATTATGAAAAAGTTTGTACTCAAAACGCGGCTGATGCAAGAGAATTGCGTAGCTACCTTGACGCTCGTCGAAACTCGTAATACTCTTGGGCAAATTAAATCCAGAGGAAACATATTGTGAGTAAGTTTTCACCAAAAAATCTTCAAGCAGTTATTATTCGTTTAATTAAAGAACCTTTTTTAATAGAAAAGTTTTATGATAATTTGCATCCTGAAGATTTTGTATTAGGGCAGCAGGATATTCGCAAGCAGGCGTTAGGTCGAATGATTGACGTGTTGTTGACGTATTATAAAGAAAAGTCATTAGATAATTTAAACATCACATCGTTTCAAGCGCGTCTTAATAGTTATGCTGATTCAGAAATCAATGATGAGGCACGCCGTCAGTTTATAGAAATGTTAGCTGATAATGAGTTAATGGAAATTTCAGCGAATGATGGTGTGCTGGAAGTGTTTATGGAAATAATGCAAAGAAATATGACTTTGCGTTGGTTTTCAGATTTCAAGCGTCAATTTTCCAATCATGATATGAAGAACGCTATTACACATGGGCGAGAGTTTTTTGAAAAAGTAGAACAGGTAAAAATTAAAGATGAAGCTGATTTTGATTATCGTGAAGTTGACACTTTATTTGATTCAGAAAAGTTTTCTCCCGAACTTTGTTTAGCTACGGGTTTACCGGAATTAGATACCGCTTTATGTGGAGGTATGGAGCCGTCTACGTTGTCTGTATTTGTAGCGCCTCCAGCGGGTGGAAAAGGCATGAGTTGTTCTCATATAATTCAAAACTGCATTAAACAAAAGAAATATGCGCATGTGACTATTGTAGAAGATCGTAAAAAAACTTTTCTTCCTAGAGTTCTTTCGGGAATTTGCAATATCTCAATAACAAGACTTAAAACTGAATTTAATCAACTTACGCCGGATGAAATGAATAGGTTTAATACAGCTGTGCGTTTGATGCGTACTTATATAAAATTAGATTTTCTTTATGATTCTACGGTTGCTGAAATTCATCAACGCAAATTACAGTGGTTAAAATATTGTAAATTACACAATCTGCCCTTGCCTACGGTAGACATCTTGGATTATTCAGGTCATGTGGCGTGTACTTCTGCTGGCGATAAGACGCATGATAAGTATTTAGCTGCATATGCTACGAGAAAAAATTACGCCCTTAAACATGGGATTATTGGTATTGATTTTGCGCAAGTGAATAGAGATGGTTCTAAAAAAGCTGCGGGTGATGGGATTATTACTATGGATGACTTGGCGAGTGCCTTTGACTTGGCTCGTGTTTGTGATAATATTTTTACCATTAACCGAAACGATGATCATAAAATACAAAACAAAGCGATTATTTATATGGCAAAAGTTAGAGATGCGGGCAAGGTTGCTGGGTTTAAATTCGAGGTTCCAACGGACTTTGATCGTGGACGGTATTGTATGGAAGATGCAATTAATTTAAGCAGAATAAGCAGTTCAATAACAGGGGCAAAGAAATGAAAAAAAGATTAGGTTTTGTAAGTAATAGTTCAAGCAGTTCTTTTATTGTAATTGGCACTGCCCCGTTTCCTGCTAATTTGCCAGAAGAAGTGATTATCGGACAAGAAGGCGAAGTGGAATTTGGTTGGGGTCCGACAAAAATAACGGACTTTCATAGTCGAGTTAATTTTGCATATATACAAACGCATTATGTAGATAAAGAAACAAAAGAAAAATGGTTACAAATGTTACAGGATGCTTTGGAATCAGAAGGAATCAGAATAACAGGTAATGTAATCATTGATTGGTGTGGCAGTGAAACGGCACAAACAAGATGTGGGTATATAGATCATCAATCGAATGCGGGCGAAGGCGAAAATACAGAAATTTTTGATGGAGAGATGTCGTTGAAACAGTTTTTGTTTGCCCCAGATTCTTTTATTCAGCTAGACAATGACAATAACTAGGAGAGTTTAATGTCAAAAAAAAGATTAGGTTTTGTAAGTAATTCTAGTAGTTCTAGTTTTTTATTAGGCTGTACAAAAGAATTTACGAAAGAAGAATTTAAAAAATTTATATTAAACCGTCCTGAGCTTACCGATCGTATTTTAAATAAAATTATTGATCGACTTGTAACTGGTGTTTTTAATGGACGATGCGAAACGATCAAAGAATATGTGGATGATTACGGAGAGATGACTGATTTTGCGCAGCTTTGTATTAACAGAGGGTGTGAACTTATTCGTTGTGTGAACTTCTCTAATGAATATGATGGCATTGATTTTGTATTGTGCGATTCACTAGAAATTAATCACGATGAAGTTGAAATAGTCATCCAGAAAGACGCGAGTTATTAAATGTCAAAAATCCGTTTGGGCTTCGTTTCTAATAGTTCAAGTAGTTCTTTTATTATCAAGAAGCAAGGATTAACTGCTAAACAAATAGAGAGTTTAGTTTGTTTTCAGCACATGATTGTAGATGAAGTTCCTGAAGATTGGGAAGATGCGGATTCTTGGGAAGTCAGGGAGCATGGCGATTATTTATTTTTTGACACCTGCATGGATAATTTTAATTTAGTTGGTTTTTTGCAGGCAAAAGGTTTTATATTACAAGACATTGAGAGGGATTAACATGGACGAGAAATTAGAACTAGAACTTAAAGCAAAATATCCGTTGGTGTTCCACGAAATGTTCAATTCCGATATACGCCGCTCTTGTATGGCAGGAGGTATTGAGTGTGGCACAGGATGGTATGGGATAATTGAGGAAGCTGCTAGTAAACTCGAACCATTAATAGAGCAATGGATAAAAGACAATCCTAAGCCTGTTGACGATGAATGTTGGAGTTTTCCTTGTGCTGCACAGATAAAGCAAAAATTTGCAGAGTTAAGATTTTATTTGAATAGTGGTACAGAGGAAATGCATAGAATTGCTGGTGAAGCAGAAGCAAAATCTCATACAATTTGCGAAGGATGCGGCAAGACAGGTGCTGTTAAAGGTCGTGGTTGGGTTTATATAGCTTGTGAAGAATGTGAGGCAAAATATGAACAAAACAGAAACAAAGCTAACGGATGAAAATGCAACTGTTGTAAATCTTGCAACAGTTGAAGATGCCTTAAAAGCGGCAAAGTTAATGTTAGTTGAAGAAACAAAAAAGAATTTCAGACTAAAAGATACTTTTGCTGAACAATTTGGCAAAGAATTCGATGAAAAAGAAATTGAAGAGGAAATCCATGACAGGCAAAAATCAAATTCCGATGTTGACGGTAGCGCAGTTTAAAGCTTTAGACAAACAAATAATGGCAGCTCTTACAGAGATGGGGCCTGATTTTTCGGTTTGGCTTTATAATATGAAAAAAGCTGATAATTATTTTAAATTAAGATTTGCCGGCGAAGATTGTGATTTTGGTTTTGATCTGGTTTTTCGTAAACATGATGCGAATCCTGATATAGTTTGCCAATCATGTGGGCAAACTCACATTACGGGCACAGTCGAATCAATTAAATAGCCTCTCCTACTTGTAATCCTAAAACAATTCTTTTATTCTTTCTCCAGTAAATAAAGTATATGGAGAAACAACAATGGCGAAAATTCTTGCTATCGGTGATTTGCATTTTAAACCGTCGAATCTTGTTGAGGGAAGAGAACTTGTTCATAAAATACTTCAAAAAGTAAAAGAGATACCAGATATTGATGCCATAGTTTTGTTAGGTGATTTGTTAGATAATCATGCGACTATTCATTCTCAGGCATTTAATTTGGTTTATGATTTGTTGAAAAACTTATTAGCATATAAAGTTTTTGTTTTAGTAGGCAATCATGATTATATTAATAATTCTCAGTTTTTAACCACTCAACACCCCTTTAATGTTTTTAAAGGGTGGGGTGAAAACATTGTCATTGTGGACGACTATACGACGTGGATTAAGGACGATCAGAAGTTTGTGTTTTTACCTTATGTGCCTACCGGAAGATTTCAAGAAGCATTAAAGACTAAAGAGCCGTTAGAGTTAAGCAAAATAGAATGTATTTTTGCTCATCAAGAATTTAAGGGTGCTATTTTTGGAGACAAGGGTGATGAATGGGATTATGAAACTCAAGTTATTTCTGGGCATATTCACACTCAAACGAATTTAAGACAACTTAACTGTGAAGGCATGGGCGCTGTGTTTTACGTAGGTAGCCCCGTGCAACATTGCTTTGCAGAAACTCCAGATAAATCTATATTGCTAATCGACACTTTAAATAAACCAAACTGGACATTTCACAAATTAGATATGCCTCAAAAACACACAATAGAAATTAAATTAGAAGATATAGACACTTTGGTTTTACCGGAGCGAGCGACTATTCGATTGAGAATTAAGTGTAGTTGTTCAAGTTGGGCGGTGTTTAAAAAGTCGAAAAAATATAAAGAACTAATAGACGCGAAAGTTAAAGTACAACCATTAGCGATTGACGATGAAGCGCAGCTAAAGAAAATGGCGAAAAAGAGAACTACTTATATAGAATCTTTGAAAGTATATGCTGACAAGTCTGGTGGATATGTACAAGAAGCGTTTTTGCAAATCATGGGGGAGATGGCAGCGTGAAAATATATCATGGCGACTGCTTAGTAGAAATGGATAAAATAGCAGACCACAGTGTAGATATGATTTTATGTGACTTACCCTATGGTTCTACTGCCTGCAAGTGGGATGTTTGTATTCCTTTTGAGCCATTGTGGCAGCAATATTGGCGAGTATTAAAGCCTAATGGCGCTGTTGTTTTGTTTGGTAGTCAGCCTTTTACCACTAAACTCATTACTTCCCAATTAGAAAACTTTAAACTTGAAATTATATGGGAAAAATCAAGAGCCGCAAATCTAATGTTAGCAAAAAAACAAATACTAAAAGTGCATGAAAACATCATCGTATTTTATAAAAAACCTCCTACTTATAATCCAAATAAATGGTTAATTTCAGAGAGATTTATTGATAGAAGAAAGAAATTGATTCAAGAAAACAAAAAGAAAATTGGAGTAACTGGCATTGATAAAAAAGATGATTTGTTTATTCGGCCAATAGATAACGGAGAGCGCTATCCAATGTCGGTTTTATCATGTGCCACAGAAGGCAATGCAGTACACCCCACCCAAAAGCCCGTCGCATTACTCGAATATCTAATCAAAACGTACACGAACGAAAACGAAACTGTACTCGATAACTGCATGGGTTCGGGCAGTACGGGAGTAGCTTGCGTCAACACTAATCGCAATTTCATTGGCATTGAGAAGGATGATAAATATTTTGAGATAGCCAAAAACAGAATAGGAATAATATGAATTTTTTAACTAGATTTTTTCATACACACTCTTGGAAACATAACACCATTATTAAAAAAGAATGGTATGGGTGTATAGAAATAACGAGCAGGAAGTGTACGGTATGCAGCGAACAAGATGAGTATACGCCTTGCTGGAGTCAACAGTTGCATTGTAAATATTGTGATAAGGATGGCGTTGAAAATAAGTGCAGATATTATCAACAATGTTACGAAGAAGATAAAATCCCTTTGCCGGATTCCGGTAATTATGTTGTTTCTGCTATAGAAAGATTGTTTCGTGCTTTTTCAAAACTTCAAAAAGTCATGATGGAAAATCCATTGCCAGTAAAAGGGGAGACTAGTGAAAATAACATGTAAGAATTTTAAGCAGCATGAAGACAGGGAATTTCTATTTCCAGATAAGGGTTTAGTTTTATTAAATGGAGGATCGGGGCGTGGCAAATCAACTATATTCAAAGCCATCTTAGAAGCCTTATATGATTCCGTAAAAAAACCATACACATTTGGCACTAAAGTTTGCAGTGTTGATTTAGAGTTGGGCGATCTTAAAATCATGCGTCAAAAAGGGCCTAATCGTTTAATCGTTAACGGCCAAGAAGATGCAGCGGCGCAAGATATTATTCATAAGATAATGGGCATGAACGAAGCTGAATTTATGGCGAGTTCGTATATTCAACAGAAAATGCAATCTAGTTTGCTTACATTGTCGCCAGCAGATCAACTATCGTTTATTGAAAAACTTGCTTTTGGTGAAAACAGTCCAGAGAAATTTAAAGTAAAAATTAACGATTTGGTGTTGGCTAGAAAAAAAGACGTTGAGGGCATATCAAAAAAAACAACAATGTTGGATGAAATGATCTTGCCACAAGAGGCTTTAATCGCAAAATTAGAATCGCAGCTAGTTGAAACTGAAGAAATTTCACAGGATATAATCAAGGACACTCGTGAGCGATATTCTAATTTTAAACAGCGTAAAGAAACGGCTTTGGACGTATTGCGAGCTTTGACGAACGAAAAAAACAATGCTGGTTATGCTGTTTTGGATAATTTAGAAAAAGCGCAAAAACACGTTGAGAGTTTACAGTCTTCGGAAGCAGAGCGTTTGGCGGCATTGGATGTAGAAGTTGAAAAACTTGGTATTTCTTGGAAGGAAATGTCTAGGACTTCTGCGGTAGAGATATTAGAACAGTGGCGTGAATACCCTCGTTATTGCAAGGTTATTAATGAACTTGAACGCCATATAATTAGACTGGCTGAATACAATGCTCAAAATGATTTAGCGAAGGCAGATATCGAAACAGAATTAAACGCATTGCCTAAAACCGAGTTATCCGAATTAAAAGTTTTATTAAAAAAAATAACAGAAATTAATGAATGGTTGAATAAAAAAGAAGAATTATTAGCAATTAGTAATCCAATATCGGAGAAATATCTTTTAGCTTGGCGTCCGATGGATTTAAAAGGTGTAAAGAAGTTTGAGGCTATTAAAGCTGAAATAGAAATCGTTATTGAAAAAACGATATTAGCAGTACGAGTATTAGAAATCGAAAATGCGAACGTACAAGAAAAGTTATCTTTGCTAACCCAGTCGGAAAAGCAATTAATTTGTCCACAATGTCAATCAGCGCTGTCGTTAATAGAGGGTAAATTAAAAGTTGAAATTGCTACACGAGACAATGAGAATGAAAAACGAGAGTTGCAGCAGGCAATAAAAGATATTACTACTCGTATATCTGGCGCTAAGGATGACTTGCTAGAGAAGCGTATTGATTTAAATACGGTGAATCAGGTGATTAAAGATGTTTCTAAGTTTCCGGCCAAGCCAAATGAGTTGCCTGCGATTAAAGGACAAACCGCACCAATAGAAGAAGAAATTGCAGCACAAACGGCAATTGAACAACAACGCAGCAATTTATTAAACAAACTTGAGTTAATCAATAAAGAGCAGCTATCTAAACGAATTGAAGAAGAAATTGAGCTTAAGTTTAAAGAACAACAATCATTTTTAAAGACGTGGCCAAATTTTGAAAATGGGATTGGGTTTTCGAAGGATGTTGCAGAACAAAAAGCAGAAGTCAAGAGACTAGAAGAATATTTGGTTGTTAATGATGACAAGGATACTCAGCGGCGTAATTTGAATTTGCAAAAAGTAAACGAATCAGCTCTTTTGAATAATGCAAAACAGGCGTTGTGTGATCTTGAAAGTAAAGCTAACAGCGTTCGTTCTGCTTTGCGGCATAAGCATTTAATTGATGCAGAGATATCTTCTAATGAAACTGAAATAACCAATGCTGTTGCTAAGATGGCTGAATTAACTCCTGTTATAGAAAAATTAGATTTAATCGCTAAACAGAAGCAACTGAATAGAGATATTGATTTTAAAATTGAATCAGCAAAATCTAACTTACAAAATTTAATTGATCAAAAAAATCTTGTATTGTCGGAGACAAAAATAGCTGAGGATAAATTAGAAGGCACTATTAGGCTTAAACAGTTTTCAGAAGCCGCGCAAATGGAGTCTATTGCGTCTGTCGTTGAATCTATTAATATTGCGGCCAAAGACTTTTTAGATTTATTATTTCCAGATAATCCCATCATTGTGTCGCTCTTGCCGTTTAAACAGACAAAAGATGCTGGTGTTAGAGCTAAGTTTTCTACAGTAATTAAATATAAAGGTTGCGAATATAGCGATATTGATGAAATCTCTGGTGGAGAATACGATCGTATTGTATTGGCGTATCAGTTGGCGTTGAATCAAATATATCAATCTCCTATTTTGCTTCTGGATGAGGCATTTACGGCAGTGGAAGAGGAATTATTTTTATTAGCTATGGATGCTCTTAAGATCATTGCTGAGAACAAACTGATTGTGGTAGTGTCTCACGGGGCGATTCAGGGTTTGTTTGATGAGGTTATAGAGGTGTAATGTTTTTAGACGGACTAGGAGGATAGAATGACGCATCCGTTAATTTGTACGATGGTAATAGAACGACTTCAGGATAGTGATCGTTTCTTAAGCGCCTTGTATGATGGCACTAAAGATCAGACTTTTGACACTGCAAGGCATTTTGTGAGAATGGCGATTGATGAATTAGAAAGAGCGAAAGATAAAACTAAAGACGCAGTTCGTAAGTAGGTTTTCCGTTTGTATAAAACCCTCTAATGTCTAATTGGGAGCCGTCTTTAAATTGAACTAAAACATATTTAGCGGCACATGTTTTCGAGTATTCTAATCCATCGGTACTGTTTTTCTTACAGCTTCCGCCATCCCCTGAAAAAGAAATCCAATCAATTTGAGAAACATCTTTATTAACGAGTTGTTGTAGTTCCATATGCATTTCTCCTTGTTAAAAGTGCTGTTCGCAATCTTGATAAAGGTGAACTCTTCATTACAGATACCAAGTTTTCATAGTCGATATTTGGGTTAAAAGTCGCCCCGTCGCTTTTCATAATTGGTTCTTTTGGAGCATTTGGCAAGTCATAATTTGTGTTCATAAAGGTGTATGTTTTATGGCCTTTACTTGGCAATCCAGAATAAGCAGCAGGTTTTTGGTCAGCCGGTATCGAAGGATCGGTCAAAGGATCTTTTTGATATACGGTGTGGCCTTCTCCTTGGAAAGCTTTGCCTTGGTGTTGTCCATTTACAAAAGCGACTTGATGTTTTCCTGAATCGCTTAGAAAAACTGATTCTTGTCCGGCGGCTCGTCCTAATTCTTGTATATGCGAAAAATCTTTAGGCTCGTGAACTAAAAAGCTATGTTCGCGTGCATTGGGATTATATTGATAGCGCCCTTGAACGTGGAAAAAGCCGCCAATTTTTCCTTCTGCTTGGAGCTGTTGCAATTTACTTTGCATCTGTTCTCTAGTCATGGTGCCTGAATCTGGGTAAGCTGGTTCATCTGCGGTCAGTACTGCGAATCTGCCCTTTTTGTTGGCAATTCGATTTAGAATGTCGTTTGGACTCGATTTTTTTAGTAGCTCGCAAATCTCATCTAGGTTGTTATTAAGTGTTTCGTAGTTCATTTCTTTGTCCTTTTAAAAAGAGTATCTTCTCTTACCTTTAATATCGGCACATTTCAAGAAAACTTAAGCGGCTTCTTGCAACTTTTTTGGTTAGCCAATATGTTAATACCACAATCCAGTTTAACAGGGGATAGAGATATGACAAAATTTAAACCATTGGCGTGTGGCTTTCATGCGCATAGCCATTTTTCTTTAGACGGCGGTTCAACTGTAAAGAAGTTGGTAGACAGGGCAAAAGAGCTTGGTAGAACAGCAATGAACCTAACTGATCATGGAAATATGAATGGGTTGGCTGATTTACATATGTTGTGCGATAAGGCAAAGATAAAACCTATTCATGGCATTGAGCTTTATGTAATTAATGATCAATGGTTTCCGGCTAAAGAGAGCGGTAAGCCTGTTTTTAAACATCTTACGGTTCATTTTGTTAATCAGCGGGCATATGAGTGGTTTTGTAAAAAATCGGTGGATATGGAGCAACGAGCTGTAACTATATTTGGCGAACGTAAACAAATTCTATATTGGCATGAGCTGTTGGAAATCTCTGATCATATAGTCTTGGGTTCGGGGTGCTTAGGTTCTTTTGTTATGGCTGCTGTTCGAGAATTAAAGAATATCGATTTGGCTGAGAGAATTTATTGTGAAATACGTAGTGCTGTTCCTAAAGGTAGATTTTTTGCAGAGATATTCCCACACAAATTAACTGAGAGTTGGCAACGCCCAGAGTATATAAAAAACACTCGCACTTTGATTAACCCAGGGTATTACAAACAAAACGATCCTGATCCCGAATGTGGCCACGCTCCATTAGATGCGATGCGTAAACCAAATGAATTTATCCTACACATGGCGACTAAATATAAAGATCCGATTGTTATTTCTGAAGATTGTGTTAAGAAAAACACTTTGATTAAGACTACTCGTGGCACTATTTTTATTCAGCATGTACTTCCGGGTGATTATGTTTTAACTCATAAAAGTAGATTTAGAAAAGTTTTGGCAACTAAAGGCGTATTAACTAATAAGCGTAAATTGGAGTTTGTTTTTAAAGGGTTTGAGCCTTTAGTGGTAACAGAGGATCATAAAATTTGGGTAAGAAAAGCGACGGCAAGTAGTTCGTTTCAAAGAACAGAAGAACCAAAATGGATTGAAGCTAAAGATTTAACTCCTCGTGATTATTGTTTGATTCCTAATTCTCCACAATTCACTCCTGACGGTAAAGTGTGTGATTTATGGTCGAATACTAAATTTTTAAGATCTCTTACGGAAGACGAACAGGGTAATTGGCTGAAAATTACTGCGATAGAGGAAATCAAAACAGATGAGCCATTTTATGATTTGTATGTTGATGAGGACAATTCTTTTGCTACTGAGCATATTGTTGTACATAATTGTCATATTGCTACTGCTGATGAATGGAGTACTCAGAACATTAAAATGGGTAGAGGGGCAGATGCTTGGCGCTTTAGTGTTCCATATGCGATGAACGAAACAGAGTATTGGGCTGATCATTTAAGGTTGCAATTAGGTGACGCTGTTATTACGGATCGGTTTATAGATGAAGTTGTAAGTAACTCTTACCAGTTCGTGGATTTATTTAATGATTATAAATTTACCACATCGAAAGACAAATGGATTTTGCCAACTACGGAAATAGTTTTTGGTAACACTTATGGCGAGAAAACTAATAAAGAAATCTTAAAGAAATTAATTATTGAATACGGTCGATTGCCGTCAAAATCTGATCCGATGTTTAAAACCTATATTGACAGGCTTGCTTATGAAGTGTCTGTTCTTTCTGATAACAAGAAAATAGATTTATTGCCATATTTCTTTGTTTTGGCTGACTTAACTAAATGGGCAAAAGAAAATAATAGGATTTGTCAGGCTCGTGGTAGTGCTGGAGGGAGTTTAGTTACTTATTTGTTAGGCATCAGTGTTACAGATCCTATTAAATGGGATTTGCAATTTGAAAGATTTTTGACGCTTGGAAGAATTTTGGCTGGAACTTTACCGGATATTGATGAAGATTTTGACGTTAAAGATATAATTATTCAATATTTAAAAGAAAAATATAAAGATAAAATGGCCAAAGTTAGTATTAATGTTCTTATGAAAATAAAAAGTGCCATTAGGGATGTTGAGAGAGTAGAACGGGGCGAAGTGTCTCAATCTACAGAACAGATGTGCAGAAAAATGCCGGATCTGCCACAAGGAATTGATGCTGAAAGTTGGTTAAATGGATATGAAGATAAAGAAACTGGAGCGTGGGTTAGTGGATATATAGAAGAAAAAACACCAGAAGCAGAACAACTTCGGCAATATATTACAAATGAACCAAAATTATGGAAAGAGGTTTTGAAATGTTTGGGTATTGTACGACAAAAGGGATCTCATGCTTGTGGTTTGTTAATAGCCGATGATGCAATTACAAAATATACACCAATAACAATAATTGGAGATGAATTAGTAACAGGTTATTGTCCGAAAGGGTGTGAATATAAGGGGCTGGTTAAGTTTGATATTTTAGGAGTTAAAACGCTAGATGCATGTAGGGTAACTCTTAATAGTATTTTAGAGCACACAGGCGAGAGGTTGGTTTGGAAAGAATTTGATCACGATCCGGACGTGTATGAACACATCATTGGAAATCGGTTATTGTGTGGCATTTTCCAAGTAGGAACCGATACCATGCGCCCTTTTGTGTATGCCTTAAACCCTAAAAATACCTTTGAGCTTTCCAATGTGATTGCTTTAGTTCGCCCCGGTACTTTAGATGCGCCCGTTAAGATATCAGAAAAAGAAACGATCACTGCTGCCGATTTCTTTGTACAATGCCAGCAAAAAAAACGTAGTCCTAATTTTATTCATCCAGATTTAATTCCAATATTAAAAGATACCCATGGTATTAACCTCTTTCAAGAACAAACATTAAGAATTTTTAGAGATTTAGGCGAAATGTCATATGAACAAGCAGAAATGGCTAGACGTGCAATTGGTAAAAAAGATAAAGAATTACTTGTTCAAGAAATAGGCAAACTAAAACAAGCATTAACTGAAAAAGGTACTTGGTCAGAAGCTCAAATAGAAGAATTAAGTGAAGTTATCATTGCCAGTTCTAAGTATTCCTTTAATAAATCTCACAGTGCTGCATATGCAGTCGTTGCTTATAATGGAATGTGGTTAAAATATCACTATCCAATTCATTTCTATCGAGGACTTTTATCAATTAATAACGATGATCATGATGAAATTAAATTAATCATCCGTGAAGCTGGCGATATTATTTTACCTCCCGATGTTCAACATTCACATGCAAACGAATGGACAATCGAGGGGGATAAATTACGTGCTCCATTGTCGTTGATAAAAGGCGTGGGTGGCATTGGCGCAGCTGACTTAAAACAGTTTATCGATCACGGTACGATAAATCTAAACGCTAAAGAAATAAAAATTAAAAATGTATTAAAGCCAAGAAAGAAAAAAGGGGAACAAGATGCTGTGGAATGAATTTCTTGACAATATAAAAAACCTCAAAGCTAATTTTGCAGCAGGACAATTACGCCTCGATTTCGGTACTCTTTCTAAATTATTATACGCTGGCGCATTTGCTTCTATGTTTGGTAAGGATTTAAACTTTGAAGAAACCCAAATAGCGATAGATGAATTAAGAACTGCGCTGGGAAGTAAAGCTGAATTAAGTGAAGCAAAGAAGACGGAATTGTTTGGCACGCAGGACATTGACTCGCAGATACGTCTTTTGTTATGGAGAAATCAAGTACTGCCAACAACTAGATTTCAACTAGCAAGTTATTTTAAAAATGCCATTACACAATTTGGTTTACGCGAAACAAGTAACGAATTGATGCCTTTTGGAAATAATTCAATAGATTTGTGGACATCATGGAATATTCTTTTATCAGATCCAAAATACTTTCGATTCTACCAACAAAAACCGGCACCTAAGAATCCCGCCTTTGTTGGCATGATAGAAGAGGTATCTACGTTTAACTATAAAGAAGGTAAAAACGAAGCGTTGAGATTTAAGTTATTTAACGGCACTGATTGCATTCCCTCTATTGTTGTTTGGGCAGAGCGTGATGGTAAAGTTCATCCTGTATTAAAGAAGGCACTTGTCAAAAAAGCTTATGGGCTGGCAATTTTACGTTTGCAGGAGTATCGTGGAGAAACAACTTGTCAACTTATTGAGTGGAACACTATACGATCATGAGCGTCAAAAGAGCAAAGAAAAAAGATCCGAAGGCTAAGAAAAAAGAATTTACTTTACAGCCTGCTATTTTAGGAGCACTTAGACGTTTGTTTAGGCGCTGGCCACCTTATATTACCATCAAAAATGAGAATAAAAAAGAATATTTTGTTAAGAGTAAAAAAGGCAAACCAATGCGTCGGGTTGGTTATATTTGTAATATTTGCGGTAAACTCACTCCAAATAAAGATTGTGCAGTTGATCATAAAATTCCTTGTGTATGCCCGAATGAAGGATTTGTTAATCTCGATAAATACGCTGAAAGGTTGTTCTGCGAGAAGGGTAACTTGCAAATTTTATGCAAAAAATGCCACGATATAAAAAGCAAAGAAGAAAACAAACAGCGTCGAATATCAAGAGAGAAAAAGAAACCTCGTACAGAAAAAGAAACTGTAGAGTATGTTAAAAAGATGAGAAAAGCGCTACCTAAAGAAGCTTTGGCTGAACCTAAAAAAGCACCTCCAACAAAAAGGAAGAAGAAATGACGACTTATTACGACAGAGAATATCCAGTATCGAAATGGATTATTGCAACAGGGCTAACAAAGAAACAACAGGAAATGTTAGTATCGGCTGCGAGTAAGAACAATGCACTTGTGGTGCCTTGGCCTGCTTTAGAGATGCCTGCTGAATTAACATCCTTAGCAAAAAATGGTTATGACGAGCAGGTTAATCAAGCTAAGCCGTTTTTCTTGGATATGGTATTAGCGTTACGAGCAATGGTTAATATTACAAGAAGGAACAATCCATTTGCACAGATTTCGAACAAACCTCCTTATCATCATGTTTGTAAAAACCGAATCGAAACTGATGAATGTGTTGTGCGTTTGGCAAATGAGATATTAGCTGCTAACGATCCTATTACGTTAAGTCAGGTGTTTAATACAGCTGATACTTGTCATTTAACTTACGTGTCTATTGATGGCGACAAGAAAACGATACAAAAAATGGCAAAAGAAATTGTTACATTGGGAAACAGCGATGAATTTGATATTAATTTGAAGGACTTGTTGCCAAAAGACGCACTAGCCGCTATCACTAATCTATTTTAAAAAACACACCCCACCAGCTTGACTCCAATTTTCATAACAGCTACTTTAGTTAAATCAAATACTGATCGAATATGTTTGTTTTAACCAAGGAGACACTGTTATGGATAATACCGTAGTTCCAATGACTTTAGGCGAGATGAATTTTGAAGGCGATGTGGATTGTACGCAAGGCCGTGTAGGTAATGGCTTGGGTGGTAATTTTACTAAACTTATTTATGTTCCCAAAGCAGGTGCAGCTCCATTAGTTGGCAAAATATTAGCTGACTTTAGAGCAGGCAACAGAGCAAATTTCCCAATTGAATATCATGAATTTTCGGTTGGCGCAGCAATGACTGATATTCGCTTCTTTATGTCTCCCAAGTGTTTTGGACAAGAAGACTTGCTAACTAATCTTTTTTGGAAAGCCATTAAAGATCGTAAAAAAGTTTTTGATGATTTAATCACAAAATACGGTAACAAAGAAGCGGCAAAAACAGCTGCTAAAGAGCATAAAGAATATTTGGATTTAGACTTGACCGTAAAAATGACTCGCGCTAAAAAAGGCGTCTTGATGTATTGGGTTGGCAAGGGCGAAAGTAAAGTTCAAACGCTGATGGTTAAAGAGCCAATGGCAGATGTTTTATTTGGTGCAGCTGCTAAAAAAGACTTTACAGGTAGAGATGTTCCACCAATTCCAGGACTAGTAAAAGAAATGAGAGAAATGGGGTTATCTCCATTTAATCTTAACGACGCTTGTGGATGGGTGAAATTATTTAAAACTGGCTCTGGCCCAACTACACAATTCCATGCTGAACTAGAACAAATGAAACGTGAAGAAGTTTTAGCAGGCGGCAAGCGTAGGTTCTTTTCTGAGCCAACTGAAGCTGCTGTAGATATGGCAGTCTTAAAAGTTGATGCTAATACCATTCCTGAATTTACTAAAACATGTAAAGAGCTTTCGTGGTCTGCTGAAGAAATGACTGCTTATATCGAGTCTCATTTTACAATCATGCCTGAGCGTTATTATAGAAGAGCAGGAGGAGCAGCGCCTCGTCCTCAATATACCGCCGAACCAGCAAGCCATGGACAGGAAGTAACCAACGCTGTTGACGCTGCATATGAAGTTGGTACGGCAGCTACTGAAGACGATATCGAATTTTAGTCTAAGGAAAAACAATGGTCGATTGCCTTGTCTGTCATAAAGAAGTTATTCATGTCCATGAAGCTGACATATGGCAGTTTGGCGAGTTTTGTTCAGAAGAGTGTTACCAACAATCTAATGAATATAAATACCTTGATCGAACAATGGACGACTTCTTAGAGAAATTAAGTCCATTGCAAATTTCTTATTTAGATCTATTTATTGCATACGATGATTATAACTTTCGTCAGTTTTTAAATAAGGTGCATTTGAAATGCGTATAGAAGAAATGAACTTTGAACCGGCTCCAGAAGCTTCAAACATACTTTTATCTGAAATGGATTTACAAAGTATGTATGAGCAAACTTTGGTGCGAGTTAAGGATATTTTTGAACATGGAGGAGCAGAAGCTGAGTTTGCTATAGGCGCTTTGGCTCCTTATCTTAACGCTAGTGAAGAATTATCATCTTGCACACCAATACAGGCTCAGATTATTTATTCGCGTATCAGCAAGGGGTATTCCGTTGTGGCGAGTCTTTATGGGAAGGCTCAATTTGATCGCAACGTGGCAATCGCTAATTTTAAATCCATTCGGGGCGTTTATTACTTAGAAGAGTTTGGAAAATACGTAGCTGAGCAAAAAGCTAACGGTTTAAACATTAAAGATACAGATGCGAGTCGCGAGCATTATTTAAACACCCAAGAAGCGGTCACACAAGCAAAAATGAAAGTAGATTTCTACGATGCTTTGGTTGCGACTATAGAAGGTTGGAAGTCGAAACTGTATTCCGATATGGGCAATGCAAAAAACTTGGTTTACGCCAAGAGATATAGTGATGATTTATCAACGAGGGCAAATTAATGTCGTTAATATTTGAACAGAAGTCGCAATTCGCTGAAGGATTGCAGGAAATTAAATTGTATAAAGAAAAAGATATTTATCGGATTTTTGTGCGTAATGAATGCGGCCACCAATCTGATATTTATTTAAATAAAGAGGATTTTTTGTTATTTGCGCAGAACATTGAAAGGCAAATAAGAAAATAAGTTGACTCTGCTTATGGAACAATCAGATAGAACAGGACTAATGTATATGATTAAACGTTTTAGAAGTGAAAATTATAATCAAGATTTTAATGACGAAACTGGCTATCACGAATATTGGGGCAGTACTAAAGAGATTAATCCTAGTTGGTGTGAACATGGACCAAGCATTCTTGATATAGAAATAAGTAGCGGATACTGTAAGGCTAGCTGTAAATTTTGCTATAAGTCTAACGGTAACATGCACAACTCGGTAGATAATATGTCATTAGAGTTGTTTAAATCGATATTAGATAAAACAAATAAAGAGATACTTACTCAAATTGCGTTTGGACTTTGTGATATAGATTCTAATCCTGATATGTGGCGTATTTTTGAATATTGCCGCAGTGAAGGTATTGTGCCGAATTATACCTGTAATGGATTAGGTATTACAGAGGAAATCGCACAAAAAACAAAACAATACTGTGGTGCCGTAGCGGTTTCAATTGTTAATAAAGAACAAAGCTTTAATGCAATAAAGATGTTTACTGATGCAGGTATGACTCAGTGCAATATTCATTTTATGCTCAGCCAAGAGACAATGCCACAAGCGTTTGAAATTATGGATGCTATGGTTACAGATCCGCGTCTTGCAAACATGAATGCTATCGTTTTCTTGCAATACAAGCCTAAAGGAAATGGTATTGGTCATTTTAGTCCGGTAGCTGATGTAGAAAGCTATCAACAAATAGTGGATTATGCCAGAGCCAGAAAAATAAGCATTGGGTTTGATTCTTGCAGTGCTCCTTTGTATTTAAAAACATTATTGCAATATTATCCGAAGCAATACGCCGAACAATCTCCTTATGTTGATCCTTGCGAAAGCGGGTGTTTTAGTTTTTATTGTAATTATAAAGGCGAATTCTTTCCCTGTTCGTTTGCTGAGGGAGAAGGTGAGTGGCAAGAAGGGTTGAATATAGCTAATTATGACCAATTAGTGGACTTATGGAAAGATCCAAAAATAGAAAAATGGCGACAAAATTTAATTAAATCTTCGGCTGGTTGTAAGTGTGCGGCAAAAAAAGATTGTAGAAATTGTATGTTGTTTCCAGAAATAACGGGATGTAAAAAATGAAAAAAAGATTGGGATTTGTAAGTAATTCCTCCTCAAGTTCTTTCGTCTGTAATGTTTGTAGCAATAGTGAAGTTGGCTATGATGAATCGCCTGAAGGGTGGGTAAGTTGTGTGAATGGCCATACTCTTTGCGATGGTTGTGTAGATGGAAATCCTGATACCGATGATTGTGGAGAAGTAGCTGAAAAAGATTGCTCTATATGTCAATTTGTTGAAATTGAGTATGGTGACATGGCTAGATATTTAGAAGAAATCTATAAAATTTCTAGGGATGAGGTTTTTGCAGAGATTAAGAAAATAAACAAGAGAAGAAAGAAGCTGTACGACACTGAATATGTTGAATATGTTTGTAGGCAACACTCACTGGTTGTGCAAAACGTATTGGCCGAAATAAAAGGAAAATTTAGTAGCTATGGTGATTATCGTGATTATTTAAGGAGTCGAAAAGATGTCTAAGATTCGCAATGGCTTTGTAAGTAATAGCAGTAGTAGTTCTTTTATTTGTGTGGTTTGTGGTGAAGAAGCATCTGGATGGGATTTAAGCTTATCAGATGCTGAAATGGTTGAATGTAAAAATGGACATGTGTTTTGCGATTCTCATATAATTCAACAAGAAAAAGAACCAAGCACGACTAACGCAATAGATGACGACGAAGAAAACAGTGACGACGATGATGAAGATTTTGATGATTACGAAGTTGAAATAGAGAGATGTCCGATTTGTCAATTTCAATCGTTGGCTACAGAAGACGCCGTACAGTATTTATTAAAAAAATTAAATCTTACGGAAAAATTGTGTTTATCTCAAATTAAACAAGAATTTAGTAATTATGAAAAATTTACTAAGTATTTGGGGGAAAAATGAAAAAAAGAGTGGGATTTGTAAGTAATTCTAGCAGCAGTTCTTTTATTATTTGCGGTCAACGTTTATCTAAATTACCAGCAGAATATGTTGATACTTTATACGCTGAAGGTGATCATGCTAGTGATGGCAGGGATTTTTTTAAACTAACTACAGCTATGTTTGCGACATTGCAAAAAAACGAAATAATGAAAGAGAATTTAGAATATTACGATGTCAAACAAATATTTAGTGATAGGGTATTGAACACAAATGATCTTCCAAAGGATTGTTTGATTTCGACTAAAGAAATTGACTATCACATTACTTCTACTCTTGATGATCTGATCGAACGGTACGGTAGGTAATATTATGTGGCCGCAATGGATTTTGTCAATTTGGTTGATTCTATCTTTTCTGGTAGCAATTAGAAAAACTGACGATGATGGGAAATTTTTTGGATTTCTTTTTTCACTCGTTGCAGTATTTGCGTTATTGTTTTTTGGCGGCTTCTACGGATAAAATATTCCCTCCAGCTTGCTTTTGTTTGTTGAACCCTTTATCCTGCTTTTATAAATCAAAAACAGGAGAACTCTATGGGTGACGTACCGGCATTTTTTAGTAAATTACAAAAAGATTGTGGAGCAGTGATTGCAGCTGTGGCGGCTAAACAAAAAGTACAGACTACTTTATATGCAGGCGATCCTTATTTACATTGGGTTACAGGCGGTTGGTCGCTAGGTAAAGTTAACATTTTGTATGGGCCAAGTGGTTCGGGCAAGAGTACGGTAGCTCTTAATGCAATTGGCAGAAACCAACAAAGAAAACCTGATTCTTGGGTTTTAATTATTGACTCTGAAATGTATTTCCATGATCGCCCTGATCGAGTGCAACGATTAAACACGGCTTTTGGTATCGACTTAGATCGTTGTTTGATTATTTCGTCTAAACAAATTAATGTAGCATTTGGTAATATTTTTGATTTTATTGATTCGGTGAAGAATAAAGAATTTGAACTGGCGGGTGTGTTAATTGATAGCTGGAAAGGTTTTGAAAATAAAGCAGCTGTTAAAAAAATTATTGCAGGAAAAATTGATGAGGCCGGAGATTCAACTAGAGGCAACGCTAAATCTATGAACCCAATTTTAGATCAACTTGTTATTCTAGCGTCGTTGGCTCATGCAGTTTTTATGGTTACTCAACACGTAAGTCAAAATCAAGGCGAATATGGTCCTGAATATTTATTACCGGGCGGAGAGAACTTACGACACCAAGCGGATGCAATTATTTATTTACAATCGATGAATGGCAGTGACGCTAAAATGGCAGACGGTGATGTGATTATTGAAAAAAGCGATAAGGTTACTGAAAAAATAGGCAAAATAACACGCTTTAGGGCAGAAAAAACAAGAAATACAGTAGAAGGTAAAGTTTGTGAAGTTTGGTTTAATTTTAAAGAAGGTCGATTTGCTCATCCAGAAATGTCTTTATTTGATCTTGCTGTAAAGCTTGGTGTAATTGGACATCCTTTAAATGAAAAAGGAAAAGAAGTTGTTGCTCACTGGGTTTTTGAGGATGTAAAAATCGTGGGTAAAGACAATATGATTGAAGAACTTAAAACCAATTCTGCTTTATCCAATCGTGTTCAAGCTGCGTGTTTTCCTAATGGCAATCCAGATAAAAAAGCTGAAGTTGTCGTAGAAGCCGTGGAAGAAATTTTAGAAAAACCAAAGAAAAAAGGGAAATAATATGAGTTGGAGTGTAGAAATTACGCACGAGACTTTGCCCGATCCTGATGAACCAATAGTATCTTTTTGTAGCTGTATGGGCAGTATTTTAAGAATTATTTATGATGAATTTCGTATTAGCCCGACAGAATGGACAAAGGAAAATGCTATTACTAGTCTTAAGTGGCTTATTAATAATATAGATTCAGGCGCTGCTGAGCGATTTGATGATAAGTGGTGTGTAGCGGCTGATATGCAATGGAGTAAGGGTAAAGAAAGTCATGCAGATTACGATACGTTGTCTGGCTTTATACCCGATACGTATGAAGAATGGACGGGCAAAAACAAACGAGCAAATATGAGGCAAACGGCAATTCGGTTTTTGCTGTATTATATTGCTGGTTATAACGTTAAGTTTGAATGGTGAGGAATATGAATATCAATTGGCACGGATTGGTTTTAGACGGTAAATCCATAGAAGATGATGCATTGCCAGAATTAGAACAAATGAAAAAATTAATACCAGAATGCTTACATGATGATTTTGAGAGATACAAAGCAAGGTTTGAATGTACTCTTTCTGAGTGTGTTTATAAAGGAGAACGCTAACATGATTAATGATTTTTTTAATACAAAAGTTAAAGGTCCTACAAAGGAACTGTCTATTGCTGATGTGATTTATATAGCATTAGGTGGACGGATATATTTATCAAAACGACTGGCTCCTGCGATGTCTATTTGCAATGCTCGTATTTATGCTGGAGATCAGTTTGTTTATTCTGGTGATTTGGAAATACCTAAAGTCGTAAGCAAGCTTGAGTGTATTGCTCAAGAGTTTGGCGTGGTATTAGATATCTATTATGAACATGGCGATAAGGTGTATTGGTCGAGTAAAGATCCAAATACATGGAACGGATATTGGGTAACGGATGACGGTGTAGAGGTATCTAGTTCTTCAATTCATGATGCTTTGCCTTGGTATATAAGAGAAGCTGCACGGAGACAGAGGCAGTGGGGAATTGACCATGGATTATTGCGTCGTAATCTTAAAGAATGGTGGTCGGATTTTTACTATTACAGAGTTAAATGCAAAATATATGACATTCAGCGTTGGTGGAGAAAAAGAAATGAAGTTGATAGTCAGGCCGAGTAATTTATTATTTCGTATGTACAAGGTAGATGGTTGGGATCAAGAATTGTGTGATAGTTTCCTTATTAAAGGTGCCTCTCATTGTTATTTTCCTAATGATCGTTCTCCTTATTATGTTTACGATGAAGGCTGTAAAATTGATGTGCCTAAATTCATTAAAGAGTGTGTAATACAACCTTGTGGATTTTGGTCAGAGCGAGAAAAAGCTAGGACGGCAGAAGAAATCATTAATGAATATTATTAAAATGAGTTGATTATGTTTTGTGGAAATTATCAAACAGCTAAAGATACTTTGTTTAATACGATACATATGGCGATTCAAACCGGATGGTCGCCTGAACACCATAGAGTTTGTTGGACATGGACTTCAGCTAGTGAGCTTGTATTATTAGGCAAGATTAAAGAAAAAGTGATTATTGTAGTTGAACAAGTTTTATCTGATTTTGTTGAATTACCAGTATCTTATTGTGGTTGGGTTGCTTCTAAACTTACTGATCGTTTTCCTTGTGAAAAAATAATGACGTTGATACTTGCAGAATTAGAAAGTTTCTGGTCTACTACTGCTAAGACAAAACACCAAGAACGTCGTATCAAGAGTATTAAAACAGAACTCATCAAAGAGTTACAAATACTTGATTTTACATGGAGATATAATGACGAAGAAAAATCCACCAAAGAACCAAGAGTCCATCAAAGAGAATGTAGAATCGCCCGAAGAGAAAAGCGTATGTAGTCTTGTCCCTCCTCAAACAGCCTTTAATCGCATAAAAAAAGCCAATGCACTAACGGGAATTCTTTCTAATAAAGAATTTATAAAGTTAGTTTCTTCATTAGAGGAAGGCGATTATTTGTTGGAGATTTTTGCTCAGGCAGTTGAAAGTTCATTAGAGGGCATGTTTACTAACGGTACTGCTGCTGATCAACAAGTAAAAGAAAAGGTATCGAATTTAGCGACACAAGTAGACGTGGCGTATGCAAAAATGCAGGCAATGTCTAGCAGTCCAATGCAGCTCGTATTAGATCGTTTGTTGCAAAATCTAGGAGCTTCGTTGCCTGCGCCTCAACAGCCAAGACAGCCACCGCCTCAAGATTACTTTGCAGATCAACCTTCAGCACGCGGCCAAGGCGTAATGGGATTTTAAGTGAAATTACCAGAAATAGTGAATGACTGTTTTGTTGAGCCGGTTGTTAAAAAGTACGTCATTGGTTTTCCAGAAACAGAAAATCGGCAAGTAAAAAGGTTAAAGTTTTGCTTTATTAATCATAAAGACGCTTTGATGTTTGCGCGTGGGTTTAATAGTTTTGATATGTCGCAAATTGATGTCAAGTTGGATGTTACAGATTTTATCGCTCGTGGAATTCAGTGTGCCTATTTAGTTCAGAGAATGTGTTTACCGCTTTCAAAAGCGCTTCTAATAAAAGGGGAATAAGATGAATGATACAAGTTATGTTGAGGAATCAGTGCGTGTTGGATCTAAGCGAAAAGAAAAAACCGCAAAAGTAATTAAAGAAGGTGTACATGCGACTAAGGAGTTTGCAGCTTATTGCAAAACTCATGATCCTGAATCGGCAGAGGATTTTTTGTCTAAATCTTCTGAGGAATTAAAGAAAATCATTAGCTACTGTACTGTCGAAATTAAAGAAGAGCGAACTCAGGTAGAAGAAACTCCAGAGTATCAAAAGGCAAAAGAAGAAGTTAAAGTATTTACCGATGCTCTAGCTGAAATTACAAAACCACTTAAGCATACAATTGAACTTGCTACCCTTCTTTTAAGAGATCGTGGACAGAATCAACTTGATGCAGGTAAGTTTGAACCTGCACAATTTGGCACCATAGAGTCTGTAAAGCAAACTATGCAGAAACTTAAAGATGATGGCATAACTATGGAATTCAAAAAAATCTAATGCAGAAGAGCGACAAAATCCTAGACATCTGTGGTCAAAACGGCATAGAGGTTCAACTAATCTCTAGTCGTTTTCGTTTTCGAGATTGTCCGTTTTGTGGCTCTGAAAAATGGAAGGTTTGGCTCTATGAGTCTAATAGAGATAATTCTATCGCTGGTAGTTGTTTTCGTTGTGGCCAGAAATTTACCCTATACTCACTCTTAGAAAAATTTAATATAGCTCCTGATGCATTAAGAGAAATTTGTGCAAAAAAAACCATCAATGTAGAAACGGAATTTCATTTGTCTGATTTAAATGCTCCTGTGAAAATTATCTCAGAAGACTTTGATGGCGAGTGGAATCACATGCCGTCTTGGAGATATTGGAATATTGACGATAAACCAAATCATCCAGCAGCTCTGTATGCAAGTAAAAGAGGTGTGCGTTCGAGTTTGTATTCTGAAATTAAAATTGATGTTTCTGTTAATGCTGTTTGTTTTTTAGTTAAAGACGAGAATGGCAAAATAGTTGGTTTTCAAAGTCGTTATATAGATCCAAAAACAGAAGCAAAAACACATACTGCTTACGGGTTTAAAACTGCTAATGCTCTTTTGCGTTATTACAATACTAGCGATTTGATTTTTGTATGCGAAGGTCCTTTTAATGCGGTATCTGCTCATAACTGGGGACACTCTGCACTATGTACGTTTGGCAGTAAAATCTCGACTTACCAATTACAAGAAATAAGAAACATCGCCAAGAAATTAAACAAAAAGGTTTGTTTGGCGTTCGATGAAGATGATCCTGGGTATCACGCCTACTTGTCGGTCAAGGAAGTTTGTTCTGGGTATGGAATAGATGTTTTACGAGTGCGACCAGAATTTGGAAATGACTTAAACGATTCTTGGAAACAAGGCATGAAATATAAAATTATAGAGACGGATAACCATAGCTTGTATGATTATCTACCGGAGTTATTATGAAAATTGAAGTAAAATTGTTAGATCATATGGGTAATGACGATACTGTTTGTCAAGCTGCTTGGGTTTCGAGCGGTAGACAGTCCAATAAAACAGCGGCAGATAAAGAAAAACTGATTAAATATTTGGCAGATAATAAACACGAAACTCCTTTTGAACACGTACAGTTTACTTTTCATTTGCGCGTACCTCAACGTATTGGCGTGCAAGTTATTCGTCATAGAACTGGAAAACACAATGCGGGTTCTGCCAGATATGGACATAAATTTACAGAAACGTTTAAAAGTGGATATCCTGAACTTGTTGAACTTGAACAAGACGCTCAAAACATTCTTGATAAATATAATCATGTGTTAGAAAACATTGCTGATTATCCACCAATGGTACGTCGCAGAATTAGAGAGTGTGCTGCTTTTAGTATCCCTCAAGGTACGATGGTAGAACAAATAATGACTATCGACTTACGTAATTTAAAAAACTTCTTAGTGCAGCGTTTAGCCGTAGATGCACAGCCAGAAATACAAGAAGTTGCAAAACAAATGAAAGATCACATCGAGCTTTATCTGGCGACTTCTTTGTCAATGGTACGTAAATATTATTTGAAAGAGATTTAATCATGACAATAGAGATTTTTGACTTTAATAAAGTAGAAGGTTTTAATCGTCATATTGCCATGTCTATTCCTAATTATGAACAGTTGTTTTCTATTTTTTTGGAATTAGTATCTGTTTTTAGTGAACCAGAGACATGTGTTATTGATTATGGGTGCTCTGCGGGTAGATTGCTTTTAGAATTGCCTAAAAAAGCTTCTTGTAAGTATTTTGGTGTAGATGTGGCCGAGTTATTGCCGACTAGTAATGTAGACGTTCAATTTAACAAAGCAGATGCAATAGCATACGGACGATCTTTTAATGAACCTGTTTCTGTTGTGATTAGCATGTTCTTCTTACAGTTTTTAGGTAATAGAAAACGAAAAGAAATGTTAAAAGTCTTACGAGATCAAGTTAGTTCTGGAGCGACTTTATTAATTTCGGAAAAAACATTAATCGATGACAGTATTATTAATGCAATTATTTCGCGATTACATGTACAAGAAAAAAGAAAAAATTTCGCTGATGATGAGATTTTAAATAAAGATAGGCAGCTATTGCGTTCTATGTTTTGCAGACAAGAATCTGAATTACTCGACGAGTTGAACAATATCGGTACGGTAACTAAGGTATGGCAAAGTTATAATTTTTGTGGATATATAGTCAAATGAAAAGCATATTAGATTTATTTTCTGGCATAGGTGGGTTTACATTAGGATTAGAGAAGTCTAATTATTTTAAAACGAAATGTTTTTGTGAGATCGAGCCTTATTGTCAAAAAGTATTAAAGAAAAATTATCCAGACGTTCCTATTATTCAGGACATAAGATTGTTTCATCCAAAGCAAGGTGAATACGATGTAATGTGTGGCGGATCGCCTTGCCAGGATATTTCTATAGCCGGCAAATTTATTGGCGGTATTGATGGCAAAAAGTCTGGATTATGGGCAGAATATAAACGCATAATTAATGAAGGAAAGCCGACCTATGCAATCATTGAAAACGTTAGCGCTCTCATTAACAGAGGATTGGCAAGAATACTTCGTGACCTTGCCGAAATCGGGTACGATGCGACTTGGACGACATACGACAGCAAATATTTCGGAGTGCCACAGCGTAGACGTAGAGTTTTTATTGTTGCCTTCCGTAATGGAATCCCTGCCGGAGCCGATTTGTTCCAGTTTAAAGAACGTGATTGCGCACGATTACAATCCAAGATGGCGACTGTCGATAGCCAATTTGAAAGCCATTTTGCGGAAAAACACACAGGGCGGCAAATATCCTTCTTTACTCATCAGCGTAGTAACCAACTTGCTGAATGTGGAGTCAGCAGTACTTTAGCGAAAAGAGATTACAAAAGCGCTACTGATCTTGTTTTGGATAGGTACATACGTCGAGTAACTCCTGTGGAGAGATTGAGGTTGCAAGGGTTCCCAGATGACTGGTTTGATGGCTGCGACTTATCGGTAACGCAAAAATTTACGTGTAACGGCATGACTGTTCCTGTTGTTGAATATATTGGAACTTTATTGCGAGATTATGATTTAAGCTTGGAACAATCTAATGATTGAACAGCTTCCTATAAACGGGTTAACCGTCGGTGATTTGTTTTGTGGCGCTGGTATTGGTGGATTGGGTTCGAAGCTTGCGGGTTTTGTTACTGCTTATGCTTTTGACAATAATCCGATAGCAGTGCAGACGTTTAATAAAAATGTAGAAAACGTTGCATATGTAGCCGATGCAAATACAATTAAGTTAGAGGATCTACCGTTTGTTGATATTATTACTGCGGGTTTTCCTTGTAAGCCTTTTTCTGTTTGTGGCAAAAGAGAAGGTGTAAACGACAAACAGTATGGCAATTTAGGAGCTATTACTTTAGATATTATTTTAAATAAAAAACCCAGAGCTTTTTTATTAGAAAACGTCAAAGGTATTGTTTCTAAAGCAAATAAACTGTTTTTTTTGGAATTAATCGCAGCATTAGAAACTGAATATGTAGTTTCTTGGAAATTATTGGACTGTTCTGATTATGGAGTGCCGCAAAAAAGAGAGCGTGTTTTTGTGATCGGGATTAGAAAAGATATCTGCCGTGAGTTTGTGTTTCCATTACCCACACATCTTTTGAATAAAATAACTGTGATGAACGCTATTGGTGATTTGCCAAAAAATCCGTGTAATTCGGTATCAAATCATTCGAGGAATTGTGGTATCAGGAATGACGAAAAGCCATTTGTAAATCAAATACCTGTTGGTGGTAATTGGAAAGCGTTACCGATTGATGATCAGAAGCTGTTTATGAAGAAGGGTTTTTATAGCGGAGGAGGAAGGACAGGCGCTTTATATAAAGTAGATCCTAACAAACCTGCCAAAACCATCTTAAGCTCGCCTATGGGAAAAGCAACTGCTCAGATTTTACACTGGGATGGATGTGTGCCTAGGCGATTTACAGTAAGAGAGTGTTTACGGCTTCAAAGTGTGCCAGATTTCTTTGAGTTTGATGAATCTATATCGCTATTGAAGCAATATGAAAGATGTAGCGGGATTCCAACCTTAATGTCATATATTTTAATGAAAGAAATTGCAATTATTTTAAAACAAGGGGCTTTATGAAAATCAGTGAATTGATTAGTAGATTAGAAGAAACTAAAACGAATCATGGCGATATTGAAGTAAAAGTGTTTGACAGTGAAGAGTGTGATGGCAGTTTAGAGGAGATAAATTTTTGTTTCTGTTTGGACGAAAGCGATAAGGTGTTGTCATTGGCATTGGGTGATGCATTTTGGGCGGATGCTTTTTCAGAGTGAGCTGCTAAGCATTGTTTTTCTAAGTTTTTTCAATTTACTTAGTGGCGTGTTTTCCATTATTTTTAATTTATCGTAATATACAGGCGATTCTTTAAGGTGATCGAGAGTTATTTTTAAACGAGTGGTTGGATCGTTTGTGTGTTCACTTTCTACTCGATACCCTGCTAGTATTTCTTTTGATTTTTCGTTCATACTAATCCCTTTGGAAAACTGGCATAGCTTTTTTTAGAGCCATGCATTTGCGTAGTTTTTGTAGCTTCTCCATAGAAGAACAGTCATTTTTGACAATATATTCTGGAGTGTTGCATTCGTTTTCTGTTTTGTCTAATGAAGCGTTACAAAATGCCCATGGGTTTTTCTCTTCTGTAGTTTGACCTTCGGCTTTGTTTTTAGCTTTAACGTGCATTACACAGCGTTCAAATTTATCCTTAGTGGTATTGCCTTCAGCTTTGTGCATCCCTGTTAACGCGCCTTGGGAGTGCTGTATCGGGTTGTGCAAAGGTGGTTTTGCGCCAGATTGAGAATACGTTGGACGTTTGAATGTTGAGTAGTCTAATGTAGGTGGTTCGGCAGGTGGTTTAGGTGCGGTAGCCTTTCCTTTATTTTGAGCAGCTAACCAAGCAGCGGAATCGTCGGTTTTATTAAGTGGCTGTGGCGGTTTAGGTGCGGCTGGTGCTTGTGGCATGTTATTTACTTTTCCGGTCATTGCACTTGCTTTGGGAGGTACGCCAACTTTAGGCATAGGCATAGCTGGTGAACTTACGGAGGTTTTTTGTCCAGCAACACCAGTCATTGGGCGTTTAACTTCAATGCCTTCTATTTTAGCGTTAACTTTAGGCGTGCCAGTAGCTTTGGTCATCGGTTCGTTTGTAGAATCAGACATATTTTGACTGCTTTCTGAAATGGATGGAGAAGCGTTGGTTGCAAAATACGTTTGCCCATTGCCTCGTTGAAAATAATAACCAGAGATTTTGCTATTTATATTTTGGTGATGATTGGTAGTTACGTGTGGTCGATAGGTTGGAAATCGACTTGGGTGTAGCGCTTCCATTTGTTGTTTTATTTCTGGATCTAAATGTGGCGCTAATTGATCATTAACTAAAACTCTAATATCTTTTTCAGGACCAAAATGTTCTGTTTGGTTTAATTGTATCGGTTTGGCTTGTAATGGTTTTTTCGCGAAATGTTCTTTTAATTTATTAACGACATCTTGAGCTTGTTCTTCGGTTAATCCTCTGAAATAATGATGGCTCAGATGTAACTCTGGGTGGCCTTCTATAGAATATGCGAGCATCCAATCATTTTCGTCAGGTTCTCTCATACCCTTTTCCAGTAAATCAAACACTGCTTTTTACCTTCTCAGTTATGTTTTTTAGTTTTCCAGTGAGAGTGTGTAGAGATTTTTCTAAAGCTTTTTCTCTACGTTCTTTGGAATTCTGCAAAACTCGTTCAAACTGGGAATGATCTTTACCCATTTCATTAAGCTGTGTGGCAATTCTACGAATCCAAGGGTGTTTCCAGATTTCTTCTCGTTCTGCATCTGTTTGAACACCGTTATCCATAAAGTTATCAAATTTAGCATCCTGTTCGGCAGTTACGTCTTCGAACGCTTCTTCTGTGGCTTTGTCTAAAGAGTTTTCTATTACGGCTTCGGCTGGTTCTTCGGAATTTTCATCAGCAGTATTATCTGGTTCTATCTTAATTTCTTTATCGTCGGCTACTTCTGGTGCAAATTCTTTTAAGGTTTGCCAGTTATCAAAAACCCAATCCTTTGTCTTTTGTACAGCTAATGGCATATCAGTTTCGTTTGTTGCGTGCCGTTGAATTTTTTCATCAAATTTATTATTGGCTTCATTCCATCTACGTAATAAGATGTAAACTTCACCTAAATTGTCAGGATCAAAAACAAACACATCGTATCCGTGCTCAGGTTGCCAATGTTGAATGCCAGTTAGCTTGGTAGTCCATTCTTGGGTGGATTTTTTTAATACTTCCAATAATAGATAGGCGTTTCTTTTTGTAGCTTCATCTCTTCGTTTTTTGTATTGCTCGATCATGTTATTCCCTTTAATTAGGCATAAATATATTCTTACACGTTTTGCTGGTTAAAGGGTAGTCGGGCAATCTAGTGACGAATTTCTAAGACTATATCGAAAGCTTTTGTGTCATATAGCATTTCAGGAGTCAGACAGCCGTATTTCTTTAACATAGCGTCTAGTGCAATAAAGGAAGGGCTTTCTGGAGCTGCTTTTTGTAGTAATAAATAGACGACTTCAATGCAGGAGAGTTTAGAAGCATTGGCAAAATCAAAGAGCGAATCATATGGCACGCCGAGTATGGTAACGGCATTATCAAACATTTCTTTCCAGTCTTGTAGTGTTAATCCTTTGGGAATTAACAAACAAGCAGAATCACAATTAAATACAGCATCAAAACTAGTCCAATGTGTTCCAACACCTGTAGCCTCAATCATTTTAAAAGGTTCATCGTCTTTTTCTATGTTAACAAGTGCGTGTCCATAATAGCCCCAGCTCCCAGTTTTTATATAGTGAGCTAGTGAGGTTCCGTAGGTAGATAGGTGGCTGTTCCTGCGGGTAAGAATAATGCAAGAATTTTTTTCTAAAATATCTTCGATTTGTTTCCACTCTTCTTTGGATAATAAGAATTTTTTGCCGTTATGAAAAGTAGCAAACAATCCTTCCCATGTTACTTTTCCAAGAATATTTAAAACCACATAATCAACTGTGTGCTGGTAAAAGTTCATTTATTGCCTCTCTGTTTGTTGTTTATTTTATTTTAACAGAGAGGGGAGGGGTTAAAGTGTTTTGCGATGTTTCATACTTCTGGAGTTATGGACATTTTCTTTGTGTGTTGCCCATCGGGTGTTTTCTGGCGAATATTCTTTATCGTTGTCGATTCTATCTAGTTCTAGTTTTGGTGGTTTTTCTACTAAATCTGCAATGTAATTATTGCAATCGTGCCATCTCGCGCAGACTGTTATTCCTCTTGCTCCGTACCATCTATAGTTATGTGCTTTTGGATTATAACAACGTGCCATCATTTGATTCCACATTTTTCCAAGCTGTAGGTGAGTAAGTCCGTTCCGAAATCGTCGGTGACACTTTCCCAGTTGACATGATTTGGTTTTTTCTAACCATAAATCACGCCCAGCTAATTCCTTAATGTTTCCACATTTGCATTGGCATTTGTAATAAAAAGGATAATATTTTTCTGGGTAAATAATAGGTTCGCTGATTACAGTCCAATCGTTAAATATCGTTCCGATTGGAAGTATTCGACATTTAGGACATGATAACGCTTTCATAGTTTTTAATCGAGAGCCTCTGATGTTTTTAATATAGCCGCATTTGCATTCGCAGAGATAATTATGTGGTTGTTGCTTCGCTATTTGAGTTGGTTCGCCAATAACTGTCCAGCATCCAAACATGGTTCCTATTGGGATTGGTAAAAAAATGGACATAATGTTTCCTTTTTTTTGTTTACTTTTAATATTTCATAAAAGTAACATTTTTTATAAAAAAGGAAAATAGGGTGGAGAATTATTCTTGGAAATAGCAAATCTCTGTTTGCTTTTCTACGGATATTTTTAAATCTTCATAAGGTTTAAAAACACGAATTCGCTGTTTGATAGATTCATATGCAGCACCACTATCGCCGTCGGTGTTTTTAATCCAATATGCCAGAGCCTTCGTATTATTCCAGCTGCAAAATTGCATAAGAGTGTACGCGCTTGCGAGGCCGGAATTATGATGCCCGTTCCAGCAATGGTCTAACATTACTTTATTGTTATCTATGTGCCACTTGACTAAAGTTAATAATTCTTTTGGTTTTGACTTTGGATCGATCTGTAAATATCGTAAAGAATTTTTCAAGCATACGATGTTTTTTTGTGCTGTATCAAAATTAGTTGTGTAGTTATATACTGAAGTTTGTATGCCGGCCTTGCATAAATTTTCTAATGCTATGGGAGGCAATGGATTCATATTACTTCTTGGTGTTGGCAAATAGGTGTTATTACCACCGCTTCGATATAGAGTATGCTTGAGTACGACGCGAAAATTACGGGTGCCGTAAAGTTCTGGTATTCCTTTACCTGATTCGCTTATGGCTTTATCATATAAATTAGTAAGTCCAAAATCATTTTCAACGGTATTTGTGACAATGCTATTGGTTTGACTGTTTACTTCTTGTGAGCCGCAGCCGTAAAGCATATAATAGCAAATAAGAGCAATAATGGAGAGAATTGCAATTTTTATTTTCATAACATTATTTCCGTTCTTCCTCTTGGAAAACACAAAACTCTGACACCATTAACTGTTTTATCGAATAAGGAACTGGGGTGTACGTGGCCGATACAGATAGTATCGCATCCTAAATTTGCTGCGTATTGAGCTAATTGTTTTGCTTCTGAATTAGATATACTGCCGTTACGTTTTGCAAGCATTTTTTGAATAAATCCGCTATCTCCGCCAGCTTTATTGTTTCTAAAATCATTGGCTTTACTCTCGCCCCACAAAATATAATCCCCATGTGTCATGCAGATATGTCCATCCGCAATTGTGTATCGAGAAGAGCCTGATCCTGCGACCTCGTGATTTCCTAAAATATATCGCTCGCCGTAAACTAATTGTAATTTTTCAAAATCAGAATTAATTGTGAATAGATCTCCTGAAGAACAGTTCTTACGTTCCTTGATATCACCTAAAAGCCAAATATTCTTTTTTTCTATAGTTGCTTTGTCATGAGGAATAATTACGCCCGTTTTTAGATAAGGAGATCCTTCATGTAGATCGGTCATTATCGTATAAAGTTTTTTTTGCTTTATAAGATTCATAGTTTCTGCGGTTTCGGTGGCTGGTTTGTTAAAAAAACCTAATACACTGTCTAATAATCCCATAATGTTTCTCCTTATAAATTCAGTAAATTTTTGCCTCTGGGCAGTGAAATAACTCTAATACCGTTGACGATCTGATCAAATTTCACTTCCACGTGTCTGTGACCTGTGATGATTGTATCAATGCCGTTGTAGTGTTGTGCATAAGTAGCGAGGTTTTGAGCATCTGTGGCACTAATTGGAGTGTGATTATTGGCAATGGCTTTTTGTATGAAACTACTACCTTTACATCTAACTCCAGAATCTCTAAACTGGTTTGCCTTAGCGGTTCCATCTACAGCGTAATCGCCATGAGTTAATAAAATGTGACCGTCTATGATTAAATTTGGAATATCTCTGGTCATTTCGTGATTGCCGTTAACATATCTTCCAGTAAATAGAACTTTGTATTTATCGTAATCTCGTTGCATGTTTGCGCATTGATTTTTTTCTGCATTTTTAACTTCAAACACATCGCCTAATCCATAAGCATTTTCTGTTAATACTTGCTGGCGTGTAGTGGGTAAAATGTGCATATCTGCGTCCATGTAAATACTGTAAAGATGTAAATCCGTATAGAAAGTGTATTGTTTAGTGCCCCAGAATTCATTCTGTCCTAAAGCTATATTGCTTAACAAAAATAACCAAACGAAAAATAACTTCATCATAATTCTCCTTCTGTTAAAACATGATCTACTTGAACGTAATGTGATAATGCGACAATATCCCAATAATTAGCATCGTTGCCACAAGCAAAATTGCCTCTATTAAAAATATAAAATCCACCAATTTGTTTAAATTCTTGTAAACAGGTAATTAAGCCAGAAATGATAGGATCATAACTTTTTTTATTCATTACTGCATCTAGTGTTTTGAACATTAAATTGTTTGGAAATCTAATAGACAAAGAGGCAGCGGCATTTTTGTTGGCTTGGCTGACTTTACCTTGTTCTATTTTAATAAACAATTGATAAGCCAAAAGCATTGCTCGATAGTTACCCGGAACTATTTGCGAATCAAGAAAGAGGCTATCATCGGTTAATCCGCGTTCAAATTTAGTAACAGGTAATCCTAGAGCATCAGTCATTAAAACGTACATAGCTGGATTTAAATCGCATCTGTTATCGGTAGCGTCTGGGCATAATTTACTGTTTTTGTCGATATAGTTTTTCAATTTAAGTAAATACGTCAGATTTTTAGTTTTCGTAGCACCTGCAATAAAGCCAGTTAGCTGATCTCTGCTAAAGCTATTACTTGTTGATTTGTTGACGTAACTAGGAGCGCGAAACGGTTGACCTTGTTCGTTAAAGAAATTGGCAAAATTATTAACATCGCCAATATTACCTAATAAAATCGATAATCCAAGATCGTAAGCGCCATCTCCGTTATCGCAATGTTCTCGCCCGTCTATGTTATTTTTGCGGTTTCCCGTGGGAATGCCATCGCACCAATATAGTTGTTTTTCGACTGTTTCTGTTAATGTGAATAATTCAGCGTGTTTGATATATGGTTTTGGTGTTTCTTGTGTGCCATTACAAGCTGTAGCGATCAGTAGCGTGATTACGATTTTTAAACGCATAGTGCCTCCAAAAGTGTATATTAAAAAGCAGACTACTTTGAAGGATTTTGTAGTGGAAGAGGTATTACAGATTGCTTTTCGCTGGAATCTTTTGAGCGGTTTAGTTCTTCTAAATATTTTTTTACATCTTTTAATGCATCAGTTAACTCTGACATAATCGAACTCCTAACAAGTTTTTTTACGATATAAAACTAGAGCTATAGAAGACGACCAATTATGATCGCCTACATCTTGCGCGGTAGACCAGATAGATTTAATACGCATGTTATGCCCTAACCGTGAAGTATCCTTAGATGGTATTTCATAACTACCCACGTCTTCCATGTTGTAACAAGGAATAAATCTAAACAACACAATTTCAGAAGTAAAGATATTAAATTGTCCATATCCTGTATCGTTAAATATTATATTATCAAAAGATTTAGTTACTGTATTATAGGTAGCATCCCAAAAACCAAGAGGGGTGACTCCAAACTCATTTGGAACCATCTCAACTAGTTTAGCTGTAGATAAATCCACATATTTATTTCCATACCCAACAGGAACTGCAACAACTATTCCCGATATCACCATAAACCCTGTACCAGCTTGGTCTATAACTGGTGTCACCTGTGGAACGATAACTCCTTCTACACAGTCTTGATCTGCTCCTCGCCATTGAACCATTGCGGTATTAATATGTGTTTCGTTAATAATAGCGTTGATATCAAAGTACTTAATACCAGTAGCAGCATCACCTATCGCATGTCTGAAAGAGAGTTTTTCACCACCTGCAATGCTAGATTGGTCTGTAGCGTTATCTCCTTGAGATGAGAAATAAGTATAAGTACCAATAGGACGTGGAGTTGTTGCGATTAAAGGCTTGCCATCAACACTTTTAGGAGTAACAGTATCGGTTTTTACCGGAGTATTACTAAAAGTATTTGCAATATCTACTTGATCAAGAGACTGGAAATGAACCCAATCAATTTTTACATTATTTGTGGTAGTGATAGTATTATTAGTTACTTTAATGCATATAGAAAGCGGATCGTATGCGTCTGGTATCCTGTCTTTATGCGTTACTAATAAAACGTCATCTATAAGCAAAGAGCATTGACCATTGGTGACTTCAATGGTAAAGATATGATCCTTATTTGTTTTACCGCCTTTAGGAATAGAAACCTGTGTGGCTTGTGTTTCTATTTCTGATAGAGCGCTAGATGTTCTAAATGTAACTTTTGTTTCATCCGTTCCCGTTATCATAACACCAACACTACTGCCGTTTAGTTCATGAACGCCCATGCATATTTCTTGTCCAGAAATACGCTTATCTATATTTACTTTAAACGATAATCGTAATGGTAAATAGTCCATGAATTTTTCTAATTCAGCAGAAGTGTTACTAGTGGACGATGTAAATATTAACCATGAATTAACTATCGACACTGCTATATTTTCACTAATGGTAGGTAGCCAATTGGACGATATAGCCGTTCCATTTCCTGTAGAACCTTTGTATTTAGAATATAATTCAAAGGAACGACTTGTGGTAAGTTGTCCTTGCGTAAATGCTATATCTGAGTCTGTAGATAATTTAATGTACGGAAAAAGAGTTTTCATCTGAGACAAATCAGCATTATTAGATAAAACTACATCAGACTGATTACTAAATTCAAAAACTCCTGTGAGCGTTTGAAATAAAGAATCGCCATGAAAGTTATCTCTAAAAGAACCTTCATCTGTAAACGTTTGTCCACGAGTGACTAAGTTACCAGCTCCATCGGTTTTAGATGGTCTGTTTCCAATTTTATAAGCTCGCGGTGTAGGTAAATAATCGTTTTGTTGCTCTGTAATACTAATTGATTTATTTAATTCACTTTCAGAAGGGGTACCTAAATGTGCAGTAACTAAAGCGTTTAACATGTCAACATCTTCGATAGATAAATCGGATCTAAAATAAATATCTACATTATCGCCAAAAGCATTTATGTAATCTAACACTATAGAAATAGAACTTGCTTTTATTTCTTCTGTTAAACTATCTACCGAAAGAGGGTTTATTGTATAAGTAAATACTTTAGACATTATTACGATCCTATTCTGATTAATACCATTGTTCTGGCGTTTACAGTTAATGATCCAGTATTGTCACATGCAACTCTCACACTACACGTTTCTGATCCGTTAAAGGACAAAACCGCCTGCGTTGTATCTACCATTGTTTGATTAGAATGAGCGGTGTCTTGTTGACGTAAGGATTCTACCACTTGCGTACCATTTTTATAAAAAACCCAGAAATGCGCTTTAGGTGTCGTCGTGTAATAAACAGAAGCGTTATACCAGCAAGCATATGTTCCTGCTTGCGGAGTAACATTTAAACCTGTTATGGGAACAAATGTAGGATTTCTACTAGAAGTAATGAACGCTGTAGAAGAAGTAATATTATAATTAATAATTCCAGAAGCGATTGAGTTTGCAAGCACCTGCCAAAAAAACCAATTACCCGCAATAGTAGTGTTATCTTGTACATAAAGATACGCAATAGAATTTCTATCTATAGTAAGAATAGATACACCACTACCATCTTTAACCGTAACGAGCTGATTTGTATCGTTTGCAATTACATAATGAACGCTTAAACCCAAAGTATTAGCAGCAGGCAAAACAACAGAAAACCCCGTTGCCGAACCAGATAAAAATTGTAAACACCTAGATAATGCCGTTAATATGAGAGTGCCGTTAAGAATTGTGGTGGTATTAGTTGAATTGAGCTGTAGAGAATTTACTGTTAATAGCTCTTCGACTGCTAAATTATTTATTGGTAAAGTCATGATGACTCACCATTGTAAATGGTAGACCAACGCACATCCGCAGTTAATACTTGATTAGCGTTTGCATTAATTACAAATCCGTTTGCAGTTTGCGACTCGTAAGTCCACACGCGAGGTTCACCGCTTAATATTTGTGGTGTGTAGTTTGCGTCAGGATAAGGCGTTCCAAAAACAACAGACGCTTTCTTGGGATTACCTGCAAAATTGGTTTTAATAACCATTCCAGATTTAGTCGAGAGTGATACCAATTTCCAATCAATATCATTCGAACCGAACTTTTGCCAAAGTTTTGCTTCGCCATCAAGTACAGCTAAAGAACCAATAGGCGCAAGTAACCCAGGAGCCAAATCAGGATTTGTATCTACTTCGTGAATTTTTATTTCGTTTATTGTAATACTTCCTGTTGTCACCGTTTAGTCATCCTAGTTTAATAATAATTCTACTAATTCATATGAAACCATTAATAAAATTAAGCAAGTACTTGAATAAAGTAAGTAATCGCCCAATCAACATTGTAAGCTCCGCCTGTAACGTTAATTACTGCGTTAGTTCCACTTAGAGCTAATGTACCATCCCAAGCTTTAACGTCTTCAGAAGTATAGTCAGCTTGTAATGTGTTTATAGAACATACTCCGCCAACATTCTTATATCGAGCTGTACGAACATAAGCAGCGCTATCACCAGTGGTTGGATTGCGCCCCATAATACGAGCTTCAATTAAGTATTCAGTGTCAGTAGTAAGCGCGATAATAACGGCAGTAGCAACGGTTGCGTTTACTGTTTGCAAGCTACCTTGAAATACTTCCCAATTTGCTTTTGGATGGGCAGTATCAGCATAGCGAATTGGAGCATTAAACAAAGAACTTCCGGCTACGTGTAAAGAACGAGAAGGAGTTGCAGTGCCAATACCTAGACGGCTATTTACAATATCCCAGAACAGATTAATGCTTTGTGCTGGTAATCCTGTAGAAGCAGCTCCGAAATATAGTTGGTTAGGTTGCATTGCTGAATATTCAACAATTGCATTTGAACTAGAGTACATTAAGCGGTTGTTATTTAGCGCTGTACCTGAATTTGTGCCGCCATTTGCAATCGGTAATATTCCAGAAACTTCACTTGTTAACACTACTGCACTGGAGCTTAAAACGCCTGCTGCACTAGAATGAACAACGCCTAATCCTAAAGAAGAGATTGTAATATTAGGAACAGTGAATACACCGGCTACGTATGTAAAACCAGCTGTAGAAATCAGGTTATTAGCGTCTTGCCAGTAAGCGATTTGCCCAGAAACGCCAAGAGTACCGTCAGGCCGCATAACAAACGTGCCGGCGGTATTTGCATAATTTTGTACACGGTTGGCGGATAAGTTATTTTGATTTAAAGATAAAACGTAAGGATTTGCGCCAACTTGAGAATCCCAACCTTGACGATTTGCAGAAACTTTCCAAAATCCAGTAACACTTATACCATTGGCAGTAGTGAGAGGTCCTTCTGCTAAGGTAAGATTTCCAGCGCCAGTCATAGTTACGGTAGTTAAACCGATAAGCGCATTTACAGTAGCTGCGTTCGGAGTTGTGCCACCAAGATCAATAACAACAGAAGTGCCATTATCAGAAATCAAAGCCAAGCCACCAAGGCCAGAATCGATAATAGTTACTGTTTTGCCGTTTCCTAATGTACCAAGTGCCGTAGCTGCCCAACCTGTATTTACATTGATAACGCCGGCAACAGAAGCTGCGGTATTTTCTTCAATTTCAATACCAGATCCACCGGCTGAACCTGCTGCACCACCCTTATTAATTCGAATTAGCTTATCGGTAACTTCTAGGTTAGTGGTATTGAGATAAGACAGTGTTCCGTTAACCGTGATGCCGTCCATAAAGGTTTTTAAGCCATAAATGGTTTGTGCGCCTTGTGTTAAAACAAAGTCAGCAGCAGATATGCCATTGCCGGGGTTTGGTATTCTATATTCAATTGCAACAGAACGAGCGGGCTGTGCCTCAATAGCTACATCAATGCCGAATCCATTTTGAGGAACAACGTCATCTACGGTATAGCCAGTAGCGTTTGTATTATAAATAGGAAGACGTAAATAATTGCCAAGCCCAACGTTGCCTGCGGAAAGCGTGCTGATAGTATCCCAATCAGTATCTAATGGGCCAATTTTAAGATAAAAAATACCAACATTGCTGCCGTTTTCGAACATCGCTGTCGAACCAACAGGAGCAGGCGTACCTAGTCCCGATGAAGGTATTGCGTCTACTGAAAGAACCTCGTGATTATTAACCGTTATTAAGCCTAAAATTGCCATGCGTTCTCTCCTTTTACACTGTTACTCTAGCTACGAAACCAACCCACATTGTGTCTATATTTCCGGCATTTTTCGTTCGTATTGTTACATCAGACGTGCCTAAAACATAACCTAAATCCATATTAACATGAGACTTTGTGGTATCTACGGTATGCCAGAAGGTTCCTTGGAGTTTGACAGATCCTCCTTCTCGATAAAATAATCCAACTCGTTTGAACGTGGCTCTATTAGTATTATTTAATTCTTTGGCTACTAAAGTTACTTCGATTCTAACTACAGTCCATTCAGGAATAGTAAATGTTTGTATATCTTGATAATTCGGTAGGGTTTGTAGTTTGTTAATTATATCTATAGTGGGAATCGTCGGTATAGGGTTGTTAATTGGCGCTGGTGATCCAAAAAAACCAATATATGACATCATAAAAGAACACCCCTTTAGGTTTTACTGTAGTGTTCCAATAATCCTGTTTTAATAAGAGAGTCTAAAAGGCTGGTTAAAGCAATAACACGTTGATGATCTACACGAGAGTTTATAGGAGAAACCTGTAAAGATACTTGTGGGCATTTATAACCATTAATGTTTGATAGTCCATTTTTAACTAACAATATATTACGATCTGTCACCACTAAATCCAATAGTTTTTGAGGTATTTCTTTTGTGTAGTAAACTATGTATTTTGCAATTACGCCAGCCATTAATTAGCCCCAAATAAACATCTTAAAGCTGCCACCTGCGGTTGCATTGCCTTGAGCGTGTACAAAGATTTTAGTAGCAGCTGGAATAGTAAAAATACCACCAGCATTAAGCGTTGAGCTACTGAAGCCAAATCCGGGGGCAACTCGATTAAATAACCGTTTAACTTTGTTTGGATCATCAGGGTTAATCATCATTATTTCGACTTCTTTATCGCTGTTATTCACAAACGAAAAAACAAAAGCGTCTCTTTCCATTACAGTAATACAAACGGCAGTAGTGTCAGTGGTGCCAGTTAATTGGGCATTGGTTGCTTCAGCATATTGCCATCTAGGTAGCGATCCTTGAAATATTGTCATCGTAAACTCCTTAAAGTGTCACTTTTTATAATACAATATTATCAGACTTAAAATTTGAAAGGTATACCCCCTATGCTTGTTTACGGTATTGGAGCTGCACAAATAGCAGACAAAACTGGTGAGACGATAAATATTCAAGGTATTGATACTAATGATCTGCGCTATGTTAACGATGAGCACGGAGAACGTTTATCAGATATGCTTGGTGGGATTAAACGATATAAGAAGATTATTACAGAAAAAGATTGTGAAGGTGATTGGCAGAAGAGATGTTGGAAGGTTGCTAGGGTGCCATTTCTTTATTTTGAAGGTGAGATAAACGAAGATCCTGAACATGAAGACGCTAGAGCAGCAAAGTCATTATTACGGTTTGTTAATGCACATCCTGAATTGCCTCTCCGAGTAGGAGCCAGTGTGGAAGGTGCTATTGCAGAACGTGGCGGAGAAAAAGGCCAACCTGGATATGGAGATTTATTAAAAACCATAGCAAAGGGGATTTCTCTAACCGTCAAGCCTTGTAATCCTGTCTGCCAAGTGTTTATTGCACAAGATTTACAAAAATCAGAACCACCCTCATTAATTCCAGAAAAATACAGAAAAGCATTACTCGATACTACATTAACGCCTTCTTTTAGAGAAACTAAACTGCAAACGCTTAGGTATCAAGTCGAAACTTTACACAAATCAGTTGGCAATCTTTTAGGTCAGTTTACTGATCTTAATTGTAAAGATTGTGGGCATTCTGATCGGTTTTTCAAATCCAGTTCTTCGTGGCCTAATCACTGCGTTGCCTGCGGCTCTCGGTTTACAATGAAACAGCTTTTTAAAGCCGCAACTAAAGGAACGTGACATGCAATCATTACCCCCATTAATTGAAATATTGATAAACAACACAGAACGCATCATGGATCAAAATGAAAAGATCAATGAAAGGCTTAATCAAAATAATATTATTCTTGCTGATTTAACAAAAACCGTTATATTGCATGAAAAACGATCGACAACCCTAGAAGAAACACAAAAAGATTGTCGAATCAAATGTGAGGCAGATATTAATGTAGCAACTGGCATGGCAACGGCGGCTCAGAAAACATATGATGATATAAAATATTTATTTAAAGTTTTGTTTTGGCTCATAGCGTCTATTGCTGGGGCTGTAGGTTTTGCAGCTGGTATTGCTCAGATTTGGGATGTTTGGCTACAACCTTAGTTTTTAAACCGTAATGCTAATGGAGATTTTTTAATAATTCTCCATTTTTTGGTTCTTTTTCCTTTTTCATCTAAACTCTCTGCATTAAATACATATTCTTTTTTACTATCGTTTTCCTTACACGTCACCCACTGATCATCATCGCTTGTGCCAATATATATCAAAACTTTTTCACACTTATCTTTTTTTAAATGCTCTATTAATATCGAATCTCCGGGTTCTATATCTTCAGTTATACACATCATTTCCCATTCAGTGTGACTCATTTAATGATCTCCTTAACATTATCAACTATGGTTTTATAAATTTTACTTCTGCTTTTATAAGATTTTACATATGGTTCGTAACTATCAAATCCAACATCTAAAACTATTGCGTCTTTCTTTCCTTTAGAAATACGCATAGCTCGTCCTAAAACCTGCCTAGTAGTAATTTCGCTGCTATTGTTACAAAGAGTGGCTATGCAAGAAACGCGAGGCACATCTACTCCTTCGCCGAACAGTTTTACATTGCCCACAAGGAGATTAGTTTCGCCTTTTTTAAATTGAATAAACGGAACCCTATAACCAGCGTGTGCAACTTCGAAATCTAATTTGCCAGTACAATAAATCTTAAATGCTTTACCTGCCTTTACTGTATTGAAAATTACCATCACAGTGCGGCCTACACTTAATGCTTTTTGAATTTGTTCTAATAAAAATTGCTGTACTTTAGGATGAGTTGCCAATATTCCGTAAGCAATCGCACCTATTTTACGAGAAGGGATAAATGGTAAATCTGTTATTTTTACCATAAATATTTTTGGCTCTGCTAACCAACCATTTTCGATACCCCATTTAGCAGAACGCTCAATGACCATAGGCCCACACCAAGCAAATATACCTAAATCAAGCCCATCCGTTCTATAAGGAGTAGCAGATAAACCGTAAACATGTGACGCTTTAAGTGCACTTGCTAAGAGATTAAACCAAGTAATTGCGCTACAATGTTGCGATTCATCAACGATAACTACATCAAAAACATCAATATATTTATACGCAGATTGTACAGTAGTAACCAACAAATCACAACCAAGCTTGTATTGATAATCGCCACCCGCTCCAGAAACATTTTCTATACCGAAGTGTTTTGCAGAGGCTATGGTTTGCGCTACTAAATCTATAGTAGGTACAATCATGCAAGTGCGTTTTTTTACTTTTATTGATTGAAGAACAATCGCTATTGCACATGCCGTTTTACCAAGGCCCGTTGCCAAACAAAACAAAACTCTCTTGTATTGCAAAAGAGCTTTAACATCTTCTCTTTGATAGTCTCGAAGCCACACTGGTAAATCATTTGTTGGGATTTCTGTATTTAACATGCCGTCTATTTCACTACACAGATACCAAAACCCAATAGGCACACTTAACGAGCCATCGGGCAGCTCAGCAAAATATTCTCGTATCAAGTCTTCCCTAAACTCTGCTAAATCTGCTATACGCTGTGTTTCTGCTTCCTCCGTCCACGTTCTTTGTTTTTCTAAACGCTGAATTTGATAAGAAGCAGTTTTGTTGTCAGCTGTTAAATACTTTTTGATCGCTTCTGTATGAGGACTGGTAATAATGATTTCAATGCCATTCTCTTGCACTACGCCAATCGTATCTGGAAACGCCGAAAAGTTTGTGATTTTTGACACTTATTTTTTCCTTTTATCTTTTTTTATTAAGAGAGATTTTACTGTGAATATGCGATAAAAAACAAGAGCGAGGAAAAAATAAATTGTTGAAATTTTTACGATTTACCATAATTTCGATGGTATTTGGCTAAGCAGTCAAAATCTAGTATAATCAGAGAAGTGTTCTTTTTACTCTTACGTCCTTACAGGAGTGTCTAACGATGAAAGTACTTGCAATTCTTGGTCTTTTGGTTTCTACCGTAGCTTGTGGCAGTGATTCTTATAATCAATTTGCCCCAGATAATGATTTGTATCTACAAGATTGTTTAAATTGCGAAAGTGCAGGAGGCGTTAATGAACAAGAATTTAAAGATATCATTAAAGCCGGCATGGATGTTTATACTCCTATCGCAGAAGCTAATGATGAAACTTTAATAATTAATGGAAGATGGACAGATTCTACTGTAAATGCTAACTGTCAACGTTCTGGCGGTAAAGTAACTGTGAATATGTATGGTGGATTAGCAAGAAGACAAGAAATCAGTCCTGCTGGGTTCGCCATCGTACTTTGCCATGAAATCGACGGACATGCATATAGCGGCGCACCTTATATTAGTCCTTTTAATAAAATGAGTGCCGAAGGTCAATCAGACTGGGCGGCTACAAAAGGTTGTTTTGAAAAAATACAAGCCCTTGTGCCAGAACTTCAAATACAACAAGAAACTTACGAAAGTTATATTCTTAATAAATGTACAGAGATTTTTGGAGAAAACAACATTCGTTGTTTAAACGGCCTTGAAGGAAGTCAATCATTAGGTAATTTACTTGCAACACTCATGAAAGAGCCTTTACCTTCTTTCGAAACTCCAGATCCAACAGTAGTAACAGTAACTGAACTAAGTTATCCAGCCACCGTTCAATGCCGCCTTGACTCATATGCGGCAGGCGTTTTTAAAGATAAGCGCCCTGCTTGCTGGTATAAGAACTAATAAGCTTCTATATAATCCAAATAACCAATCCGATTGCTTCGAATTCTAGCAACAAAAGGCTTAGTAGCGATTATAATTGCAGAATCAAAAGGCACCTTCTTTGTTATGTATAAATGGCGCAAAGAAGCGTAATTCAAATTTAACTCTTTTGCCCATTCCATCATTGTTTGCGTTCTTCCTTCGTGCTCTACAATAACACACGTACTTCTATTGTTAGATTGAACAACAGGCAGTGCCCATCGACAGTTCTCAGGGTAATAAGATAATTCACCATTTATTCGATCTACCGTGTGATAATCAGAAGGAGGATGACCCATATCAGTTAAAAAAGCTCTGAACGATGTACGCCAGCGATCACAAACCGTTATCCCCTTGGCTCCATATAAGTAATACCGATTGTTCTCTGGAGAATAACATCGCAGCTTCATGGCCAACCAACACATGTGCGAATGCTTTTCTGTTTGGTCGTGTAGCTCTCGACCTTTTGATAAATTAATTTTCTTAAAATTCTCAGAGGCCACTTCAGAAGAAAAACAACCACACGACTTAGATTTACCAACAAAAATATTATAAAACACCACATCTTTAATAGTCTGTAGAGAACATTCGCATTGAACTTTCGCATAATATTCGGGACGCCCTGTTTTTGATCGTTTCATGCCAGCATCAGCGATTATCGTCCATCTGCCAAATTTTCTTCCAATGTAATCTGCAATATTATATTTAGCCACAACCACCTCTTAATTTTTGTATTTCTTAAGAGGTATTGTTTCAGCGTTTTAAATAAAGAACAAGCTTGGCTAAATTAGTTAAAATGTCAAAAAAATGACTACTCCACTTTAAGCCAGAACAGTGTAGGCTGTTCTAGCTTCTTTGCACACTCCGCTAAAAAGTCAATATAAGCTTGATCAATATGACTATGAAATGTCCAAACATCATTTAAAGTTTCTAATTTCCTTGCCTTACGATAGCCACTACGTTCTTCTCCTTCTACATACCCCGCAGTTTCAAATTCGACAATCAGCTTTCCCGAAACAGTAAGGTACATAGTATAGTCACCAGAGTAAGTACCAGTCTCCACGTCAACATCGTCATAGGAAAGCACTTTAAATCCGCGAAAACACACAGGCGGCTTGTTTAGCGGATATATAACAAATTCTTTATCTTGTTCGAAAACAAAAACACCAATTTCAGTAAAATCAAGCAAAGGAAGCTTCTGACTCATACGAGTCTCCTTAATATATAGTCACACCCAATCCAAAGATGTAACATTTTTAAAAACATTGTAGAAACGCCATGCTCCTACAAACACGAACAAACCACTTGTCCGATAAAATGCTATTAAAATAAAAAAAGAGAAGAAGCAAGGAGGTGGCGTGTGTTTTTAAGTAACGGGAGTTGCTGATAGCTTGTGAATGCCTTTGAAATAGCATCCACCTTCGCAATTCTCGGAGTCGATCCTTAAAACATGTTCAGCGTGGATTTGCGAACTGTTTGCTGTGTGAGAATTGTGTAGTATGACTTTACCTTTGCACAAATAACATCTCACGCTTAATTGTCGTTGTAATGCATCTTTAGCTGAAGTTCTCATCCATTTTATTTCTTTGCCAGCAGGTGTAATAAACGTTCTTTTAGCGTCTACTTCAATCATTAATGATGGTTTTCCCATAATCTCCCCTTTATTTAGTAACTGTTTCGCTTGGAATTGTTTGCAAGATAAAGGCTACGTCATCTGGTGAGAAAAATTTGCTAAACAAATATTCACGATGTTCTCTGAGCTTTACCTTAGCTTCAGCGTCACATACTATTTTATTACCAGTTAGGTGTTTTGGTAATTGTTTTAACAGTTCGTTATATGTGCCCCAATATCCCTTTTTGAGTACTCCATTGTTGTCTGTACTTAAACAAGAATAAGAAGGTTCTTTTTCAATTGTGTTTAGCCAATGTGCATAGGTGAGAACGTCGGATCTTGCGTCTCTATCTGCTACATTAAAAGGCTGTTCTCCTATTTTCCCCCAAGGATAAAACAGAGATAATGGATTGGCGATGAGTTGATTTTTCCAATCAGGAAGTTGCGAAAAATTATATATTTTACTGGCAACAATTTGATTAAACATGGATGCTAAAACATACAGATTAGATGCGGCATGTGTTTTGTGAAGAGCTGAAACACCAAGAGCAATACAAGGCAAGGTAGACATAAAATTCCTTTTCTGGCTTAGCCTAGAAATGATTTAACAAGATACTTCGCTAACCAATATTGGTTGCGCTTCTTGCAAAACATAAAAAAGGAAAAGTGTCAAGAAAATTTATAGTGGAGCTGGTTTTTCGGCAATTGGGCATTGAGTTTCGTTTAGAATAACTATCATTGGCACGATAATAGTTTGAAAAAATATAATACCTACAGCGGCGTTTACTGCATTAATTTTATAGACTAGTTTTGGATTTTTCAATTCGTCATCAAACGCGCCAATGCAATCTCCGTATTGAGTTTTGCTCGTGCAGCTTACAAATAATATGCTTAACAGTAATAAAATAATTTTCATAAAACCTCCATATGTACGATTAAATCACAAACAGAACAGGCTGTCCATCCTCGTTTTGTACGAATCCACAACCCAAATAAAAATTCGCTACGGGTAAATCTTTAACGTATTCATCTTGTGCGATAGTAGAGTGATTTTCTATTTTTCTGTTTAAGCCAGCTACACAAATTGGCTTGGCGTGTAATAGTTCCATTTCTTCTTCTAGCCCAGTTGAGTTGCCTAATGCAGCATAATCTTCTTTTGCTATTTGTTCACTTGCTGTAATTGCGTCATAGGATGGGTTTAAATCAGTGAAATAGAGCATTCCAAGATTGCTTAGTCTTTTTGATACAAAGTTCCATTCTTCAAGATCATCACACATATTACTAAGCTCGAAAACGTCAATTTGTTGGTTTGCTATGTGTTCGATGATTTGTTTAAGTTTGTTCCAATGTTTTTCTGTGTACATTAATTAGCAGCCGCAGTTCTTTCAATGGTTAATTTTTGATCGGGCTTTAATATCACGAGGTTGCCTTCATTGTCAACAGTGAAGCCTTTAGGAATATGAATAAGTGTACATCTACAATTAGGATGACTCTGAGCGGGCGTTAAATACCAATCCTTACGTTTTTTGCTTATATTATATCCAACGGGTTTAATGTCTTTAAATCGATAAAGTTTAAGCGTACCATCAGGATGTCTGCTCCAATCCGAACATGTATCGCAGCAACGGGTGTCGCGAACGCTAACGCTTGCCACTAGCAGTTCATCTTCATCTCCTGCAAAAATCTCCATAATAGCTGCGTGAGTACCGGCACCGCTTGCCATTCCAACTTCTGTATTTACTAGTCGATCCCAATCTGTACTGTATTGCAGAGTAGTATCTTTCAGATGTTGTTTCATTTGAATTAAAGACATTTTTCGTTCCATAACATCTTTAACAGATTCTTTGATTAATGCTTGTTTGGCTTCAACGGTTTTAATTTGCGAAACGGTTAAATCTCGTGCCTCTAAAAGGTCGTGATAGTTTTCGTGAATATTGCTGATATTGGTATTATTGAATTCAGCAATTTGATCTTGAATGGCTTGTAATAATTTATTTCGATAATCCAAAACGTATTTATCACACCAATTGCCAGAGTGTTCATTAACAAAATCTAGGGCAAACTTTAAAGTATTATTGTTAATCTTAGGTGCAGTAAGTCCTTTAAGATCTTCGTAATATTGTCGTTGGGTGTCTACTGAATTTAAAAAAGTGCCAAACACTATGCCTGCTGGGATTCTGTTTTTTAATCCAAGGGCTTCTACTATTTTTTCTACATCTTTACCAGCGCCTTTACCCATGAGTATCCATTTAATAGCGGCGAGATATTTATCGATGATTCCTTTAGTGAAAGATAAATCTAATTCAACTCTAGGTATTTCGCCGGTAAATCCTCGTTTGCTGCTGGAGCCGATTAAATTCATAACATCTTTGGGATCGGTTTTGGCAAGCTTTTCTTGTTTCATTTGTTTAAAAATAGCTTCGAGCATTAAATCATTTATAACTTCGAAGCCTTCATTTGCCATGGCTATAATTTGATCTAAAAACTTATCTTGTTTTTGGCAAGGCAGGTTATTCTTCAGTATCTTTTTTAATGACATCTTCCACTCCTACCTCAATATCACTACTACAAAAATGTTTTCCTAGTTCTTCTACTATTTCCATGGAGAAAGAGCCGATTGCATAAATTGTATCGTCTGTATTGCCTTGATTCATATCTGCAATACATTCTTTCATTTCTTGTATTTCTTCGCCGTTCTTAATTAGTTCAAGTTTTTCTGTACCGCTTTTTTCTGCTTTTTCAACTTGTGCTGGGGTAAGAGCAAGAAACTGAGAAATTTCTTTAGTTGAATGGGAGCTGAAATCTTTTTGTCCAGCGTAGTTAAACCAGCAATAATTACTTAAGGCGTCATTTACGTACCAAGGGCAGCCAGGCAGATCAGCACTTTCACGTTTGCCGCATTGGACAAACTCTATTCTAAGTAAAGCTGAAGGGCATGGCTTGTTGGGTAGGTTTTTTAGCTTTCTAGTACATAGCCTAGAGAAGCGGCTGGTTTTGGTGAACGCCACTGTTGTTTTCCTTAATTGATTCTGCGTGGGCTTTCATTAGAGCTTGGTAGTCTGGGCTTTTAGACAGAAGAAAAACCAAATGATCTTCCATTACATCAATGCGAGCTTTTAGTGCGGTACCTGCTGCTAGTACTTCATTTAGTTTGCCTAATATGTGTTCAACGGGCGTAGCTTTTAATAAATCGATATCGTTACTCATAGGGAACCTCCTTAACTTAATTATCTCAACACCCTACGAGTAAGTCAAACCCACTAATTTAAATTAACTTTTACCCAAGATTCAAATAAAGATTCAACAGAGCTTTTTTGCATTGGTTCGGCGAGTTGTTTAGAGTTGCGTTTATATATTTCGCGTAAACTCTGGGATTGTTGCATTGGCTCTTGTGCTTGTTCTGGAGATGCTTGTTGATCAGGTTGTGGTTGATTGGCTTGTTCGATTTGTATTTGCCCTGTTTGTAATTGTTGTGCTGACATGGCGGTTTGCATTTGAGACTGGGCTTGCTGATCTTGAATCGGTGTGACTTTAAGTTGTTGATACACTTGGTTCATATTTGTATCGATAATAAAGTCGTATGCTGGATTGTTTTCGGCTTCTTTATCGGCTAAAAAGTACTTGCGGTACTCCCAATACTTCATGTTTTTTGCAACAAATTGATTAAAGTGAGGGCAAAGTGGAGCGTCGCCGGCAAAAGGGAAGGGATCTGTTCTATCAGAATCACACCATAGAGAGTTCATCGTCGCAGTAGTATTAAGTTCGTTTACATTACGACTGACGATAGCATCTCTGGTATCTTCACCAACGCCGGAATAACTAATAGCGAATATTTCTTTACCTTCTCTAAAATGATCAAATACAATGGCATTAAGTCCATCATAAATAACATCCAAAAGCATTCTCAAGCCTGTTTCTTCACCATATACTATTTCGGTTTGTTTTCCTGCCTGAGTCATAGAGCCTTGTGCACTTAACCCTAGAGAACCATAGCCCATTTCCATAGGACTGATTTGAAATGCCGAACATAATGCACGTACTATATGCTCTTCTAAATGTAAAAATTCCAAGTCTTTTGGGGATTGATTAAGTGGGATGAAATTAGCTTTAACAGGCCCACCAATAACAGGAATTACATTAGAGTTGTCAGTACGGGTTACGAAGTTGTGGAATTGTTGTCTAAAGTCTTCAATATCATCTTCGGATAATTGAGCGCTGGGGCTGGTACTTTCTAACACCAACATCCCTTTAGATGCCATGCCTTTAACAAACTGATTTCTTAAATAAGTTAAAGTTTGTTGGTGAACATAAACCATATAAACAGCAAGTTCAATCGGGGCTAAAGGGTAGCTATTTAAATCAAATAACGCTTGACTCTGATAGTTCCAAATAACCAAATCGTCTTGAGTAAAAAAGTTTACATCTTGCCCATCAATTCTTTGCACATAAGCTACTGGTCGCTGTACTGGCTTTAACTCAGTGTATGCTTCTAAGTCTTTTGTACTTTGATAATGAGTATCGTCTCCCACTGCAAGAGTAGGTACTTCGCCATCCATAACGCGATAAATCGTTTCCACAGGTACAGGACGAAATAATATTGCCAAGCCAGATTGATCTCGAATAATCTGAGTTGCACATCTGCCAAAAGTTAATAAGTTTCTAGTTTGTGCTTGGAGAAATTGGTATAAATTACAGTTTTTAAAATCAGCATCAGAAGTAACATAAACTAGATTAATTAAATCCTGATCTTTAGTACCGCAATGCATAATCCAATCTAAAATTGACTTACCTTGTTCATTGCGTATGTGTTTGGCTTGTTCAAAATCTTCTTTATTACCAAAGTTCTTTAGAGATAGTGCATTAAGCTCTCTAATCCGAGTACCTTTATCGAACTTAGATTCAGAAGGCCGACCAATGGAAGTTACTTGCGCTGCTCGTTTAGAGATAATTGCCGAAATGTAAGGATCTATAATTGACACTTCTCTAAGCTCAGTATCGCTTAATCGTTTAAACCCTTTTTGCTCTACCGCTCCATACGATGCTTGAGTACGTCTAGTACCAAACACAACCTTAGATTGAGTGGTTGAATCTAGTTTTTCTGGAAACTCTTGTGGCTTAACTGATTTCCTCATCTCACCAACAAAATGATCAGTAGAAAACGGTTGTGGATCGATTTCTACTATCGGCCTTTTAGTTTTTTCAATAGGCTTACTAATTAAATCAACTTTTTCGGTTTTCTTTGTCGATTTTTTTAATGCCGAATCTTTCTTCTTTGTCATTTAATTATCCTTCTATTGCGCCTGAAATTTGGCATCTTAGAGCAACAGAATTTAAAGAATTATTAGTTGCTGTGATTTGTGTGGTTTTTAAAGTACTAGTAAACTGCGCTGAATCAGAACCTAATTTTTCAATAATCAAACCTTGTGAGTTGCCATCAAAAGTTAAAGTTAACTCGCCTGATGCAATAATATGAGCAAACCTAATCATGTAATCAAATATAACTAAACCGCCTGATACAGCAGATTCATTCGTAGAATAGGGATTTAAAAATTCAATATAATCATTGGTTATTCGTAAGATTTGAAAAGTGCCTCTGTTGTAGAAATTAAAACCAACATTATTGATAATTACGAAATCATGAACGCGAGGTTGAGTGGTAGTGGGTTGTACAAAGATTTTAAATGCAGTGGCAAAGGATGTGCTTAAATCGACAATTGCTTCTTCGCCAAGTAAACCCTCATCGTTAACTACAATGTATCCCACACCTTTAGATTGAATAGTTAAAAGTTTGTCACAATTAAAGGCGGCAAAAGGACTGGTAAACGAGTCAGTGTTGCGTTCTATCCATAGTTGATCGCCGGTGTTAACGGTTGTTGTGTCTATTGGGGTACCGGCTACGGTCATCAGTTTCATTGAACGTGGGCCAACTCTTGTTAGAGCAACTTGAGTGGTAGCGTCTATTCCTATTGCTCTTAATGATCGGAATAATGGGTTTGCGCCTACGCCATTCCACGTCATTCTAGTTGTTTCTTCTAATTCATTGGGGCGAGAGATATCAAATTGAGTGGTAGCAATACTAGCTGATAAAGTTCGTTGTGTAGAAACAATAGTACTGGTTTCTCCAGATGCAATAACAGTTTCTGATGATCTAACATTGGCTACGGCTATCTGACTAAATGTATCGGTAATGTCAGAAAGTCTAATTTTGGGATTCTCTACATTAGGATCGACATAAATCAAAACAGCTGTAGATAGATTAAGAAACGGCATTGGTAATTCTCCTTAAGTTTTATCGGTAATATTGCCATTGTAACATCAACCAAACTTGAAGAATATCCCACCACCTCGCCTATTCTCTTTTTCGGATGCAATGCGCTCTTGATTCAAAGTAAAGGAGGGTGAGGCTTGCGCTAATGGTATGGCAAACGGAATATTAAACTTAGGCGTTAAATCTGCTATGCCATGTTCTCGTAAAAAATGATCGCTCATCTGTTTTTTTGCTAAAGCTATTTGAGCATCAAGGTTATTAGGATCACGAGCAGCTTCAAACAAATCTTCAGTGGAAACTTCTTTTCGATTGTTAGCAGCAAAGTGTATTTCTGATTCTGAGACAAAAGGATCTAGCCCGTATCTCAGAGAATCTTGCGCATGATTAAAATGATCTTTGTCATATTTTTCAAAATTATACCCAGTTTGCGTGCGTTCGTGTGTCCATTTTTGAAACTCTTCTATCATGTCCACACTTAGGCGATCATCTAAAATACAAAAATTAACTTCTTGAGTTGCTACGTTCCACAACAAAGAGCGTACTTGAGATACTCCGGTTTCAATTCGTGCTGGTTTAACATCTCTGGTAGGTAAGTAGTGTTTGGCAAAATAGGTCGGAGCCGCAGCATCAGCCATATCAGGACAAATTAAATCTGGCGCAAACGCCTTACCATATGTATTAACGCAATAAAGTGCCCAATCTTGGTTTGAGTAGCCTGTTTTTAATTCGGAATGTAAAACAAAAGCTCTTTGTTCTTTTCGACTATAAGCGACAATTACCAAGGCAGCTGGATCTGTATATCCCCAGTCAATTCCCCAATGTATCTTCCACCCACGTTCTTTTAATACTTTATATAAATCTCTTTTACTCGGTGTAACTAACTTTTTATCATCAGGGTTTTCACTGGCTAAACATTTTTCATACGCTTCTTCTGTTAAGTTCATAGGATTAAAATCTTCGCCACGGGTTATCCAGCGGTAAGCAGCTTTAGATTCTTTAACGTGGAGATGAGGCGAAAACATAGGAAACACTAAACCAGAACTTTCAGGTTTCCAGTTTAAAATTTGTGAAATGATTTTTTTAGTATCTTTAACATCACGTAATCGGCCTGCTACGAAATTGGCTGTTCGGAGAGAAGGAGAGGTGCCTGTTTGTTTTGTTGCTCTGGCTTGGCACGCTACGAAAGCACCGCAAGTTCTACATCCATGATAAGCAAGAACTTCTATATAATTACTTTTGTTTTCTAGTTCAGCAGCAGCCTCTCCCCATATAATTTCCAAAGTATCTCGATGTATTAATGCTGGGATTTTTGGTTTTTCTGGCTGATGCAAAGCGGTTGGACATTTTTGCATAAAATCACCAAGTGACCATTTATGCAATCGAATGCCTTTAACTTCTGGGTTTTCTGCGTCGTCTATAAGAGATTGTAATGGACCACCTGAAAACTTACGCGATGATAAATAAACAGAAACCGGATCAAACCCTTCTTTCATAGTTGGATCGGCTACATTTGCAGCTTCAGACATAATATCTGGATCTAGCAAATCAATCTCGTCGCTGATCATTAAAGATCCCCTGGCAGAATTTGTACCCTTTAAAGTCGCTACCATCACGACTATCTTGCAATCTTTTTTGTCAGTAAATGAGTTTGGAGGTAAGTTATTTAATATTTTTTCTTCTTTGTTGTTAATATCGGCATAATCAACAACTTCAGGTATCATTAAGAATTTGTCGAGGTATTTAATACACGCTTGACTTTGTGTTTTTGTAGCAGCTAACTGACAACAATCTCGACGAAAATGCAACATTCCGTAGAAGTGTAAGATGGCGCTGCACAGAGTGTTGTGAGTTACTAATCCATTTTGAAGACAATAAAGAGAAGTTGGAGAATCAACCGTAATATCGTAACAATGATATTTTCCCGCAGGAATTACTTTGAAGCCTAATCCGTCGTGTTTAAAGTTGCGTTCGGTGAATAGTTCGTATTCTAGTTTCCATTTCTTGCTAGGAGTCACAAGATAAGGATCTAATTCCTTAATAATTCTTTTGCAGATATTATTATTGTTGATAGTAAATTTAAAGAGAGGTCCGTTTTTATAAGCATAATCAGGATTTGCTCCCCATCTGTTTTTGCATGTAATAGTAGATTCGTATTGCCATAAAACAAAAACGGCATATTGAACAGCACGTACAACCTGTTCTGCTTGCATTCCCAACGATATACATAATGTGTTTTTGTTAAAAGCTTTGCCTACATTAACGCTGCCATCTGTATCTATAATTCCTGCAACAAAATTTAACAAAGTTTCTCTATCCCATGAGTAAATTGCACTCCAATCTACTGTTTTTTCATGTGCTTTTTTATTCCTGATATGTTGTTCATAAAAATCAGAAAATATATATTTCACCCCTGGGCGCTGCGAGTGAATAATATAACTAAAATTATTGCTTCTTAATTTTAAATAGGTTGTATTTAACAAACCAGCTACTTTTTCTGGGATTAGTTCATTGGCACTTGATATTCTTAATCCGCATTCCGTAGAGCAACCGTCACCTAAGAAAGCACCTAGAGCATATGCATAAGGATCGTGTGTATTTCCTAATGGTAGTGCCAATTCTTTTCGAACAACTCTATCTCTAAAGTTAAAATCTTTTACTTTTTTGACTTCATATTTTTCTATAAAGCCTCCTTGTTGTCGCCATTTTCCTCGCGTTAACCAAGGATGTTCTTCAGTACACGTTGCCCAGATTTTTCCTCCCCATGTTAAATGTACGCATTCTTGGATTCCCTGATCCCATACTCCAATAACTTTTATTTCTTTTGCATGTTCATCGTAAACTGTATCGCCAATTTTTAAGTTTTGAATTTCTACAGGGCCGGAAGGAGTTGCAATTAATGTAGTTTTTTCTATACATTTCATTCCATTTCGATTTACAGCTACCACATGCCTAAAATCACCGGAATTAGTTAACATGGTATTGTATATAGACCACATGAATTCAAGCGGATTGGAAGTTGATAATTCATCTACATTATATCGGGGCAAGTCTATATTAAGAAACATTTTAATATGGAGATATAGCTCTTCCTTAGAAGAACAAACTTCCCAAAATTCACGTTTTCTATATTCTTCGGGCGTCAAAATTACATCATTAACCTGCATTTATAATTCCTCTTGTTATTAAAGGAATTATAAACGATTAATGATCAAATATACTAGCCATTGGATTTTTACTTTTTAACGGCAGGCAATGTTGGCTCTAAAGTTTTCTTTAATTCGTCGATCTCAGCCTGTCTCGCAGCTGCTAATCTTTCATCCTGCTCTTTTGCTAACTTGTCATATGCAGTACTAATATCAATAGAATCATTAACCGAATTATTAAGCTGATTAACACCTTTTTTCCAGTTTGCTTTAATCTTCGCTTGCCGTGCCTGATCTTTAATAAACCAAGTAATAAATAAATTTACCAACGGAGTAACGAGATTTAATATTGCTACTATCATTGTTCTTGATATCCTCTCGTGGTTATACGGTGTACTTTGCCAGACTTAAGCCCAACTGCCCGATATACACAATCTCCAGTGTTCATTAAATAATAACAATAAATGCCTGTACACTCCATCGGATTACAACCTTCTCTTGCTACTACGTCACTACCTTCCGATAACTGAATCATTTGCTTTAAGCCTGCCGGAGATTGACACAATGTTGCACCAACCGTTTTAATCGTTACACCATCACACGTGTTATAAGCTTCCATGTTTTCTTTTTCACTAGTAAAATCTATAACAGCACTTTTAATAGCGCCCAGTTTTGTCAGACTCTCTACCTTCATTAAACAACTGCCAACGTTTTCTACTAAAGGACGGGGTTGATAAACAAAAACATAAGGATTTGTGGTTGGACTAAAAATCCTAACACGCCTATGACAAGTAGTAATAAATAAACGCTCAGTATCTTTTGGTAAGGTAAATTTAAATTCTCTATAAGCTTTGTGTGGTACTACTGCCAATCCTTTATACGCTACACCGTCAATGCTAAATTCAAGATCGGCTGGGATTTTGAATGTGTCTAAAGAACTACCCATTGCTTGCGATATGTAAATTGGCGCTGGTGTTGCACAGGAAATTAACAATAAAAATAACGGAATAAATCTCATAAACCCTCCTTAAAGTGCCGCAATATCTGCGTCACGTTGTGCAAGCCGTTGGATGCGCCAAATGTTAAATGCCGTAGCTTCAGCTAATTTTCCTGTTACATATGCTTGGGCTGCTTCTGTAGTAGGAAATATAGCAGGAACATATGCAGCAATATTAAGAGCCATATCATTCCAGCTTTGGTTTACAGTGCTGGCAACAACTCTATCTTTTGTGCCATAGACAACGTACATCTGGGAATCTACATCAGCGTTAAAACTGTCTTTTAAAGCTGCTATTTGTACAGCTTTAGTTGCCTCTGCTTTGGCTGCTGTGTCTTCTACGATAGACAGAACGCCTTCGGTGTCTACTACTTTTAAAAAGCGTAAGTCTAATCCTTCGGGTGTTTCTATTTGCACAAAATTCTCAGAATCAAAGCCGTTGTAAAACACCTCGAATATCTGAGTTACTGCTAAATCTAATTTTCCAATTAATGCGTACATAAGCTATTCCTTAAATAAAGTACCAACCAGAAACGTCGATAGTAGCGGCACCCGTACCACAAGCCAGCGCCCTAAACGTACCTCCAATTTCCGATCTATTTGAACCTGAACTGTCAGCTACTACGCCAAAATCTTGGTTGCTTGTTCCATACACAACTACCGTACCATTTACATACCCAGAACTATTTCTAGTTGGTACATTAGGAGGTGTAGTAAAAACAAATGAAGTTAACGCGGTTAGGCCGTTAGCTGTAATAGATAGGCCAGTAATCCTACATTCAAAAAAGCAAATACCGTTTGATACGCGGTATTTTGCCCCAGTTATTGTGGTAGATCCTGGTTTAGTCATATTTGATACAGGTGTTACCGTGGGGTTCCATACTGATTGGCTAGGATTTGCATCCTGTGGAAATTGAGCTATTGCCCCAACCACATCACCGCTTAAATGATTAGGAGAACTGTCTACCCAAGTCCCCTCGCCAATGCCCTCCGGCTCTAGATCGAGGACTGCGCCATTTTGTACTAAACTCATACCTGTAAAGGTTGTAGGCGAACCCGATGTTCCCGATACGTCAAATTCAAGGCCAAAGTTAGTTGATGCTGCATTTACTGTTAAATCAATATACGTCATACCTGCGGTAATCGTATATGCACTAGAACGTGCTCCAGAACCTGCTGCGTTTGTTAAAAGAACTTGTACAGTAATTCCTGATGGAATCGATGCAGTAAAATACAATCTGTATACTTTTCCTACGACTAAATTACCAACTAAGTTTAAAATACCAGCAACACCAGTAGAGGCAGTATTTACACCTGTCCAGCTAGAAGTTGTACTAGAAAAGCCACTTTCAAAAGTAGATCCTGAGTTAATAGCCGCTACAGTTAAAAAATTTGCAAAAGAAGCTCCGTTATCTTCATAATCTAATTTGCCGCCATCACTATATCGAGATAGCTTGGCTGCTGGTAAAACATAACTAAATAAAGCTGCGCGAGAAATATGCTTAGTGACTCCAACGTCTCCTGAAATCCTGAAGTTAGGTGAGCCTGCAATATTTCTTAAAGTCTGTCCTGTTATTATTTCAGATACACCATTTAAAGTAACAGTTATTGTAGTACCTGAACGAGATACTATAATAGTTTGGTAAACACCGTCTATTACTTTTAAAATTGTAGTAGGAGATGTTGTTGTAAGTCCTGCTCCACCTACTTGATAAAGTTGGATAAAATTAGAAGCGTTTTTCTGAAGAAAACAAAAGTTATTACCGTCAACATAGAAAAAAGCTAAGTTGTCGGCAGTAGTGCTTTGTTTGAAAACACCTGCCACAAGGATAGTAAAATCTCCATTACCTACCGACATAAGACTAGATACAGCAGTTTGTATACTTCCTGCACCACCTGCATCAAAGAAGTACGACGCCTTATCCGCAGCCGCATTTTGTATATTTTGCACAGATGGCAGTTGATTACCGTTCGTATTGGACACAGGTAAATCAGGATCGAAAGTTAGCATGTCGATGATGCTGTTATCTGCTTTTTTGCCTTTGATCTTCGTATTGCCGCTCGCTCGCGGGTTCATAAAAATGCGATCACTCGTCATGTTAACTTCCTTTCAAATTAGAATTACTCTGACTATCCATTAAGAATAGCGGCCTTGTCTGCGTTAAATTGAGCTGATCTTTCGATGCAGAATAAAGAGTATGCCTCACATGCAGCTACTTTAGGTGTTGCATAAGCTAGTACTGCTGTTTCATCTGCGAACAAATTACCTACATAAGAAGAAGGCTTCGTAACCATCTTCTCCCATGTTAAGTACTGTCTTGTTGCACTGTTTTCATTCATGGTACCGAATAAAGCAAACATTGCATCTGTGATGTCTTTATCGGAGATGGCTTTAAGAGCTGCTACCTGCTGCGCTTTGGCAGCTTCTGCTTTGGCCGCAACCTTCTCGCTGTCTCCTACCAAAGTTATTACGTCTTCGATTAAGACGGCTTTAACACAGTCGGCAGATAAGCCTTCGGGGAGTTCTAAATGTACGCAAATAGGCTCAGTGTCTGAAACGCTCCGCCCAGGGTTAACATCATCTTTTTCTTCTGCGATATAGTAACCTCTAACTACTAACTCTTCCTTGTTTACCATAACAAATGTTTTCATAATTAAGCTATCCTTATTGCTTCGATTGACCCGCGCCAACTTGGAGTTCCGCCTGTATATTCTACGCGCCCTGTAACGTAAAAGGTGGTCGGAGTGTATATAGTTACAGTTTTGTGTGGAACAGTAAGCGTTGGGATACACGTTTGCGCAACATATATTCCGAAGTTTACAAAGTCATACCCAAAGGTAACTCCATCGGGCACGCCACTGGTTACCCCCGTAGCTATAGTTGCTTCAAAATAACTTTGTCCTGTTCCCGAGCCGCCGGGAGATGCAATAGCGCTGATTCTCCATGTGCCGGGAGATAGAGTGATGCCAGTTAATGCTAAATGATTACCTGTAGTAGTAGCGTTCACCGCTACAGTTAGCTTACTATTTACAATTTCCCTTTTACAATTCGTCGGCAATGCCCCGGTAGCTGCACCATGTAGACCGTTGCCAGAAGAGTCTAACCATAGATTTGTTGGTGTACCTGTTAAGGTTTGTGCAACAATCCCCTCCGGCTCCAGGTCAAGGACTGCGCCAAGTTGATATAAAAACATATTGTCCAATGTAGCTGTAGTTGTACCGTTCGCTAAAATACCGATATAAGTACTTAGACAGGTAAATTCTACGGTATTTGTTGCATTTGCAGTTAAAGTATTAGACGCAGCTACTTCCACCCCATTAACTATCTTTTTAGTTACTGTTGCCCAAGTATTATGTAACCATAGTGCGCCTGTAACATTTCCTACAGTTACGGTTAACCGATATTTATTACCAATAATAAAACCGTTTCTTTTTATTCCAGAGGTATCGGTAGCTCCTGTAAAAGTTACCTGTCCACCCGTGATAAGAACATTCACGTCAAGCGACCAATATCCGGTGTTGCTGCTAAAATCCTGATCAGCAGCTACGGTATTTTTTAATCCCCCTCCAATATCCTCCCAATCGAGCTTAGCGCCGTCGCTATATCTTTGGATCTTTTCTGCGGGGAGGGCGTAGTTGAGAAGAACACAGCGTGATATTTGGTTTGGGTAACATAAACCATTATCATTAATTCTTAGATCAGAAGTTAAGTTTACCATACCTGTGTAAGAGCCAATGGTCGATCCTGTATATGGTATCGATACCCCATCAATGTAAATTTTAAATCCTGAAGGAGATAGTGATCCGTCGTGCGTCACTGCAATAGTATGCCAATTTAAATCCTCGACTAATCCCGTAGCTGTAATTGCTTGTATATAATTAGTATTATTTGTTGAAAACAACTGGATTCTTACTGCGCCAGCGTTGTTACACATAACTAAATACTCTTTTGCAGAGCCACCATATTCTTTACCAATATAAAGTCCTTCATCAGCAAGATCGAGTCTTTTGAATGTACCAATTATGCTAATCGCACCTAATATAGATAGGTTGTTATTATCAGCAACTACTATGTTACTAGTGTTTGTAGCACCAGCATTAAACTTATAACTCGCCTTATCCGCCACCGCGTTTTGAATATCTTGCATAATGTCGTGAGTGAAGCCCGTTGCGTCATCTCTCAAAATTAACTTGTTCGTCTTGACTGTCATTGCTGTCTCCTAATCTGTTTTAGTCCGATGCCGACTTTAATATGAAATATAAAAGCTTGCTTTAGGTGCTATAGCTTTAGAACACGCCAAACCACCGATTGAGGGGCTCCTGATGTTTGTGTATATTGTATGTTTTGCCCACTTAAAGTGATTATTCCAAAGCTCGTATTAAGTGCCTGAGCTAAACGAGTTCCTCCATTTGCCGACATGACAATAGCAAAGGCTGAATAGTTTAGGCCGTCTACAGGGACTGATGCCGTTACTAAATAAGTCCCCATATCGCCACCGCCAAGATTTTGAACAGTATATATCGTCGTAGCAGTGCTGGTAGGTACTGTTAATTCACCGAATTGAGACGAAATTCTTCCATTAACTCTTAAAGTAATATCACCACTATTTGTTGGACCAACCGTCCAGTTTCCACTTTCAGAAGAAGATAGAGTTTCGGTAACAACCGAATTGTTCGATGATCTTTGGATTAAACTAAAAGTTCCTCTAGTACCTGCACTTGGGCCATAAGCATTTAAGTAGCTTATTGACGCGGAGTTCATTAGCCGTAATTTATTAGCTCCATGAAGCGTTGCACTACCGTCAACCCCAGAAATATCTAAACCGTTAGTTACTCCAACAGCACCATTAAACATATGCTTAGCAGTAGAAGGGCTGGCAGCAGTTACTGTTAGAGCACCTGTACTGCTCTGATTCAAAGTAGGGGTTGTCCCATCAGCAGCAAACAGACTAAAGCCCGATCCAACTGGAAACGTCGCGCTCTTGGTAGTACCAATGTACACGTCCATTGGTTGACCAGCTTTGGATTTTATAACATCAGCGTAAGCTGGCGCAGACAGTCCTGCTAAGAGTAAAAGTAACTTAAGTTTTTTAAACATAATTAAACACCTCTATAATTAATTTCGTTATATGTTCCACCAACAGCCTCAACTAAAGCATTAGTAATTGTTCCTGCATTAGAAACTCCTGTCTCAACAAGGTTTCTATCAGCAGCAGCACCTAAGCTAAGTAAATTAGTAACCGTTACGCCACTATTTACTGTAAGATGGTTTCTGGTCATTGTGTTATCATCGCCAGTTATGCTTACCGCAGTTGTTAAAGTAGTGGCAAATATCCAAGAAGCACCAACTACATCGTTATTATTACCAGAAATAACCAATCCTGCTGCGGTACTAAATGTTATCGCAGTGTTTGGCATGAACTTAATTTCAATATTGTTTTTATCTAAAGTTAATGTTGTAGCCTGTGTGTGGCTCTTACCCATTAAAATAGAATCACCAGCAGCAGCGTCGGCATATGCAGCAGCAAGGGTAGAATAACTACCAGTACCGAAGCCTACAAGTTTTGTGTATCCACCGTATTGCAAAGGAATCGCAGTAGCTAAAGGTGCATTACCTGCAACAATTTGGTATTTCAATGTTGAACTAGGAGTAAACCCAGTCCAATCCAAATAAATATTATCGTTATCCCAATTTAATACCAGACCATTTGTGTTAATAGTGCGAATCCGTCCTGCGGTTACATCCCACTCTAAAACAGTAGCTCCCTTAATCATTTCTTTATTGTCAAGGTTGTGTGTCAACATAGTTGTAGCGGTAGAATCAAGCCAACTTGAAGTATATTGATTGGCCAAAGCTACAGCAGTTTTTGTATATCTGTTGTTATAAAAAGCTTTAACTTCTAAATATTTTCCACCCGTGAAATCAAAGTTTGCTGTCTGTGTATCTATAGTTAACGAAGCTGCACTCTTGTCCATTAATAATGCACTTACATCTACAGACTGCTTATTTGTGCCGTCATAATAAAAGAAAGCAAAGTTCTGAGGCTCGCCAGTTAATCCATGAGATAAAACCAAAGCATTACTGTTTGTAGTTACACTTGTTTCATAAATTTCTACAGGATTTACTTCATCCAACATCATATGAATTTTGGAAGGACTTGTACCAAAAGCAGAGTTTGTACCTGTATAAGCATTTCCACTATCAGCAGTGTGAACAAATCCAACATACACATAACGATAAAGTTGAATTAAATCAGGAGAAGTTGTGCTTAATAAAAATTGACTTACTGTTGATACGTTTATTACTTTTCTACCATTATCAGTTAAAGTAATTGCATCGCTTAATTTCCAAAGGTCAATGTATAAATAATATGTAGTGCTATTCGCTGGGCTTGCAAGCAATGTAGCTAAATCAATATTTACATCAACATTAGTAGTAGTGCTGTCTGTTCCTGCGCCTGTTACTAAAGTGTATCCGTTGCTAAGTTGAATAAAACCAGCATTAAGTGTTGCTATGCTACCGTTCATCTCGCGTATTTTAAAAGAAGAATCTCCACCAGCTCCGCCAGATCCTGCACCAATAAACTGATTAATATCTCCAACTACAACATCAGACCAAGCTCCACCTGTGTACTGCAAAGGACAAATACCCACAGGTACGCCGCTCACAAAAGTAGGATATGTTGCACTGCCTAATGATGCATTTGGTTTTCCATAAAGAGCATATATTTTTTGATCAGCTCTTATTTCAAAGCCAATGTAACAATAATCACCATTCACTACCGTAGGTAATGTGGTAGGTGTTACAAAGTTTCCTGTACCAACACCAGAAGAAATATCGTATGTACCACTTAACCCAGAAATACTTTTGCCGTCTAAAAGAGGTAAAGTTTTCTTTCGTCCATCCGGCATGGTCACTGTGGTTGTACTAACTGTAAATACTTTTCCAGCAGCAGTTAATTTTGCCGGGATTAATAATGCAGTGTTTGCGTTGTCGAGAATGACGTTTAATTTTGTATTCGCTGGAGTAGCGATTTCAGAAAGAGCATTTGCGTTATTGATAGTGTTGGTTTGTGTTTCTAAATCAACAAAACCTAAACCAGTTGGAGAGTTGTTTATGGTACCGCAAAGTATAGTTTCGATTTGATCTGTTTTGCCTGCTAAGGACAGATCGATTGGAAAATTACCTTCATTTAGCGTAGCATCAGCAATGTAAACAGTAGTGCCGTTTGTTAACGATGCAGCAGGAATTACAATATAACACTGTAACCCGTCTACTACAAAAGAAGGATCGGGAGGAGAGAAAGGAGTTGTATTAAACACTCCCGTTACTCTTGTAAACTCATCGCCAGCCGGAATAGCAGCAAAGGAATTGTTAGCTAAATCAGTTTTTGTAGTATAGTCATCTTTAGCATTTGGTTTTGCAATGCGTACTATAACATTGCTTAGACTAGTTCCTTTGGTGTGTCGAATCAGAAAACTAATAGTAAATGTTTTATTTTTTAAGAATCGTGCAGTGTCGGATTTAATTCTGTGTCCAACGATTATATCTCCACCACCTGTTGCCCAAGTCACGGCAATGGAATTTTTCGACCAAGTGGTATTAGGAGTAATCACAGAGGAAACGGCTATTGTGTTTACACCACTGGAAGTAGTTTCATAGCCAAACCATCTGTCAACAGTCCATGTAGGGCTTGTAGTTAATGTAGCCGAACTAAATGATCGATTGTTAATGGCAAAATTACCGTTAACAAAGAAGTTTTGTTTGTCGTCATATGGTCTAAACATTGTATTACCTCAAATTACTCGCCAGTTTGTTGAACCGTCAGCTTTAAATCTATAAGTTTCGTTTTGTGAAGTGAAAGTGAAGGAGCTTAAGCCTTCAATGGTATCTGAACCTGATGTGACAGTGACTTTGTAATCATTTGGATTAAGTTTTTTAATGATTACTTCCATGCCTTTTAATGTGCTGGCTGATAACAAGTTAATACTTACATCATTTAAATTGGCAGCATCTACTTGTATTAGGGTGTGGCCTTTTGTCAGACTAAAAGCAGTGATAGGAGACATGATACTTGTAACTGGAGTAGAAATACCTCCGTCTACAGTTAGCATTGAGTATGTGTTTGAAGTTCCTATGGAGAAATTAACACCAATAGAGGGTGTCATTCGAGCCATTTCAGTATTACCGCATTTAAAGATAAACGGCATACCACTTGTGGTGCCGAGTATTAAACTGGCTGCAACGAAATTGCCGCCATTAAATGCGACTTGTTTCCATACGGCAGCTGCATTAGTATTGTCGGTACATAGATAAATTTCTTTTGTGTTTGTATTAAGCCAGAGTGAACCGTTTTTGTATGCGTCAATATCGGAGTTAGTATTTGGCGTTGCTGTTGATATAGCTAATTGTACTAAGTTGTCATGTCCCCCATCTCCAAATACGCCGCCATTTATGTTGGTTAAGAGTAAATGATCTGTAGGAGAGGCTGTGTCGTAAATCTGATGTATGCGAGAGATTCCGCCTACACTGTTTTCGATCACACTAGTAGCAGAACCAAGTGTTTTGAACTTACCAGCTATGTCTGTACATTGTAGTTCTATACAGCTGAATAAAACGCCACCTGTTACATAGGTTGAGAGAGGACTTGCAAGGTTGGCTTCTAAAGGTTCTTCTGGAGTAAAAACAGCAGCAATAGTGCCATTTCTTAAAGTCCAAAATACGCATCTACGAAAATATCCCACAGTACTTGCAGGAAAGGTAATTGCAATGGCAGCGTTGTTTGTGGTTTGTGTCTGAAAATCAATCCAATTGTCTACAAAATTAATACTGTAGTCTTCTGCAAATTTAGTAATTCTATCTGTACCGTTACTGGATTTAACGATATTTGCGGAGAAGTATAGTTTAGCATCCGGTGTATTGGCGGCATAAACCCTGATAGGATGACGAGTATTTTGCTCTATATAGTCAACAATGGTATTTATAGGAGTTTCGCCTGTGGTACCTATTGCTAGTAAAGCATTTTCTTGTGTTAACTGACTGGTTTTTGGATAAGTACGTGGCATAGTTAATCCTCAAAAATTAAAATCATTGCTAACAACATTGTAGCTCAACTGATTATCCCAATAGTAATATCGATATCCAATCACCATTAGGAATTGTGTAGTTAAACGTTACAACTGAGCCGGAAGTAGTGTAATCGTATCCACCGCCTGGTCGTCTTGGAAGTCCGTTATGTACAACTAAAACGTTTTTGCCGGTGAGGTCAGAAGATGCGGTAAATTGGGTTTGGCCTGCGGAAGTGATGTCGTCTCTGCCCATTGCATTGGGTAGGCCAAAAATCGTAACCCAATGTCCGGCAGGTATTGTATATAAGAAAGATACTGTGTCGTTTAAAACTGTGTAATCGCTGCCTAGTTTTTTTAAAATACCATTGTGCATTACAACTTCGATTTTGTTTAATAGTCCGTCGAGGTAAACAAAATCGGTTTGGCCAGTAGAGGTATAATCATCGCGCCCGCTTCCGAAGGCTGTAGCTTTATCTGTGAATGAAAGTTTTTTATTACCATCGGTTGTTAAGATTTGCCCTGGGGTACCATCGGTTGGTAATTCAAAAACCACATTCGCCGTTAAACTATTTGGAGCCTTAAACCCTACATAATGACTACCATTGGCGGCTAGTTCTTTTAAACGTAGTTCGCCAACAGTAGCAGCATCAATTGGTTCAACAGAAACATTTGGAGTGGATAATGTTTTTGAGCTAATGTCATAAAATATTTCTTTGATTCGGCCTTTTAAACCAGTAACCGTATTATGAAAATCAAGTAACAAGCTCATATTATAACCCAGCCCAAGATATTAAGTTTGGTATATGCAATTGATATTGTAGCTAATTCCTTACGACAATATCTCAACTACTTCTTCTGGGTTGAATGCAAGTTTGGCAGTGGTAGTCGTTTTGCCAAGAGGAACAATGCAGTTAGTTACTGTGCTAGGAGCTGTAGGAGTAATGGCACCGGCAGTAGCAGCAGATAGATAGTACATTACGCCAACAGTTAATGCAGCGTAGCTTCCGTATGCGTCAACTGGTTTGCCTTCGAGGAAATGGATTTTACCAGAAGCGGTAGTAGCAATGGAGGCGTCGATTACAATGCCGAGTTTAGAACTACAAGTAGCAATAGCGTCGGCTTTAGCTAAATCAACATGACCATTAGTCTTAAGATAAACAATTTGACCAACAGTAATGGTGCTGGCATTATCGTTTACGCATATTTCGAAATCATCAGAAGAGTTAGCTTTAAGAGCTAATGCATCAAATACGGCATTTTGACTAGGAGCAACATCAGTTACGCCGTCTACAATAGCATCGGACACAGCAGCGGCTTTAGCGCGAGCATCTGTGTAATAAAGATTGGTGCCTTCTGTGATATTAGTAGTTGTGATTGTAACGGCACCAGCGGTAGGTGATTGACCGTTTACAGTTTTAACAACAACAGAGTCATCGGCTTTAAGGGCTAATGCATCAAATACGGCATTTTGACTTGGAGCTACATCGGTAATAGCATCAGTAATTGAGTCAGCAACGGTTGCAGCTTTAGCGCGAGCATCGGTATAATAAAGGTTAGTCGTTCCTTCGCTGACATCATCTGTATCAAGAGACACTACGCCTTGTTGACCGTTTACAGAAGTAACGGCATCAGCAGCAGGGGAATGCTCCCAAATAGTACCGTTAAATATTGCAAAATCGCCAACTCCGTACAATACAGCATTCATAGTACCGGCTGTATTAGCGCGATAAACATCGCCCAAGTTTGGAGCAGCAGCGCCACCAGTTAAAGCGGTAGGGCCAGAAGCTGCGGGAGTAATACCGCCTTGCATACTAGAAGAGTTTAGCGAGAATACAGCTGATATACTTCCGCTAACAAGTTGCCATTCAGTGTAAATATTATTATTGGTTGTTGTTCCTGCTTCGATGTTTACTTGTAAGTTAAGTCCACCGTTTGTAAGAACAAAAGTAGGAGTTGCACCAATGCCGGCACCATGAACATAAGAAACGGATAAATCATTTCCTACTACACCAGCGACAGTCGAGTACCAAAGCATGTTTCCAGGAAAAATAACTGAGGCACTTGTTGCGATAGTAGAGAGTGCGCCGCTATTAGGGTTAAATGCGCCTTTGTATTCCATAACGCTATTAGGCAATTGAGCAACAGGTACTTTACCGCCGGCATCCAAAGTAGCAACACCGTTATTAGCAGCGCGTTGTGTCAATGGAATAAAAGTATCGGTTGTATATTTCTTGGTAGCCGCATCTTGATCATTTACAGGATCAGCTACATTGGTTAATCGTTTAGCTCCAAGATCAAAATGACCAGTAGCTGTAGCACTTTCTTTGATTTCGATGGCTGAAGCGCCGACCTTAATACTTAGAAAGTCAATTGTTTCTTGCGCGGTATTGCGGATTTTCTTGCCATTCTCGTAGACGTAAATATTCCTAGCTGCCATTATTTCTCTCCTTCTGTGGTATTAAAACTAAAGGAAACTCTCACAATAGCTTCTATTCCACTGCCACTAACTAAATTCTGTACTTTTTCAGAAAGATCTTTTGATATCTCTGCCATTTTAGATTCGAAGTCTGGGTGATTCTTGATCACTTCGCTTAAATCTACTTTTGTTTTCCTCTTAGATTTTACAGTACTTTTCTTAAGAACCATGCTTTTTATATCTCCTGTTGAATATCGAGTTCCATATGTAAGTCGATTGCGTTGGGTGTTGCGATTCCTGATGGAGGTTCAGCTCGGCCAATAGAAATGATACTCACATTTATGTCTGTTATAGGAGTTGTGGTCATATCTCCGGGAATTGTTGGATGTAATAATACTTGAGCACCGGGTGTGGCATTTAATCCAACTAACGCGCTGGGTATGTAACCTTGTTTGATTATCCACCCGAACGAACTGTCTGTGATTTCTTGCACTGTTATACCGGCTATATCAGATAAGCTATGTAAAGTTGCGTCGGCTAAACTTACTGAGCCGTTATCATTCCAAGCAACTATTTTATATTTAGCTATTGTTGATCCACTGCCGTTTTTAACTTCTTTATTACCAAAAGGATCAATAAGAGTTCGCATGTCATTATTGCGAGCGTATTGAACTACGTAATCGGGAATGGTATGTACTGTAGGAGCTGAATGAAAAGATAATTGTTTATTGGAAGAAGGTCGGGATATAAAACCAGCCGATCCTGTTACTTCTCCTATATCAACAACGTCATTACCGTCATCATCCCAAGCTAAGTCACAGTTAATTGTCATTCCAAGGCGGCTATTAATGCTGGTAACTTTGTAGCGATTAACAGTGCCGGGAAAAGAAAAGCTATTAAAGCAATCGATAAAAACGATGTCATTAACTTGTACGTCAAAGGCAGAAAACAAACCTAATCCATCAAACAGTTCTGCGTCTACTGTCCAACTGGTAGCAGTATTTTGAGCTGAACTTAGTGGTATAAACCTAGCGTTAAAAGGCACTGCTGACATAAAAATTCCTTAGAAGTAGAAGCTTGCTTTTGAGGCTGCTGCTGCTGTAAAACCTGTTAATAATGTTCTGAAGCTTGAGCCGGAAATTAAAGTGAAAGTACTAGCGCTGGAGCCGATACCATTAGCAACTAAGTTCATTCTTATGGCGTAAACACGAACTGCTTGATCGACTGTGGTTGCGGCATTTAAGTCTGGACATTCAAGTGCTATTTCAGTTCTGCCTGTGGTTTCTGCTGCGGTAAAGATGACGTGAACGCTATGGTAAACAACAGTAGTAGGTTTATTAAGTATTAAAGTACTTCGGCTGCCTGTAGTAAAATCTTTGGTTGCGGTAACTAAAGCTAAATCGGTTAAAGAACCAGAAGCTTTAACGACTATATTGCCGCCATCGAAACTAAGTATTTGTGTATCATTGCTTGAACCTCCACCCCCACTACCAGTAAGGGTAACAGAAGTAGAGTCACTGGAAATTGCAATACCGCTGCCAGCAACTTTTAGGGTTTTAAATTGTAAATCAACACCGACTTTAGAAGAGAAGATTCCTGTTCCTGTGCCGATATTGGAGGCTGTGTTAACTTCGCCAGAACCGCCACCAGTAGCATTAATAGTAATACTGGTTGAGTTGTTGCTTATCGTGACGTTGGTACCAGCTACGAGGGATTTAAATTCTAAGTAGCCTGTACTTGCATTTTTTTGTGCAAACACTCCATTGCCCGAACCTAAGTTTGTGCCTGAAGCTGCCCACGAATAAGTAATGGAATCAGTATCGGAGGTTATTGCTAATCCAGAAGTAGTTAAAGCTTTAAGGGATTTGAATTGTAAATCAACGCCTACTTTTTGTGCATAAACGCCTGTACCTGTACCAACATTAGAGGCTGTATTGATTTCACCAGATCCTCCTCCACCCGTAGCGTTTATCGTAATAGCTGTAGATGTATTGGTAATGGTTACATTGGTACCAGCGATTAAAGATTTAAATTCAAAATTTCCGGTAGTGCCGTTTTTCTGTGCAAATACTCCGGTGCCTGCTCCTAAGTTTGTACCTGTTGCAGCTAATGCGTATGTAATGGTATTGGCATCTGAAGTAATAGATAAGCCAGAAACAGTATTGGCGACTAAAGACTTAAAGCGTAAATCGACACCAAGTTTACTTGCAAATACTCCTGCGCCAGCTCCTAGATTAGAAGCTGTATTAATTTCTCCACTACCACTGCCCCCTGTAGCATTAATAGTAATGGCATTAGAATCACTACTTAAAGTGACATTAGTACCAGCAATTATCTTTTTGAATTGAAGATCAACACCAAGTTTTTGATAAAAAAGTCCTTCTCCTACAGAGCCTCGATTGGATGCAGTATTGGCTTCTCCTGCTCCACTGCCTGTAGTTGAAATAAGAATGTCATTTGCTTCTTGAGAGAGAGTAATGCCTAATCCAGCTTTAAGTCGATAAAACTGTAAGTCAACACCGGATTTATAGGCAAACATTCCAAGGCCATCAATGCCCGTACCTAAGTTTGATGCGGTATTAACTTCTCCTGCTCCACCTCCGCCTGATCCACCAGTGCGTTCGTCTCTAATTCGTACCTTCCACCCTGCTTTAAGAGGATAAGAAAACTCTAATTCATGATCAGATATCTTTCTAAAGCATTCATTAAGTCCACCTGTTTGATCTTGAGTTTGAGGAATATCATTTACCCAAACTTGCAAATCAACATTAGAAACCGTGGCTATCCATGGTTGTACTTCTGCACCTGAATACGTATTGCCAACGGTTAATATATTTGCATTAACTATTGTGGTATCAGAACCTAATACGATGATTTCTTCTTTAGCTATATCAGTAATAATATTATAAAGAGAATTGTCTAGTTTGCTTAAGGCTTCAGGGTACGTGTCGCCGGCAGCAATGATATGGGTTGAGGAATAAGCTTCATAGTTGGTTTCCGATAAAATACCAAGTCGAGTTCTAATGGCTAAAGGCAAATCCCAACCAACAGTGCCGGTTTCGCCGGATGTTAAATCAGGAGCATCACCTAAACCTGTAATTACTCCACCTCTGCGGTGCCATAAAACGAAAATCCTATCAGAGTAGCCAGAATCGCTTGGATTGATTGGCACGTTTCCAATAGGGCAATTTACTATGGTTAAAGTTGCGTTGGATTCGGCTTCTGGAATATCAACATAAAGACATTCGCCATCATTAATAGGCACTGAGCCAGCATTAATTGTATACAGTGCTGTTCTGCCTGCAACTTCAATAACAAGCGGCGCAGTCCATTCTAACGTGTTATTGCCAGTCACAGATTCAAACGTTACTTGGCCACCACCTGTTAGAAAAGTGTTTTGATATTCTCGCAGGAGTTTAATTTTACTCCATGCTTTGTCTAAGTGTTCCCAACTGCGGCTTCTCCACATGGGGCCGTAATCGCGTAGGTAAATAAAATCACTATTACGTCTGGCTATCCAATAGTAATCAGTTGTGGGAGCGTTTGTGGTTGATGATAAAACTTGTATATCGCTGGCAGAGTAACGTGATCTAAAAAAGCGTAGTGGTTCAGTAGAGGGAGTGTCGATTACTTTTGCTAACTTAAGAGCTACAACAGAGTTATCGGCAACAACACCTTCAATTTGAGAAACTGACGCCGTGGCATTAGCTAACTCAACAACTCTATAATACTGAGAATATCCTTGACTCTCTTTTCTGATGTAATCGCCAACTGCAATACCAGCAAAATCTGCGGTTACACCCGATACTACTTTTTCCCAGTTAGTGACAAAATCTGAATATGTTGTGGCTGGTGTGATGGATTTCCAGATAACACTATTACCAGCGTTCTTAGTTACTTCTCGTTCCAATACTAAATAAGCGTTAGCTCCATTTGGAATAGCAACATTAAATTGCACATCGCTATATTCTCGGTACGAGCTTGTTTGGAATGTGTTGCCAAGTTGCCATTCGATATCAGTGTAATTAGCCCTCCAACTTGCGCTGGCAGTACCGATATTACTTAGATTAGTGCCAGACCAAGAGTATATAAAATCTGGTTTAGGTTGTAAGGTATGACCAATGCTATCGAAATAAATTCCTGATAAGCTTAACCCACCAACATAGGCTTGTACACCGCTGCTTGAATACCAAACAGATGAACCAGAAATTTCAGCAATACGAGTACAAAGAGCATCGAACATCTCTTTGAAAGATCGAATGCCTTTATCGTTGATTATGCCTGTATTATCTCTGGATTTAAAAGAAGAGGTTGATTCATTTGAGGTACCTGTACCTGTAGTAAGTGGCTCTCCTCGATTAGGACTCCACGGAAACTTATAGCCAGGGTTTGGACTAGCGCCACCTGAACCTAATCTAAACATTAATGGTCGAGCGTCAGAGAGTGTGGTTACATCAGAGTTAGAAGTTGCACATACGGTAATAGGTATGGCATCGGTTGAGAAGCCTACAGTATTAACCGATAGCTCCATTTGTATTATGTTCTGAGAGTTTTGGGTTGCTGTAAATTCTGCGCCTTCAGTATTGCCACTAACAGATAAAGGGTCCCAATAGCTGGCAGAAACAGGAGCTTGGGTAAGGTTTTGAAATTTAGCTTCCAAGTAAACAAAAGGCTGACTAGGAGGCAATTCTATTTGCTGATCTACTGCGTCAGGTGCGCCTAAGTAGAATGAACCGTTTGTATCTAAGGGATTAAATACAAAACAATCAGCAATAGAAACAGTTACGAACAATCCTGATTTGCCAGTAATTTCAAAACCACGGGCGATATAAGGATTAGAAGAACCAACAAAAGCTTCTATCAATGCACGGAAATCGTAAGCTGTATAGCTCTCCATTCCAAGCATTTGAGGTAGATCTAATCGTTGTTGGGATGTTATATGAACTCTAGCAAGTACCGCCATGTTAATTCCACCTAAGTTTAATTTATTGGACTTATACAATGATAGTACAACTAGTACCTTAAACAGTTATTTTATCAGGCATACGGGAACAGAGATGAATCAACGTATTTTAATGGTGGGTAATTTACTTCAGTGTTCACAAATACACCGGCTGCTACAATTTGCCGAACCAACGTAAAGAAGAAATCACGTGCTGCTGTAGTTCCTGTTATGTATAAAGGTCGTTCTCTGCCATCTATGTGTAATGCAGGTGCAACTAAACTTCTTACTATTTGTACTTGCGCTCCTACTAAATGTTCTTTTTGAAAAACATAACTCGGATCTAAAATAATCTGGCCAGTTGCTACATTAATAAATCCAATAGGCCCTTCTTGTGAATCAGTGCCGTAATCAAAAATCACATTACCAGATAGAGGAAATGCACTGGTACTGGCAACGTTTACAGAAAGTAAGTTATCACCTTTTGTTACGTGAGTTTGTAATGATGAAATGATATTCCCGACAACAAATCTAGTAATAGTGCCTTGCGTATCGTAAACATAAGGGCCAGTATATCCAGAATTACTAGACGTACTGGTTTCTTGAAACGTACAAATCATATTAGACAAAACTCTTAAATTATTAACAGAAGTTTTATCCATGAATTGCGTGCCTAGAGAACCTCCAAACCATCCTGATCGCTTACCACTCACGGTGTTAAGCACTTTCCCATTGGTACCTGTGCCTACTCCAGAAAGAAAATAAACTCGTAAGTCATCTTGCATAACTACTGCACATTTCTTACTAGACAAAGCACTACCTATCGACTCTTTACCAACGATTAAATTGCCGGCATCAAAAGAAATCGTAAAAGTCATGTTGTCTTCAAAGCCAGCAGCAGTTTTCGAAATAGTATCAGGAAACAATAAATAGAAATCATATTCTTGTTGGTACGCAGGAGTAGCCTGATATACGTCGGGATCGCCTGCCCAATCAATACCTGTAAAATTTGTCTTGCCATAACCTAATTCAAAAACAACTTCGTAATCGTTTAATACTTTTTTGCAATATTGTTCTTTGTTAATTAAAGCTGAGTTTAATATGCCAGTAGTATCTACATCGGCAATAGTAAACCCCCACCCATGCAATAAGCCGTGTCTATAACCAAAACTTGCCTTTAGTTCAGCACTTTGAATTTCGCCATAAATAGGATTGGTTTTATTAAAAGAAGTTATGACTGTGTAGGGAAGAACTGAAATATTATCAGAAGAAACGTCAACTGTGAATAAAGCGTTAAGGCCAACTTCACTTGCTCCAATGGTGTGGTAATAAAGTTTTTTGTAATCTGGTCTAACCCTATCTGTACCTAACACGAATTGATTATCAGCTTTAGGTAAACTCTCCATGGTTTTGCGCTTTAATAAAATACTATCTCTAGTAAAATCCATAACAGGAGCTTGCCAACCATGTAGAAATGCTCCTCCTTTAAGTTTGCGCTTTACTACCGATGGTACGGCTGACACAAACAATGAATATTCAGATTCCGATGCTTCGTTGGAAATACAATATTCTTTATTTTGAATAATAGTTGAGCGTTTGTCTTGTGTAAAAACTATGGTGTTATTAGCAGGCTCAACTAAAGATGCAGAGCCGATTTGAAAGCGTTCGTTGCGAATAATAAAGTAATCGTAACCAACTTCTTCAACTGTATAGGTACCATTAAATACATCAAACGGTGCGGCAAGTCCTCTAAACGTTACAAAGTCGCCTACATTAACTAAATATACTTTTGGGTTTACACCTGTACCATCCCAAGTGAATTTAGTTATATCAGTCCACAATACAGAATTTTTCTTTTCTACATTCCAAACAGTGCCAGCAGTATTTAAGGTGTTCGCAATGGAAGGAAACTTAAGAGAGTTTTGTGCAGTGCCGCCGATGATCTGGATGAACGCCCCGCCACCATAAGTTTTACTAGTTAAGCGTACATAGGTTTTAGAGTTTTCACGTTCGAACGAGGTATCAGCAAATACATCTGATTGAGCTGCATTAATAATTCCAGCATATTCGGTAGCCTTAACATTGTTTAAATCAGAAACTTGACCAGCATAAATACCAATCGACAAATCGCCTTTATCTGTTCTAATCTTTAATACGTCTTTGTCTTGAAAGCTAAAGGGTTCACTAAGGGTAGAGATAAACGATGGAGAGACTAATGACTTGTCATAAAAAATACTCATCAAACGAATAATGGTATTAGAAATTTGCTTGGGATAAGAAACTACGGCAGGCACAATTTCACGAAAAGCATCTACCCCTAGTCCTGATTGCTGAGGTACGGTAAATCCTTCTTGAGCGCCTAATCGGATTAAATATTTACCAGAAGCTGTTGTTAGAAATAATTGTCTAAACGCTTCTAAAGTTAGGTTTTCAAAGTTTTGGCTCTCATTGTCGATTGCCTTGTAAATAGCTGGCAATAACATTTTTTTGCCAGTCTCAACGTCTATATCTGGAATTTTAAAATGACGTGGTACAAAATCTAATATCTTTGTCACAATATCGCCCTCTTAGCTCACAATAATGTCATTTTCGGTGTCAAACACAATGGCTTTTTCAACATCACCAACAACAATACGATCGCCTTGACTTGTAGGTTTGGTATCAATAATAGTTACCGAAAACACACCGGGTAAGCTTTGTACTGCTCGAATGATTTCACTTAATATTACTGGTTTGCCTACCGATAGTTTATTAATATATCCAGCTACGGTAGCTCTTACTGTTTCGGCAATAATAGAACTATCCACACCATCTTTTGGTTTAATTTGTAATCGAACAACAATGGATTTAACCAATGGAGTTAATATTTCGATACTAGTACCGGCTGCACGAACGCCTGGGTAAAGCGCTACGTTACTAGGGTTGCCATCGACTACTTTGTGGGATTCTCTTAGTAAGCCAGAAAAAGTTAAATATGAATCAATACCGCGCACTACGTTTTCACTAGCTCCAAGTTTAAACAGACAAGATATTTTAGAACCCAATGCACTGGTCATGGTGAGAGAGTTGGCTTCGGGTAATAAATATAAGTTAGCTTTGGTTTTATCTATTGGATCTATGGTTCTGCCTGCAACATATCTATAACCATAATCTGCGTTTGCTTTTTGGAAGGTAACAGCAGAAGCATTGGCTCCAAGAATAAACGGAGCACCACCATTAACATCCGTACTGGCAGGCGCACTAGCTAAAATAAAATCAACAGTAGGACATAACAGAGTTGTATCAAATGTAGATAAGGGGTTGTCATGATCGGCTGCACTTGCTAAACCAGTCGATGCTATTACAAAATTACCAATCAAACTAATAGGCACCCAAGAAACCGAACCGCCTGTAGCATTAGATGAAGTAATACGAATTGAATCACCTGTAAATATATTTTCCGCTGCCATTACTCGTAACGGTCTATCACCAACAAAAGGGCCTACTAACCAATCTGATGTTCCTCCATTTAAGGTGGACACTGTTTCATTTTCAGCGTTTGGATTGTAAATGATTATCTGATTCCTACCGTTATGCGCAACGATTTTAAATGTACCTCTATTACCTAGAGCGAACTCATTGTTGCAGACTAACCAATCATCAGTATTTACTTGCATCTCTGAAAGTTTTAAAGTGTCTGTGTTTTCAGCAGCCGAGTTGGAAGCCCAAATGCTAACAAAATTACCAGCTAATTTCCTAACCAAAACTTTAATATTTCCACTGTTATACGACAAATCATACATGGAACCTTCTTTGCGATTGCTCCTAATGTTCTTTTCGTTATACACAGCAGAGAGAAACACCATCATTTTGCGATGAACTGGGAATAAATTAGGACTTAATATAATGGAAATAGAGCCACCGTTATTAATTATTTCTTGTTTGATACTTGGCGAAATAACAATAACTTCTCTTGAATTGTTTACTTGTACAACAGGGTAGCCCATATATTCTTGAGAGTTAGTGTAGCCAACCGAAGGTGTTTTACAGGTAATCAAAGGAAAGGCTGCAAAAGGTAATTCTGTTTTCGAGATTGTTAAGATTGCAGTTTTCGTTTCTGTTCCTGTAGTGGCGTTACTTACTTCGATGTAATCATAGCCGTTATAAATACCACTTGAGTAAACACCTACATTAGTAACAGCGAAGGTGCCATTAAACCCAGAAGTAGTAAACCCAGAGATAGTGATGTTCAACCCTATCCACAAATCACTTTTTACCCCAGCGCCTAAAGCGTAGCGTACTGTGCTCCCCCCTACCTGTTCTGCATAGGCAAGAGCTTTTTTAATATCACCAAAAATCATTAACATATCACCAACACGAGCTGATAAGTCAGAAGTATTGGTTGTTATTTTAACTAAATCATCTGCTACAGAACTAAACGTTACTGTAATTGAGCCTGCATTATCCATGGGTTCGGTTTGGAAAGTACCCATGCCGTTGCGATAAAAAGCAAATCTACCTTGGCTGGCACCTTGTTTAGAATAACGAACGAACTGTAAGCTGCGGAAATAAGTAACAATATCACTAATGTTCGCAGAGGTAATGCTAGAGCCTGTTGGTAACAATCTGTATGGTCGTAAAACAGGAGACACTAAAGAGTTTTCTACCTTGACCATTGCGCCTTGAGGAACGAACGTAGCACTGGCAGCGTCTACAGTTACTTTGCTTGCTCCTAATAAACCAGAATTAGCCTGATAAGGATCGTACACTGCGCTGGCATTTGCATTAATAAACATTTCAGCTTTATTTGCAGTTACTCCTTTCACTTTAACGGCACCACTAAACCCAACCAATAAAGATGAGATTTGTACTTTTTGGCTAGAGTCAACATCTTCAACATGTGCTTGGGCTGATAATGAGGAAATAGACGAGAACGCCATCCAACGAGCTAAGGTATTGCCATTGGAAGGAACTATATAAACTTCTTCATTCACTGGAGAATATAACTGAGTTGAGCCGTCTGTGGACTCGGTTTTAGTTGGGAATATAGAATCAGGAGTAGAAACCAAAGCAGTAATATAACCACCACTGGCATTGTAATCATAGATAGCTGCACTGCCAGAATATTTACAAGCAAATGCATGGTAGTCGTATGCAGTTTCGATGTCGGATAGGTTTTCCATTTGAGCATTATAAGCTTTTGGATGCGAACTATAAGTAGCTTGAGTAACAATGAAGGCTGCGTTGCCAACTACTTCTGCTGTGGCTAACGTACCATAAGTATTAAGCTTAGATACAATATTGGTAATTGTATTCTTGCTTGCATTTAACGGATAAGAACTTAAATTATATTGAGATGCCTGTAGTGATATAAGTCTTAAAAACGATTCGCTACCGCTTTGTGATGCTCCATAGCCTGACGCTAAATAAGTAAAGGAGTTGGCTAGTATTCCAGAAGCGGTTACCAGAGTTGGCGATACACCGTTTTGTAAATCAGTTTGGCTCATGCCTCCAATAGAGCCAGCTACGGTTATATAAAATTGCTCGCTGGTTTGAATGCGGTGATCAACTAAAGTAGCGGTAACAATATTAGAGCCGGGAGGAGGAAGCTGAGGCACTGCTAACACACAACTCTTTGCAGTACGCCTTACAGGAGCCGTGGCAGACCACGCAGGTGCTACTGACGCGGCTATAAACGTAAACGTACTTGATGAGGTTGTGGTAATAACAGTGCTGGCTAATGTTAAATCAGCAAAAGGTATGCCACCAATATTAGATAAAGCCGAAGTGTTAACTATAGCTCCACTGTCCAAGTAAGGTATAGAGTAAGTCATGGTAACTAATGCTGTGTTATCACCTGTGGTAGCAGAAGCGGTGTAAGGCCCATATGCTGCGGTAATGCTTCCACTGGATAACGGAGTGCCTGCCTCTGTAACTGAGATTGTATAAGACAGAGTGAGTGAATCAATAACGGTAATTACAAAAGTGCCGACAAAATCAGCATTGTTTAAACTCGATCCTATTGGTTTAGAGGCACTAGAAAAGGTCAGTGTAGCTCCGTTTAAGTACTTGTGAGGAGCTGGATAGTTTACAACAACAATATTTGAACCTGTCGATGTATCAATAGTTAAGGCAGTATTTAATCTACTGAAATCTATTGAACCGACATTGCTTGGTGCCACTGCTGTTGCTGTATATTTATATTGATTTGCACTTACATAGCTAACAATTGCATTAGTAAGATTAATATCAGAGGCAAGTAGTCCACCAATCGAAGTGCCGGCAAAGCTTATATCAATGCCTTCTCCACCAACGAAAGGATGACCAACTTGAGTGACTACAACTTCTGCTGAGCTTGGCGTAGTAGTTAAAGTGCGATTGTAATATGGGAATGACACTGTGCCAGAACCCGTAGGAGGTGGATTGGCAGTGTTTAAAGCTGTGTATGAAAATGTATCGGCACTAAGCCATACAACAGTTGCATTACTTACTGACAAATCACCCGCAGAAATACCATCAATCCCTACCGGCGCTGTAATGTTTACTTTATCGCCGCTTAATAAGCCATGTGCTGTTTTATTAACAACAATGACATCTGAACTAGAAGTCGTATAGGCAGTACACCCTGTAATGGTTACGGTTTTATATCGCATAAGCCCTGGTGCGTTACATGTAACAGTAGTGGGCGTTGTGCTGGTAATTAAATAAGAGCCAGAGAGGGGATGATTGCCGGCTAACTTAACAACATCGCCAGTAGTGTATTTTGTAGGATCTAACGAGCTACCACTAAACGTAATATCAACAGTGCCAGCATTAGGAACTACACTAACATCTAAGGTGCCAATAGTTAAAAGAGAGCCAGACACTAGAGAACCAGAAGCCAGTTCAGCAATGAGTGTAGTCTCAGGAACTAAATTAACAAATGCAGATCGGTGCGAAACAAGTACGTCAGACTTATCAGGCGCACTAGGATAACGAATCATCAGTTTTAAGCGATTAGCAGCTTCTACTTCTATTGATCTTAAAACTATCGCCGTTGCAAAGGTATCGTATTTATAAACACCAACTGATTTAGTCAGTATTCTAAAATCATTTAAGTTGAAGTCTTTAAATGTCGAATAAACATCGAAGAACTGTTTGTTAGCATCATCAGGATCTTTAAGAGTGAATTGCATTGAATATGCCTCCCCTCCTCCTGTGATATCCGAACAAGTATCGATAACAGCTCTTTTGTGCATGGGAATAATAATGGTTTTTTCAATTGAATTTAAATCCATTTCCACTACTAATTTATCGTCTTTAGTAATAGGCAAATCTCTTAATCTTAATGATATGTTTCTATAATTTTGAACTACTCCGGCATCAACTGCGGTATCAAAAGGCAGAGCTGGTCTAATAACATCAACCCCTCGCATGAACCCAGCAAACGGAGCTGCATTCGAAGTGTTATAAACGCGCCCTGTGTAATTAGCTAATCGACCTGTTTGGATTGCAGCTTGATACCCGTGTGGATAGGCACTTACTACAGTAGCTTCTTGAATGGTTGGATTAGTTAGGGTATCAATAACGTCTATGTAATCACTTTCAATTGCTAAATATCCTCTAGTTCCATACCCATCCGCAGGAATAGTACGATTATTAATGCTTTTAATAACTGTAAACCCACCGTCTATTTTGTCTGTTTGTAAAGCCGCTACGTGAGGTTGTACACTTGAGGCATTGCCGGCATCTAATATAGTGCTGGCATTACCAATGGTGCCAAATAAACTGATAGAACCTGTTGTGGCATAAGAGTTAGTTCTAATAACAAACGCCTCTGCTGATATCTTTTCTGCCTTGCCGGCGTGGATTTGAGCGTTAATAGTATCGACAACTTGATCTACAGTCACCGAACTTAAAGAGCCAAAGTCTACTATTTGAGGAATAACACTAGAGGAAAATACAAACAAACTACCGCCAATAAGATCGTGTGTGCCTGTAAAATTTGAATATTGTGTTGCATCAACTTCTATTTCAATCCACTCTGTTGTTGGCGATATTTGCTTAATTAAATACAAGCCACCAATGGAAGTATGCCAACCAGAGCCGGTATAATTTACCAAGTATATCCAATCGCCTGCTACCGCATTTATAAAAATACGACTATCTGCTATGACTCCATCTAACGCTTCAAGTCTGATTATTTTCGATGAAGCTGGCGTAACCGAAGGAGTAGTTACTTTTAATTTAGAAGAAACTCCAATGGTAATAGATTTAGTCTCTGCAATAGGATCATCAAAGCCTAAGATTAGTTTAGAGTTGCCGAATATGTTTGGAGGTATGGAGTACAACCCCCCTACCGTTGTTTTACTTCTAATTTTGGCACGAGTAGAAAGCGAACCAACTTCAATAATGGAACCAGTTGCAGGCTTAGTGGTTAATCTAATTTCACCCGTAAACCGATTAAATTGAAAATCTTTAGTTGCACCTGTACTGGTTTCGGTTGCTGCCCACATTTTCGAAGAACCAATCCAACCAGCATCTAAGTTAGTGGAATGAAACCACGAAAGAAAACCTGTGGTAGCAAGTGGACTGGTAAATCTAATTTCTGTAACACCACCTACGGTACTAATTTTCGCTACATATTCACCGTTTAAGTTACTGTCAGCTGCATTAAAAATAGTAACGAGCTGATTATAAACGCCTAATGAATCAATCGCATAATCAGTGTCTGTAGTAATAATACATTCGCCACCATTAAATCGATAAACACCGGGGCGTGCTACTTGAGGCATGATCTCTAAATATGAATCAGGAGTGTAGGTTTGGAAAGTTGACCACACAATACGCGAACCAACCTTTTGGAAATTAACACCACTAAGTTTTGTTTTTAATACTGCTATCCACTGATCAACTGTGGCACTAACAATATTGGCAAAATAAGTAGCAAAGTCGGCATCGGTTATGGTTAAAGTTTGATATGATTTGTCAACGCGAACAACTACATTTCTAAGGTCAGCTGCAACAAGTGACCATGGATGTTGGTTAGTTGTCAGAGTAGCGGTTTTGCCTTTAAAAGATAAAGCTGCACCGTTTTTGTAAAGATAAATTGGTTTGATTTCAGACGTTGGTAAGCCTAAAATCGTTTGTAGTTCACCAGATTGAATGTTCATTATTTCTGATTTACCCGATAGATCAAACACTACAATTCCTTTTGCTCCATCGATAGTACGGAAAGAACAAATGTTGGCTTGTGAGTTAAAATCTCTTACTATTTCTAGTGGCGTTGCGGTTTCGAGATTTAAATAATTACTACCTGTAACTGTAAATACCTCGTTTACTCCGTCAATGGTTACAGTAAGTGGCATTAAATCTTGTAAGGCGTAAGGCCCGTAATTAGCTCCAATGGCAATGCACGGAGTAACAGGAGAGTAGGTAGTTCTAAAAAACATTTCTTGGCCAGAAGCGTCTTTAACAAACAACTCATATGGCTGCCCTACAAAAGTTGGCTCTAATAAAGATCCGTCATTGATAAAAATCTTAGAAGGCTCGCCCGGCTCTGTTGGTTCGATTACTACAACAGACGCGATGGCTTTACCTGAATCAGGATCGCGCAAGCCTAACAAAGCGGCTGTGATAGCAGCTCTTGTACCACGGGATAAGGTAGCAGGATAATCTCTAATGCGTTGGCGTAAGTCTTCATCGTTTTCAGTTGAGCGTCCATTAGCAAAAGTTGAACCATTTCTAACTTGAGCTTGTGGAAAAGGTTGTGCACCAAATCGGTTTATGGCACCAGCTAAGGCATTGCCAGATTCTCCAAATGATGTGCAAGTTACTGTGGTTGTAGTTGTATCATCGCCGTCTAAAATAACAGTTTCAGAGTCTGTAGTAAAAGATACTGCTGGAGTTGATGAGTTAGGTGTAGTCTGGCAACTAGTACCAGCTGTAACGACTCTATCTCCCCCCTGTGCTAATACTACTGTTTCTGATATTGAATGATTTTTAGTTAAGGTGCCTTCTAGTTGTAATGTCCAAAACACACCATTATCAGTTTTTGAAATGTATTTAATGGGGCCTTCAAGGTTATTAGCAGTGCCGCGTCCAATGTAAATCTTAGGATTAGTAGAAGGATCTGGCCAAGTTGAAGCGTCTTCGATATAAACCACCGTGCCACCAGAATATGGAGCAGGTTTACCAGCATACAACTTTGAAGATTTCTTTGGAGTGCGTGGATCTGTTATTACGACAAAACCACTAGCTGGACTAGCAGGTTTACGCCCTACCCCTCCAGTGCCATCAGGCAGACCAATTGAGCCGGCTTTACGATCAAGAGCCACACCTGTTAAACTTTCAAGGTCAGTCGATTCTAATAGTTTGAGGACCATTAAGAAGTTTTGATACTGAACTGACGCAACGGATTCTAATAACGTTGCAAGAGATGAGCCTGGGGCAAGGTCAGTAAGATCAGAATTAGCTATAACGGTACGAACAAGATCGCCTAATATTTGTTCTCTGGAGCGTAGTAAAATCTCAGCCATGTGGTTTTATCCTCAACGTTTTTTGAAGTGCTATTTGAAATTGTAACATGAGGTTTTTAGTTAACAAAGGAACTCAGTGTGAGCCAACGATTGCTTGTGGAAGTAATAGCAGAAGTAGAAGAACAAATAGACGATGCCGAAATGCAATATATTACATTCCCTACTACATTACACGCTATAAGATTGTTTGAATTATTAGACAAGGCCGAACAATTAAACGAATTAGCAGCCTCGATAGTAGTGGAAATGCCAGATCCCCCACCCCCTCCGAAGAAGCGCAAAACTAAATCAGTACTACGCAATAAAAGACAAGGGAATAGGCACAGTAGAATCTTGTAACATTACTATCATCGAAATATTAAGCGAAGTTCCCAACGCTTCTATGTTTCCAACTACACAATTTTTAATTCTACTATCGGTTAAAATTGCATTTTGAATACTAAGAGCTATGATTTCCGATTCAGCTAATGTGTTAAACCAAGTATCACCGGCACTATCAGAAATGCCATATTCAGGATGCCATTGGTTTTCTGATCTCACAGTACTAAGGATATGGTGTATGGTTTGTCTTAAATTTGCCGCCCCATAACTCTTTTTAAAATCACCTGTAGAATCTAATAAAATATCCCCAGTACGTTCGTCTCTCTGTATATCTACGCCAAAAGCCAATACTTGTTGCCCAAGTCTTCGAAGTTCATCACTAGAAGGCGTAGCAACACGAGTGAGCGGAGACGTAACATCTAAAGGGATATAAATCATGGAGCGTTCGTTTACAGTGTTCGGATAGTAAACGCGCACAAAACCTTTTTCTTCTGTTTTCCATGCTGATAGATTTTTTTCGCCAGACAAGAAAATAGTTAACGTACCGTCTTTATTGTCATTAATCTTTTCCACTATCCTTGGCTGTTCTTTTTGAGTAATCGAACCAATGTAAACTTGACAACTTAAGCTAATCCACTCCTTGCGAGTATCTTGTATTGTCATGGAGTTACCTGAACCAGAAGAAACTAAATATTGCTTTTCACCATAGAGATCAACATACGGTGATTTTAGTCCATTAGCGGTAACTAGTTCGAACCACCTATCGGCTGAACCTAAATATTGATAAGCCATTTGAGAGAGGCTTTTAGCAAAAGGAATTGAGATATAACTTTTATAAGCATCATTAATAGTTACGGTAGAATCAGCAGATAAATTATTATTACCGATTTTTAATAAGTTTGGAGGAGTGCCAGAAGTCTGCTTAAATTGAACAATAATGCCTTCGATGAATCGCTCTAATTCTAAAGAGTCTTCTAACGTTGCCAAGTCTTCAACAGTTGCACTGCGCTTTCTTGGAGCAATAGATTCGTCTCTAAGAGCAGCGGCATCAACATCCCCTAACCCAATATAATCACAAGTTAAATTGTGTTGCTCTTTTAAAAATGCAACCATGCTTCGAAAATTAGAGATATCAAAACCCTGTACACGACTAAGTTCTCTCCGCATAAAGTCTTTTTCATCTTTATTTGGCTTTATTTCAGTAAACGTTATTAAAAACAAAAATGGAGAATATAAAACAAATTTATCAGGATAGGTCAATACGTTAACTGTATTACCTAATTTAGTGGATTGCACTGATCTTTCAAAATCAGTGAGTGCATTTTCCAATTTCTGATCTCCATTGGCATAATTCTTAAAGCGTGGGTAAAAAGTATTCCAGTTATCGACTAACCACTGATACCTCCCCCTAGCAATAGAAGGCAACAAGTCTAAGGTATAAGGATCGTTAGACTTCCATGCTAAATACATTCCTAAATCTACTTTTAATTCGTAAAAACTTGTATATAATTTACTAGCCATATCGTTACACCACTGGAGGAATTGAAAGAAATGTTCCTAGAGGATCTGTTTTCGCACTGTTAAAGGCACGCATTACATTTTTTGCCTTAGTTACTGCACTGGTTGCGGTAATAGTAGAAACAGAAGCTAAGTCGCCCTTAAATCTATCCGTTGCCCCCCCTAGTACACTCGAATCATCAGGAGTTTGTATATCCCACCCCTTCAATTGGATTTGGTACCTATAAAGAAACGGAGAATTTACAGATTTTGTCATGGAGAAGTTTTTCAAAACTATTCTAAACATCTGATTGTCTTTGTAGTTTTTAAAAAACAAAGCAAATCTTTTTTTCTTAAATTCACTTACATCAATGCTTTTTGTTGCATTATCTCTTCTTGAATTTAAATGAGTATAGAGAATAAAAAACTTATGGAGACGATGTATTTCTGTATACCCGTTACTATCTGGAGCAACCGCACTGTAGGAATAAGGCATATGAGGTTGTATTAAATATTCTGCTGTTCTGGAGGCTGCCGCAGCGGCTCCAAATCCTGCTTGTGCGTCTCTAAAAGCCTCTGTAGGAGCATCAACCAAACCTGTGGCATAAGAAGCAGCTCGCGATAACGAAAGCATTAAAGAGGTGGCTATTCCGGTTTTAGGTATAACATCACGAAATACACTGGCTGGTACATTCGCTGTTGTACCTGCATAGCCAATTGCTCCTTGCGTGTCTCTACCTACCCCCATACCCGTTGTACCAGCAAGCATGATATTCCAAAACACTGCTGCACTAGGCTCTTCAACTACCCCCCCTAGTGTAGGTACCGCATCAGAAGGCGCTACCATTTGTGTGCTTATAGATTCTGGAGGAATAGGCAAGGCGTAATGAAAGTTTTGTTGATTCTTGTCGCTCAAGTCAATAATAGAAAAAACGTAGGGATAGGTTTGATACCAATTCTTGCCTTCATTCGTGTAAATATCCTCAATGGCAATACTAAGACTATCGCTATTAGCATTCCTCTTTTTGATTGCATTGATTACATCGCTAACGCCACTTAAATCTATATCAACCACATCAAATCCTCCTACCGATAATAGAAGGATAGCATTTCAATTATCCGAAACAGGTATTGCTTTGGCGCAGTATTCTTCTAAGTCATAAGTAATAAGAAAGTTTATCTGATTGCCTTTTACAACTTGCTTGATATTCTTGTGAGCGGTTAAATATTTTTCTGTACTTTGTTCCATTGCTATAGATAACGGATCGCCCCCCCTCTTGATTTGGCAATAAGCTAAGCCATCAGCGTCTCTTAATATTTCTCGTTTTCCACTATTACATTGATCTTGACTGTAAACATTATTGTAAGCACTTCCGTATTCTAAATAACGTTCTAAGTCTTTTTGTTTAGGGAAAAAGTAATGAGTTTTTAGCCCCTCCACCCCATAGTTATGTTTTCTTACTTCATCTTCAGCAACACGAGCTTGGTTTTTTAATTCCATCATTTGTTGCAAAGTATTTAAAGTAGAATCAATATTCCTAATAAAACTTTTCGTAACAGTAAAGGTTTTAATTTGTTTTTTGTTCTTACAGTAATCGGAATATCCTGTTTTTGATTCTGGTAATCCAACAGGCTCTGGCTCTCTATAAACTTTGATTGTCGGCTCTTTTTCATTGGGATACTTTTCATCCAGCCAAGCATTATATTTACTTGCATCGGCAAACGTTGGCTGTGGCACTTGCTTATTGATATAGGCTACGGCTTCTGCACGTGTAGGCTCGCGAGAGGTACTTACACACCCCCCTCCTATCCAACTACCAACTAAAAGAATTGCTACAGTTAATATGTTTTTCATGAAGCTATCCTTTCTGCATCAATAGTACTCAATTTGCCTTTTTTGATTTTCCTTTTATATTCTTTTTCCTCAATTGGATCGCATTTACAAAGAGCTACCGCAGTGCCAATAGAACACCCTAGTTCAATCGCTATCGCCCGTACCCCCATACCCATTTCATGAAGCTCCACCGCCTCTTGCCTAAACGCTTCACCAAACACTAATGGCCGATGTGTCAAATAACCAGCCTTGCGCTTTTTCTCAATACCTTCTTTAGTTTTCTTAACAAATAATTTTCTATCCATTGCGTCCTCCTTTGTTATACAAGTAATCTTTCTTCCTATTACTTATATCGGAGGAATTCGCAGAAACTTAAGCCCTTTTTAATACAGACACAATCTTTTTGATAATCGGATTTTGATCGGCTAATAATTCAATAGTTTTTTCAGTAATGCACTCAAGATTCTTTAAATTAAACAAAACATCAATATGCTTAAAGTGCCTAATCACATATTGCAATACCGCAGTGTACTTGTTCATATCCGCCATATCAGAAACAGAAAAGAACTTGTTAAATGTTTGTTCGGTTAGTTCTACATCTTCATATTTGTCGGCAAGTTCATCAATATCAAGAGCACAAAAACAATCTGGCATTGCATTTATCAGGCTCAAGGTTACAAACTTATTCCTTGGGATACGATTGGCTATTAAATAAGCTAAAGCATTAACCAAGAGACTTAAATCTTTTTTCTCAATTATAGTTTCACGTATTTCTATTAATTGACTATCGCTTACAGCTGTTCCGTTTTGTAACTCTTGAATGTAATTTGTCGCACTTATTGGTTTGGATACGTTTATTTGTTTAAGAGCACGTTTCAAATCAAGAACCTGTGTAGTGCTAGCCTCTTGATTTGCTTCTTGAATTAACTTTTTCAAATTATCTGGCAATCTACCTTTAGTGTGTGGCACAATTCCTTTTTTGACAAGCTCTTCTTTAGTAGCATTGACTTTTTCAAATAACCTTTTCCAACCTACCTTCATGCCTAACTTGTGAGCGCGAGCGGTAATAGTTTGTGTGGATAAATTTACTAAATCATCGCCAGCTACGGCAATAAGAGTATGAATTGCCTGTTCTATATCAACTTGTTTAATCGGTTTAGCTAACGCCCTGTTTAATGTTCTACTTCGTTTTGGCGCGACACTTAATTCTTTTTCTATTTTCTTCATGGTTTTCCTTTTGATAGTTAAATTGATACTTGCATTTTTTTCAGGGAATATTTTAGAATACGATATGGCTTCTTTTTCTTGTTTAGTTAAATTGCGTTGTTTCAATTCATTCCATCGTGAGTCAAATACGCTGTTCACTTTCGCTAGTTCTGTTTTCACGTATTTACTGTTAGATGATGAAGTGAAACCAGCACTCCTAATAGTTATTACCGATTCCTGCAAGTGTTGCAATTCAGATATATCTCTTACTATTGCATCCAAAGCACCTTGTTTAAAACTCAAAGGTATTGTGGCAACCTGTTCTAATATCGCTCTTACAAGCCCCGTTCGAATACGATCTTCATGCCATTTTTGAGCGTGAGCATTACCATCAAATGAACTAAGCTTTTTCCCATCAGGATGTTGAATAGTTTGTTCTTTTCCATGACACATTATCTTGCCACTCTCAAAACTAACAACTTCGTTTAAGTTCGTTGTAAATTTCACATTAAATCTTTTCGTAATCATATGCATAGCTCCTTTTATACAAATGCCCTAGAAACAAGCAAAAGCCCATCTTCACTCTGGTAAACCTTAATAGTAGATGTAGTCAATAGTTATTTTGAGAAAAAAGATAGTTACTGCTTCCAATAATACGTACACTCCATATTTGACGTGAGCAGCACTTTTGGATTTACACGACCGGCATATAAACTTGTATTGTTAACAAAACTGCTATCTTCAATTTCATAAGTCATAAACAAATTGGAAGCGTTAACCGTTGCCGATCCTCTTGTGGGATAGAAAATAAACTTAGAATTACCTCTTACAGGAATGCGATCAACAGAAAATGCATATTGCCATAAGCTAAGTCCACCAACTCCACCTGCTGGCCAAAAATCATTATTTCTAATGGCATTTTTAGGAATAATTCGATTGAAAGAAGTATCAAAACCAGATCCATCCGATACGATACGACCGCTGAATAATTTATCGCCTGCTGTTGTTTCTGAATATTCTACGTGTATGTAACCAGGAATTAAAATTTGAGAGCTTTCTAAATTTGAAGAAGCACTAGGATTATTAGTATTGCTAAAACCAAAAGTACCATCACATATTTGTTGGAAGCTAATTCTTGTTTCTAAACCATCAACGCCATTGGTGCCGTTCGTTCCATTGCTTCCATTTGTTCCATTAATACCGTCCACACCATTAGTACCATTAGTACCTGCAATACCCCCTACCCCAGCAGCGCCTCTTAAATCTATATCCCCCCATTGATTGCTTGAACAGGTTTTGAAGCTTGCACTATCTTTAATAAACACCAATGCCCCTTCTTTTTCAGGACAACATATTGGTAGTTCAGCAGCTGTGGCTATAGAAAAAGCAGTGGTTGGATCTTTAACGGTAGTTACCACCCCATCTTTAACAATTTCAGTGGTTGGATCGGTAGCAGCATCAGGGCAAGCAATCCCCCCATCAGCTAAAAACGCAACCACACAAGTTGATCCCCCCCCTATCACATCAGGTATCTCTGCACTAACCGTATTACCATTGGCGTTTACCGTACCACTTACATTTGCACTACCACAAGATATTAAAACCAAACCACCTAATCCAAACAATATACGTTTCATATCAATCCCCTCCTATAGTGATAAAAACACTCCTGTATTTGTTTCAATAATGCTCTTAATACTATCGCAATATATCCCCTCCACTATCCCTTTTTCTTTTATTGCCGCCGTTGTGATTTGCACAAACCTAACATCATAAGTGTCGGCACCTTCATTGTAAGAAACCACAATATGAGATACCCCCCTACCATTGCGCCCTATCTTAAAACTTAGTGCAATACGCCCTTTGCTGTCGGTAGTGCTACAGATGTTTTTCGCGCCCATCATTAGAAACGCTCTATGGCCGATTTGGGTAGCTATCGTTTGTGAAATTTCATTTGCCCTTACTTTTTCCATCTCCAAACCCCCTTTAATAAAATGTTCTTCTATCTTATATATCGGCAAGATTTAGGTTTTCTTAAGCAATTTCTTTTAAAGGCCAAATAATGGTATATTCATCGCCATTGTCGATTACTTCTGGATCTCCATTCGGTGCTGTGTTCCAACATCCACTTGCTGCAATGAATTTCGAACTTGCTGTCATATATTTGATCATTCCCGTTTTAGTTTTTCGATAGTGTTTTAGTTCTCCGCTATTTCTTTTCCAGGTGCAATAAAATACTAATTCCTTAACAAGTTCGGCTTTGTATATACGTTTGTTGTTTTCAGAAGTAAAACATCCATTAAAAGTCCATAAAGTTTCAATATTTTCATTATCTTTAATGCAAAAACATTGTGTTTTATTTGTGTTTGCTAAACGAGTTCTGGCTACCCTTGCTTGTGTGATAGTTTTAAACACCTTGGCTTTTGTAATTTCTATAGAGCTTGTATATTCACCTGTTTTGTAGTTGAGAGATGTAATTACACAGGTATAAAGTGGCTCCCAACTGCCGTCGTCTCTGCCACTAACAATCACAAACCCGTTTTTGTTTTCCATATCCATTCCCCCTTTTATGAAGTGTTATTGATCGCCTTCTTCTATTACTTATATCGGCAGAAAACGTCAAAACTTTAATCGTTATTTTGAAGTATTTTGATTATTTTTATGGCTTGCTCAAGTGTAATATCAAAAGTTTTAATATTTATACGATTACTAGCACTTACATTTACTTGATGATGATCATTTTTCGTGGTAAACAAATAAGGGAACTTCATTTCTTCGTATACATTGCCAGTTAATACAGCTAAAGTTTCACTGGTATTCATGGCAGCGGCAAGCGTACCGTTATCAATTGCCCATTGCCGTTTAATAATCTCTAATGCCTCGCGCTGGCCTTCTATTAGAGTAATTACAGCTTGCAAGTAATCATGTATAGCGAAACCTTTTTCTTGGAATTTTGTAGTTTTGTTTTTATCCAAATAAACAAAGTAAGTTGCATATTCTGCTTTTAAAAGTATTTTGATTAAATATTGGCGATCATTTACCAATAGAAAACTAATACCGAAACATTCATTTTTAGCTATCAAGGTTTCATTGTAAACTGAAAAACCAGCTGTAGGATAGGCTAAATTTAAATCACTGGCTAGCCTTTGGAGAAGATGTTTCGGTGTGGTATTCATGTTATTCACCCCAAACTAGTTTGGTTATTTTTTCAGAACTGGCTATTATTCCTTTTCTAATCTCAGTAAAACGAGCCTTTAAAAATTCTCTTTCATCTTCTGCTGTAGCCAAATTTGCTTCTATCAAAGTTTCTACATCAAAAAAATCTTCAATAGTATACAAAACAATGCAACCTTCTGCTTTTACCTTGCGAGGATCTAGATCATCATGCTCACGCCGACAATAATCTAAACTAGGCACTTGTATTTTGTAGCCGGCGCTGTCTTCAGTTTCGATCATTAAATTTTCTACATTGGCTTCAGTTACTTGTTTTAATAATTTATATATCCCCTGTGCTGTATTAATTTTTCTATCTCTTTTTTTAAAAATAACATTGTAAGAAAAGGTTACACAAAATCTAGTTGTTTCGCCTAATTCATTTTCATTAGCTTCGTTAGTTTCGCAACAATCAGCTAAGCCAACAGAACTGTTGAAATACTTGTCAAACATTACGCTTACTTCTTTTTCTGTTAGTTTTGAAAACATGTTCGTCCCCCCTTGTTAGTTGTTATTCGTTTTCTTCCCTCATATATATTATCGGTACAAAACAGAAAAACTTTAGCGGTATTTGATCGGTTTTAAAAAGAAAAAAGCCAATGCATTTAAGCATTGGCCTGAATATCACATAAGGGGAACACTCTATTCATCGTTTTCAGAGCCTACGTTTTCAATAAACTTTTCCTGTGCTTTTAATAGCTTTTCTTTCATTTCTGAACTAACTTTGGCCTTGGCTACTTGATCTTCTAATTGTTTGGTTAGTTCAGCTTTGGTTATAGAAACGCGAGCTGCACATCGAAGTTTTAAAGTTTTATTGCCTAAAGTATCTGGCTCTTGTACTTTTTCCCAATACCTAGCTACAAGTTTCACCCCAGATAACTTGCCCGATGTAATGAAAGCAGTTATGCCTTCATATCCACTATCGCCTTGACTTGCATTTTCACCTAGTTGCCCAGATTCTGTTATTGCAGTTTTTACATATTGCACTATCTGACTTTTGGCTTTCAATTCAGCTGCATTCATACAAGAGTCAACCCGATTAGTCCCCCCCATAGATATTGTATAAGAGTAAAGAAGATTATTCCCCTCCTCTACTAATGGCACATCCCCTATAGTCCATTTAGGTGTTTCATCCCCCCCACCTATTCTTTCAATAACGCTACTAGCAAAGAATTCAGGTTGTGCGTTTTTAGTACTAGAACAGCCAACAATAAGCAAACCTATTAATAAACGTTTCATATTCATTCCCCCTATACAAAAACATTATTCCAATACACTCGTAATAGCTAAATCAGTGATATGCCCATCTTCTAACGCCGGATCTGTTTTTGATACTCCAATGCTACCCAATATATTTTCATGTTGTAAGGCGTGCGTATTTACTAGCTCAAAATCCACAGGCACCTTAGCAATAATGGTTATTACAATTTTTTTAAACGGTTTAGCTTTCATATTCATTCCCCCTTGCCTTGTGCTGCTAAGAATTCAGGTATATCAAGTTGTGTGCCTGATAGGTAATTAATCGTCAAGCTAATTGCATACCCATCGTTTTCAGAAAACCGATCTTGTAATGCCTTCAAAACCTCTATTGCTTTGCCAGTGCTTGTTAATGATCGGTTATGTGTTGCAAAGAAATGCACGCCGTTTAAGCTTATGTTTATCTCATAATACATATTCATTCCCCTTTTGTTGTTACACCGATCCTCTTTCCTCTATTACTTATATCGGCAACATTCCAGAAAACTTTAATCTTTTTTGATCGCTAATTTAAAACCTAGTTTAGTAATTTGAGCTAATAGCCGTGCCGTTTCTTGCCTGCAATCTTCTTGATATTCAGGGTATAGATTTAAAGCATAGGAAAAAGGATCGGCTGGCCCTATCTTAAAGGCTTCTTGACTATCCCCCCCACCATATATGCCTACAGTTTTATTTTCCAAATCCACAATATAATGCCACTCAACATCCCCATGTTTACCTAATAAAGAAGGCTCGAATGCCCCCCCTATACCCGTATCTTCCCCATAAGCGTCAACATTAGCGCCTTGCCCATACACACTAGTTGCCTCTCCAATGAGTAAACCTACAACTTGATCAACATGTAAACTTGCTTTTTCACTTCGAATGCTACCCTTGTTATATGCTTTAATTTGCTTTTGTGCCTTTTTTAAAGTTTCTACAATTATCGGCAAATTCCCTGTAGGATACCCATCGCTATGTTTGTACAATCTTACAGTTTGATCATGTTTGCTGTGAATTCTTTGCTTGCCAGTGATAACAATAATTGATCGTGTACTCATATCGAACCCCCCCTAGTTAGTTGTTTAATCCCAGCCTCTTTAAGAAAGGTCAATTGCTACTTTATCTTCACTCGAAAGCTCTAATGTTTCATCATCATTTATTTCAATCGTGATAGATTTGAGTGTTTGCCCCCCCAATGTAACTTTTGTGATAATTCCTGAAATATCATCTATTTCTATCCCATCGACACCACAAGATTGACTATCAGGAATCACTCGGCCATAAAAAAACATTCCAGTTTTTAGCTTTTTCGCTTTAATTGTACTCATATCACTCCCCCTTATATCCCAATACCTTGCCAAACCTATTCAATAAATACCCGTCTCGTATAGCTTGATCTTGTGCTCTTTCATTTGCCCCAGTAGCATCCCCATGAGAGCCTACAGTAAAACCATTACAGTTATCGCAAGCTTCAATATATTCACAAAAGTCATCATGGGTAACTTCTAAATAACCTTTACCCTCGCAACTTTCACATTTACACATATAATCCCCCTTTGTTCCTGCCCTTTTTGATCAACTTCTTCTATCTTATATATCGGCACATTTCGCGTTTTCTTTAGCACTATTTTTAAAAAGTTATGTTGGCTATTGACAGCGCTTTTATCGTGCCGTGTTGTGTAGATACGTTGTCAGGCTGCACTAGGTTGCAATTATACATATCAGCGAGTAATAGGGCACTGGTGGCGCTGTCTGCTATAACTAATGCCTGCTCTTGCCAGTTTGCTCTTTCATTAGCCGTCAACACTTCACTTTTATTCGTTAGTAACTCAATTTCACCTAAGCTAATTAAAAATATATGCATTTCATTCCCCTTTGATAAAAGCAAAGATTATTTCATTGGCCAAATCAAAACCAATACCACTGCAATCAATACAAGGGATTACTCTTTCAACTATATCGGTTAGATCATCCCCCTGTGCCCCCCCACTACCCATTAATTTATGAAATATTTCACTAGCAATATCATCATCTTCAAAAGCATCCGAGTCATTATTGGGATGGTTGCGAAATAATTCAATTAATGGCATAACTAGATCGGTATATTGTTGTAAGTTTTCTAAATTTGCTAATAATTCTGCTTTTTCTTCAAAATCAATGCCAATATCAGAGCAGAAACTAGGTGCCGTATCCATAATATCGCATTGAGATCGTTCTATCATGCCCTTGGTTTCTTCATGCTCTTGACTCTCTTGAGCTAAAGCATCGGCTAATATCATGCGGGCAACTTCTTTAGTGATGTAGTTCATAATTTTCCCCCTTTGTTATACCGTTATCATTTTCCCTCTATATATAATATCGGTAGAAAACTGGAAAACTTGAGCCTTTTTTGATCAATTTTTTAGCTTGCTTGTTTTTGTTTTTTTCGGCTTTGTTTGGTTGGCGCTGGATCTGTATTGGCCTTTAATACCCATTGACAGCTAAAATCTTCATTAATAGTGCAAACATGGTTAGGATGTTCGCATAATTCAAAGGTTGGCGTCAATATTACTTCTTCAATAATTGATCGCAATGCCCTTGCCCCAGTGCCTAGAGTCAATGCTTTTTCAGCTACCTTGCCCAATGCGCCTTCAGAGAATATCAAATCACAATTTAAAGCAGAAAACAGCCTAGTATATTGCGACACAATAGAATTTTCAGGTTTGGTTAATATATCTTTTAGTTCGTCAATACCTAGGGCAGTAATTTCAGCAATTACAGGCAACCTGCCCACTAATTCCGGTATCATTCCAAACTTTTGAAGATCGTATTGTGTTACCCTACCATCGGTTTTTGTAATGCCTACAAAAGCGCCCGAAACAATAAATAAGATATTCGAAGTGTCAATTTCAATCGTGCGAGATCCAGGATGTTTTCTGCCACTAGCTTCCCCATTAATGTGAACAGTGTGCCCTTCGATTATTTTCAATAAGCCTTGTTGAACACCTTCCCCAGAAACATCCCTAGTAACCGACACACCAGCGCCTTTTTTAGCTTTTTTATCAATTTCATCAATAAAAATTATTCCGTGTTCGGTTGCCTCAATATCTTCCCCTGAAGCCTGATATAACCGCCCTATAACGGTTTCTACATCATCCCCTACATAACCGGCTTCAGTTAAACTTGTAGCATCGGCAATTGCAAAGGGAATATTTAAAAACTTTGAAATAATTTTAGCAAAGTGTGTTTTCCCGCAACCTGAAGGCCCCACCATTAAAATGTTGCTTTTTTCCAAATCTAATTCAGGATGTTCCATGCGCAATAAGTGTTTAAATACCGCAACTGATAACGCACGCTTTGCCCCAGATTGATTTACAATGTGCTTGTTGAAAAAATTCACAATATCTTTTGGGTTTTTGGTATTGACTACATTGGTTTTCATATGCATTCCCCTTTTGTTAGTTGTTGTTACGCCGATCTTCTTTCCTCTATATATAATATCGGTAGAAAACTGGAAAACTTTAGCCTTTTTTGATCATTAATCTTGTAATATATCCAAACCAAACACATCGGATAAAACTTTAACAGCTACAAAAACTAAATAAAAAGAAATTATAATAGTCATAACATTCCCCCCTTATTTATTCCAACCGTTTACTGCCAAATCTAACCTTGCTTGTTTCTTCAATTCCCGCTCTTTACTTCTCTCTTGTAGTTTCACTGGTGTTGTGTGTTGTTTTAAAAGTTTCATTTTCATACATGCCCCCTTTTTTGTTGAAACCGCTTTCTTCTCTCATATATATTATCGGCACATTTCAACAAAACTTGAGCCTTTTTTGATCGCTATTTGTATTTTTTAAATTGTTCAAAGGCTGGTAAACTAATTAGATACTTATACACTAACTTGCAAACTGTTTTTTGTCTCGCATTACTATATTCAAATTTCCATATGCGTGCTCTTTCTGCATTATTACCAGCGCCAGGCAAACCTTTAAATAAGTTTGGATAACCTGCTTTTAAACTATCAGCCTTCACACCTGTTATATACACTTCTAATAACATCAAAATACTGTTTATCCAATATGCCTCAAGAGTAACCGTGCCATTAAAACTATCTTGCCTTGTTAATATTCCATGACTCTTGTTTACTAATTCTTCATCTTCCAATACATTCCTAGCTATCGCCTTGCCAATTTCTACAAATTCAAATTTAATTAGATCTTTCATGTTATTCCCCTTTGCCTAAATCATCCCAATTACTTTTCTTTGATGTGTTTATTCCAGCGCAACCACAACACCGATGATCTAATTCATTGGGTTCATCTTTGTAGAATCCCACATGATTACACGCTGAACATTCCATTAAAAAATACCCTGCTAATACTTCATCGATTTGCTTGCGTTCTTCTTCAAACGATACCTTGTTAGCTATCTCAATTACTCGTTTATCTTCTTCACAATTAGGCTCAATAGCACCCGCACTAACCAAACGAACACAAACCAATTCAATAGCGCCTTCATCCCAAAACGCTTGTATATCATCCTCGCTATCGTTATTACTAAAACCAAAGGCACACTCTAAATACTCTTTTACTTGCCTCAATGATATTTTACTCATTTCATTCCCCCTTTTTGATCGCCAATAATTCCTCTATTACTTATATCGGCAATATTCCAGAAAACTTTAGCACTATTTATAAAAATATTACCTCAATAGCCTTTACCAAAACATCACTAGGGCAAGTATCAGAATCGCCAAAATTAAATACCTTGCCAATATAATGCGCCCTTATTTGATCATCACTTCCATTAATATCGGTTACTAAAGTATTGCCATTGCTAAAAATTACTTTTATCGTTCTCATAACATTCCCCTTATTTGAAATAACCTGCTTTAAACCAATTGGGCATATCTTCACGGGTTTTGAAACTAACTAAATAACGAGAGGGACTAAAACTAGGCTTGCTGTCTCTAATCGAAACATATTTCATTTCATCCCGGCAATCGGCGTTTTCTGCCACTATCAATGCAAGCTCGGCACTATCGCATTCAATTACCAGTTTATTGATTTTCCCTTCAGCCTTGCCCCAATAACTCATAGCACTATCAGTCATGCATACATAATATTTTCCAGTTTTAGATATTCCCATAACACGTTCCCCTTTGTTAGTTGTTACCCTGCAAGTTCCTCTATATATATTATCGGCACATTTCAACAAAACTTTAGCACTTTTTGATCATTATTTTTCAGCAATGTTTTCTAAATAATAAGCAAGCCCAATTGCAGTCAATTCCAAAGTACTTTCATTAGGATCTTTATTTGGATAACATTTTACATAGCCTTTTTTTGATAATGAGGAAATTGCGCCAGATAACTGCAAACCATCAATATCCCCATAATCACATACCGACGCGGACCAAACTTCTTTATTTGCAATAACAGCGCCTGCATAACATTGAACCATAAAAGATATTGCCTGTAGTGCCCTTGTTTCTAGTTCGGTTAGTTGTTCCATGGTGTGTTCCCCTTTGTTAGTTGTTACCCTCTCGCTCTTTTCTCCTACCTTATATATCGACACAAAACAGAAAAACTTTAGCCTTATTTGATCGGTTTCTTTAAAAAAGTATATGTAGGGAATAGTTTTCCAGTATTAATAGGCATTACTATATATATTCGTTTACACGGCCAATAACGCACCCTAATCACGTGCCCTATACGTTTACCTACAAAACTAGTTTCATGCAACCACGGCCTTTAAAATTACCTTATAATGAAATGTACAATATTTTGCACATTATTGACCTCTTGTACAACTTAAACTTGTACACTGGAATGAAAATGTACAATATTTTGCACATTAGTTTTTGTTGATCAATATCGGGTAAAGGTTTGTGTGTAGGTTAGTATTGGAATAGGGCAAGATATAGAAACATTTAAATACACTCTTATTTGTTCAATGTTTACAGTAATAACTCTTATTAATTGAATGTTTTGGAGTGTGGGGAATAGGGTAGATAGCAACACTTATTCACATAGGTAGGGATCGTCTCTGGAATATTCATAATGTATAAAAGAGGTACTCTAGTGTGAAATATGGGTAAAGAGAGACTGGGGACACTATGGGTAGTGTGTTTTGTGTTTGCACATAATTTTTAGAAACTTTTTTAGGGCTTTCAGGTGTACTTGCCACATTTGAAAGCCCTTTCAGTTTTGATAATCATAGTTATCAAAACTGAACAAGTACCCTATAACAGTTTATTATCATTGAATATTATAACAGTTTTTTAAATAATTACATTTCAAAATTCACTGCAATTATTCCGCAAGCTCTGGAATTCTTCAATGATTACAGGTGCCCCCTCCGAAATGCGAAAATACATTTAGATTTTGGAAAACTAGGAGTGTCTAGTACACCCCCGCATGAACACAGCCTCATTTCCCCACTGTACTACCCCTAATCCACCACACTCCCTTCCCCAACTTTATATATCTCAGTATTATTATGAGTGCCTCTCTAATTTCCCTTTAAACAACTCTATCCCCCTATCCGAAAAGAGGTTTAGAAAATAATTCAGATTAGCAAAAATGGGTTTGAAAAAAAATTACCAAAAAAAATGGAGGGGGTATGGGGGTAAGATCAAAACAATGTATTTTCGTTTATCACATGATACAACTTTATGCTTTCAATCATGTGGATGCCGTTCTCTCCAAAAGGTACCAACCCATCAAACCAATCTATATCTTCTACACTTAAGCTACCTTGATACATATCCTGCGGTGTTTGATCAGTGTAGTCAGAGTTGTCCCAATTATACTCATGCTTCAAATTGCGGATAACTTTAAGGATAGAGATTAAGCGTGGTAGTTCCTCTTGAGTTATATAATGGTGTGAGGAGATATAATCGGCATCATTAGTATCCGCAGTGATAATAATTAATAGTTTAGTGTTCATACCAATCCTTAATATATTTCTTCTAATGGAACATGGGCGGTTAGGTTCGCGTTTGTGGAGTACAGGTACCATTTCATAGCTTCTGGATTATTTTCGAATATTAGTTTAGTTTTGTTAACGATTGCGGTAGTCCAAACAACATGAATAATGGCGCTGAACAGAGTAGGAACCCATAGTAGGGTGAACTTATACCAATGTGGCCAATCTGGATCTGTAGGTTTCTCTCCGCCCCAAACTACAATACCGACGATCAGAAAGAGTATTAGGTAGAGTCCGGCAACGAGTAATCCGACGCCTATTACTTCTGGTACGGAATTAATTTTGACATTTAGTTTAAGGTTTACGTGTTGAATTGGGGTGGAATTAGTTTTAGATAGGGTGACGATAATTGCATTTTTTAGTATGGTGATTTGGTAATATTCGGAGGAGAGGTATTCGGCTACAGTGGCCATATCGCTGAGATAATCCACCATACTGATATGGATATTTGCATAGCCTTTATTGGCACCTGTAATGATTGTATTTTTAGCGTATTCTATGGCGTTAAAGGAGGCGTGACGTTTGGCGTCTGTATAGATTTTTTTAGCTTGATCTGAGTGATATTTTGTTTCGAGTTCTGGGATTGATTCTGTATTGGTCATATTTTTCTCCTGTAGGTATCTTTTAGCAGTATTGTTTTGATAAGGCAAGTTGTATACCAGGGGAAAAATCGATGGGTGAAAAATAAACACCAATGATATTGTACAGTTGCTCCTTCTCCTCACACATCTCCTTCCTTTTTACTTTCCCATTGTATTTTGCCAGTGAAATACTTTCTTTAATAAATACAACAAGTTAAGTAAATTTAGTTTTATGTGTGTTACTTATTCCGAGTTATACACCTAGGGAAAAACGGAGGGTAAAATACGTTATCCAATGAAATCAACGAGTTAGTATAAAGTGCATGAAAATTAGGTAGAAGCGGAGTTGTTACCCTAGGAGAAAACGAGGGTAGATTTATAAAGTTCAATAATAATGGCTACTTAATCATTCTTAATTTTTTTGCTTGGAGTTGAATTCGTTCGATGAGAGATTCTTTGGGTGGTTCTTTATTGTTTAGGATTTCTTGAATAGTCCATGAGTTAGATTCGAGTGCTTTGGCGAGTCTATGTATTGAGCCGTAGTGGATATGGAGTTCGTGTAGTAGTTGTTTATTCATTTTATTAGTCCTTTCTCTATGGCATATTGTTCGAGTATTTGGAGGGAGGTTGGGCTAGGAATGTTGTATCCATTTTTCCAGAGGGAGATGGTTACAGGGGAGATGTTAATTTCTTTGGATAGTGTTTTAATTTGACCTGCGTGGTTTATTAATTTTTTTACCAGTAGAGCGGAGGGGGTATTAATGATTCGGGTGGTACGTCGTGACATTAGTATTTGCCTTTTCCGAGATATTTATTGAATAGGGCGGCTAGGAGAAAGACTATGCATATGGCTAATAGGGTTGCTAGGATTTCCATTGTTGTTCTTTCCCTTCTTTATCTATTTTTTTAACTAGTTGTTTTCTCATGGTTTGGGCAGCGCTACTGGAGATATAGCCGCGCAGGTTGAGTCTTACAATAGCGTCGGCATCTTTTTGGAAGTGTTCGATATTTGGTAGGTATTGTATTACGTCTTTTAGTTGTATAGCTAGAGGTTCGACTAATGCTCCGAAGTGAATTCCTGCCATGACATATCTCCTTGTGTTTCAAATGAGAGAGCACATATAGCAAAGGTTGTTTGAATGGTCAATGAAAAAATTGTGGAAGTGGAATGGGTGTGATAAGTGTATTTTATTTAGTGGAGGAATTATGAAATATTGTCAGGACTGTAAGTGGTTTGAGCAGGGGTATTCGATCGAGAAGTGTAGGAATTATAAACTCAAGGAAGATCATAGGGATATGAATGATTCCTATCTCTTTGCGGTATTTATGAGGCCATCGGATATGCGTAAGCATCCGAAGTTGTGTGGGCAAGAGGGGCGTTATTGGGAGCCTACGTTATGGTATCGGTTTACTACTTGGTTTAGGAGTTTATTTAAATGACACCGGAGCGGCATAGGGAGTTATCTACTACTGAGGCTCTTTTAACTACAGAAGAGATAAAGTTTGGTTGGCATTTTTGTCCAGATTGGGATTATGCTCTTTGTTTGCTGGATTATGAGGGATGTACTTGTAAAAAGGAGGGCAGTAGTAAGTGTTAACTCATTGTGATGTTTGTGAATATGAGCAAGTGGATGGGACTGAGGAGCCGTGTGTTAGTTGTATTTATCCGAATTGGGCACCTACTATTGAGCCGATGAGGTGTGACACTTGTTTACATGACGTAGATAGGCCGGCAGACAAATGTGGAAGTTGTAGGGGTAGTAATTTTAAGAAGCGGGTTATGTGTACGGAATGTGGAGCGGTTAAGCCCTTGATGACGTGTTGTTGTGGAACGGCTATGAGGTTGTGTTCTGGCAATTGGATATGTGATAAGTGCGGGTTTGTGTGTATGCGTAAGGAGCTGTAATGACTGAACATAAAAAGAACTTCCGTATTCTCAAGGTTGGAGATTGGTTTGTTCGAAACGATGGGATGATTGACTGTATTGAATACGGCGTGGCTGATCATACATACAGTTTAATGGGAAAGATGGGGTCGTATACTCTGGATGGGAAACATAGGATAAACGGAAGCGATAAAGGCAACGTGGCATATCTTATTAATCCTCCTGATCTTACCCCGTTACCGATGCCAAAAGTGAAAAAGTGGCAGTGGTTGTATAGATCTTCTCGTTTGTATGTTTTAACTGGTTCTTATTACGCCTCAAAAGAAGAGTGTGCGGTAAATATAGGAGTCATGCCAATTGAGCCATATCTTCCTAGTGAAATAACGGAGTATGAGATATGACTATTTTTCTAACCTCTTGGTTTCTTTGCGGTTTTATTGCCACGTTAATATCGAGAATAAACTATAAATACAAAGTTAAAGTGTGGCATTACATAACGACTACATTAGTAGGGTGTATTAGTTTAGTTTGGATATTGTCGATTATATTTGGTTGGTCTAGGGTGGAATCTATGATTAGCGGAGTCATGGAGTACGAGATATGATGACAGAGTACTTAGAAGTTAATCGACCGAATAAGCGGTATTGCGATGGGTGTCCACTAACTTATGTAAGTCATGGACAATTTGATTTTGAGTTCATACAATGTGGGGCTTTAAATAAGAAATTAATTACTCTAAAATCTGGAAAAATCAGAACCCCTTCTAATTGCCCATTAAAACAAAAGAAAAATTGGTATGACGGGCTAGAGCACATCAAATGCCACGATGTAGAACCCAATCCACACTGCTTTTGCCCAAGATGTGTAGCTGCAAAGGAGGATAAAGAATGAAATTAGAATTTAATATTGATGATTCTACTATCGGTATTGCAATTGTATTATTTGCTATTGTTATTGTAGTTATTGCAATAACTACTGGGGTTTGCTTATATAATGGATATTATATAAGTCATATAGGAGTATGTAAATGAATGAATATCTAAAAATAGATAGGCCAAACAAACAGTATTGCGAGGGATGTATTGCTTTTATACATTACGATACCGAATATTATTATTGTCTTGTCACCGACACTCCTTGTGTAGATAAGATAACCCCGCCCAACTGCCCGTTGAAGAAAGAATTTAACCACGACATGATATTAGCTATCATTAACTATACTGCCTCTGGCGACGTAGAATTAGCTAAAACGCTGGCATTACAATTACTAGGTAATGGGGATAAACCTACTTTTGCTACTTCCAATTCCCATACTATAGAGAAAGAAAAACAATGAAGTACCCACCAGAAGACGATGATATACCAACAGGATGCTTTGTTTTAGGCGTTATCGTTATTCTATTCATATTTTTCTCTCCGTTATTAGTTGATTGGATTAGTAATCATATTGAGATTAAAATTCATGAATAAACCGCCAATAGAATGATATAAAATACTGTTTTTGTATCAACTTAAGGGTAATTATGTTGAGGTAGTGGTGGTTATCAAACAAAAGGAATGCATATTATGGCAAACGATTTAGGTTTTAAAGTACCAGAAGAATTAGTCAAGCCTATTATTAAAGATCTTGTGGCAACTTATATAGCTCAACAAATGGGCGATGCTAATAAAGTTATTGCAGAATTAGTTTCCAAGGCTTTGAGCGTAAAAGTAAATGAAAATGGAGTTGTTGATAAATACGATTCTTATAACCACCAAAGTTACATAAATCTTATTTTAAACAAAAGTATTCATGAATTAGCAAAAGAAACCTTAAAAGAAATTTTAGATGCCAATAAAGAAAAAATTAAAGAGCAAATAAAGCTTGCCATTTCTAAACAGGGAGATTTGGGTGAGTTTATTTTTAATGGCTTTAAAGAATCTTTAGAATCTAATTGGCATTCTCATATCTCGGTTGCTTTTAAAAGGAAAGAATAAATGAATTATCTGAATTATGTAATGTCTACTGTAATTACGGCGATAAGTATTACTTTGCTTATTCTAGTTAAAAGAGGAATAGAAAGCTACGGCATTTCTGCTGGCACTGTGGCTTGGTATATATTTTTGTTTTTTCTTGCTGTCGGCGTGTTTTCTTTTTGTATGCAGATATTTAGTAGGGAGGCGTAAATGAAACTTTGTATGGATTGTAAGCATAGTTATTATGAAGTGCGTTACTTCTTAGCTGCTTCTTTTCCTATAAGAGAGATACGTTGTAAATTCCACAAAGTACCAGTAGATATAGCAAGACGAATAGATGGATATTGTGACGACGCAAAAGACTTCGAACCGACCCTTTGGTATAAATTTAGAAAATTATTGAGGTTGGTATGAGCTTTGAGTTTTGCCTAGCATATCCTGAAGTAATAATGACTACTGAACAAATAAATGCTCCGGTAAATATTATACATAAAATTGGAATATTTAATCTTAAACAAGCAGAATGTGTTTTTATAAAATTATCTATTAGTAATGTAAAAGTATATGCAATTAATGAAGATAAGATGGAAATAAGGTTGGTTACAAATTGGTGGGAAGCAAAACAATTTTTCAATGAGGATGAAAGCGTAGTATGAAGCTTGTAGTTGGCAAACACAACATGTTATGCGTTTCGGGTGAAGGATTCCGTATTGGAGATCTAATAGAAATAGAGGGAGTTCCTATTCTAAAATATCGTCCAACGGCAGATGATGTAGCAAAAGTAAGAGGCGAAAGTGGTGCGAGCATAGTTGATTGTGCTTTTGCGCTTGGTATGTGTTCTGGAGATATCGAAAAAACAGTTTTATTCTTAAGAGAAATGGGGTATTAGTATGAAGAACGAATTGATAGCGAGATGTGTGCACCATGTAAATAATAAAATTTGCGAACTGAATAACGAGCAAACAATTGCATGGGAAGATACACCAAAGCACATGCAAGACGGTTTAATATCGGCTATAAACGACAATCTATCGCCAAGAGAAGGTCATATTAATTGGATGATGAACAGACTAGCAAACGGCTGGAAACTTGGTGCAGAAAAAAGTATTGAAAATAAAATTAGCCCATGTTTAATTCCCTATGAGGAGTTGCCTTATGCACAAAGAATTAAAGATTCAGTGAGGCAAGGCATAGTGGAATTTTTAAAGGAGGTACAAGAATGACAGCGCCTGATGTTTTAGTTAATAATATGACTCGTCCTGAAACGCTTAAAGATATTAAAAATTTTGTATTATCTCTTCCTGATGAAACTCTTGAGCAAGTAGTGGTTTTTAATATTAAGTGGGGAAATGAAGCTGGTACGGTTTCGTGGAAAAGAAAAGAAACCCCTAAACAATATTGGCGACGGAAACAACAAACAGTGGCGGCAGACGAACTCATAAGCACCTGCGAACCGATCGGAAAAACGCATGATATACTCAGCACCAACTAAAGAAGAAATAGAACAATGTTTTGAAGGTAGTAATTTTGGAAGCACTGACTATGAAAATATTGTAAAACTTGGATTATTAAAAGTTGCTTGTGGGTATCATAATGGTTCTACACTAACTTGTATCTTATATAACTTAAGATTAATCCTCCCCGATTCTAAGCAGATTTTTAGTTTAACGGATAAAGGGAAACACTCTCTTTATGAATGGTTTTCTAATTATGCAAAGGAGAAGTAATGACAGTAAATAATCATTGTGGTACTTGCTTGCACGAAGAGTTAAGTAGTGACCAAGAGCCTTGCAATACCTGTAGAAATAGTAATTGGGAGCCATTTATAGATAGAAATTGTGACAGTTGTTTACATCGCCACAGGCCAGAAACAGTAGAACCTTGTGCGTCTTGTGGGCATACAAGATGGGAGAAAAAGAATGGCTGAACCAATAAGCGAATACGAAGTAGAAACAGATGCTATATATGAGCACAGGAAAACAGGTGCTTTATATGAAACTCACGATTTCTGTAAAGTCAAGCAAGCAGAAGGCAGTGACACCACTTGGGTTGTGGGAGTGATTTATTCACCTAAAGGGAATTTTTTTCAAAAATACGCTTGTTCTGTGAACGAGTTTGTTAGTAGATTTAAGGAGATTTAAACACAAATCTCTCGAATTACTTTGTGTATTTTTTGTTTTAGATCACAATTTTCGCCTTTACAGACTTCACACTCTTTAATTTCACAACAAAACTTAAGTCCGTGGAGGATTGCTTTTTTATTAGCTTTCCAGTGGGCGTCTTTTGGTGATAGTTCGATTTGCAAGATAGTATCGGCAATTTTAATTTCTAGTTCGTCCATAAACTGTTTCCTCCTACCTTTATATCGGCAGAAAAGGGAAAAACTTAAGATAAAGTTTGTTTAATGCCATAAATAGCTAGACCAACAAAGGCACCTGCAATGAAGCCTACGGGGCCTGCTGCTGCACCAAACCCAGCTCCACTTCCAACCATACCTATTGCAGTCATACCGCTTGCAGCGACCGCCGTACCGCCTGTTATGCCACCTGCTCCGGCTGCCATAGCTGCTTTAAGTTTTTTACCAGTAGGGCTTTCATCATCCATTAGCCGTTCAAAACCATCTTTAATATCTTCAAAATCCATTTGTTTCTCCTTTTTTCGTTTAGGATTTCTTGTTATCTTTCGCAACTTTTGTAATTTATTCATCTCTATTCCCTCCAAATTGTGGTTTCTTAGAAAATATGGAGCTTGTCAAGAATTATTTTTGATTTATGGCTAACAGAAATTAAAATGCTCTTTAGGGCGGATTAAAGGAGTTAAAATGCTCTTTAGTTAAGATATTTGGAAAGCACGTCTTGGTTTTGGATTTCGTGTTTAATTTTTATCCATGTATTTTCTTGTTTTTCTCGAAATTCTTTTTGTTTGTTTGCGTAATACTTAGGTTTGACGGTTAGGCTTTGTTGCCAGAACGGTTCTGTATTATCTGTAATGGTTACTACTTGTTCTTTTTTATTCATAAAATCCTTCTTTGGTTCATATAAACAACACCATGCGTTCATATGTATTGTTTATGCGCCTCTCCAGAAAAACGCCTAACCAGATTGTAGTCAGGCGTGGGAGAGACGTTTTAGCAGAAATACATCTTACGCCTACGTTTACTTAAAGACAAGGAGGAGGGCGTGTACAAAATGAAAAAACTCTTCTAAGATAACAGCAAATTAAAAACAAGCTGGGGCGGAGGGTGCATTTTGAAAAGCAATAGAAATATATTTTCGGCGTATGATGTTGATAAAGTAGAGGAATTTGAATGGTGGTTTTACGATAATGTTGAATCATACAGAGCTATTCAGGATTGTATTACGATATATGGACGGGTGGCGAAAAAGAAGTTCAGTTTGCGGATGGTATTGGAGATGTTGCGGGCTGGAATTGATATTCGGTGGCGGCACATTGAAGTTTCTTTAAACAATGATTTTATTCCTATGTTACAGCGCAGATTAGAAATGGATAGGCCGGATTTAATGGAATACTTAACAGCGATCAGAAAGAGTCATACAAAAAAAGGAGGTTTGGAATGATGATAGTGGGTGTAATTGGTATTGGGGTTGTAGGAGGTGCGATCAAAAAGAGCTTTGAACTACATGCGCCTTCGGTGGATTTGCGCTGTTATGACAAGACTGGAGAGTATTCTGGCGAGGAAAACAGGTTACGGATATTGGATGCTGAGGTTATTTTTGTATGTGTTCCTACTCCGACTCAACACGGCGGGCAAAACTTAGAAGCGCTTTGTAATGTTATAGAAATGTTAAACACTGCAAAATATCAGGGTGTGATTTGTATTAAGTGTACGGTATTGCCCGGTATGTGTGAATATATTGCCAGTACTTATCCTTTACGTATTGTGCATAACCCTGAATTTCTTACAGCTGCTAAACCATATGAAGATTTTATGAATCAAAAAAGTATTATTATGTCTGGAAAACTTCAGGATACGAATGAGGTGCAAAGGATTTATGATCACTTGTTTGGATCACATGCTTTGTATGATTTCTATCAAACTTATGCTGATTATAAAGTAACTGAATTAGCGAAATATTACAGTAATTGTTTTTTAGCAGTGAAAGTAACGTTTGCGAATGAGATGTATGATTTGTGCAATATGATTGGAGCTAATTATGATGATGTGCGCACGGCGGCAATAAGTCAGGGATTAATTGGAGCTAATCATACTAAGGTACCGGGAACGGATGGAAAAACGGGATACGGGCTTGGGTGTTTGCCGAAAGAGACACAAGCATTATCAACCTTTTGTAGTATGATTGGATTACAACAAGAAGTTTTAAATGCAGCTATGCTTGGCAATACAAAAAGAAGAAGTTTTGATTCACATTGTAGAGAAATTAATGAAAAGGAGATTGTTATATGAAATTTTTATTTGGTTTAGTGAGTTTGTGTTTGGCTAGTTCAGCAATGGCATTTGATACACATGGCAGCATTGTTTTAGGCCAACAGTATGAACCATTATTGCGAAAAACAGTTCCTAAAGCAGGGCTCGTTACTTCGGTCGGGCTTGGGTTAGGCATTGGTGTTTGGAGTTATATTGGCGTTGGTCGTACATTGGAAGATGATGAATGGTCATCTGCTGCTATTGGTGCCGATTGGTCTTTTGCTCGTCTTACTTTGGGTACTTCATATACAGTATCAAGAGATTTAAAACGATTTAATATTGAAAAGCAAGATAATACTCAATTGATCGGTATGACTGCGAAAGTACGGCTATGGTAGTGAGTTTATGTTTTGCTAATCTTTTATCTTTGTGGATGATGGGCGCAGAACAGCGAGATAATTTAGTAGTGAGTACTTTGAAGCAGGCTAATTATGCAGGGCAGGAATTAGTAATTAATGTAAACAACCCTTGGTATTCTCCTGTTTCTTGTCCTCGTATTTATGCTTTTTTAGATAAGTGGACAATTCCTGGTTTGAAATATCACAACATGCCAACCTCGACTATGACTCACGGGCGATGTGGCGTCGAGGCTTGTACCTGTACAAAGAAAACAATTTGCGTTCTATAGGATAAGGTCATGATTGTTTTGCCGCAGCCTCCTAACGATAAGCAAAAATATTTATACACAGAATCTAATCGTTTTTTATTTTATGTTTTTGCAATATCTAGTTCATTGTTATTGTTTTCTGGAATGTATTTATTTACATGGGCAAATCCTGCCTTAATAGTTTATGGATTGTTTGTTACAGTTAATGTTTTGTATTTAATTATTTCATATGTCATTGGTGTTTTTGGCAAGGGTTTTGATTTAGATGCACATAATTCCATTATTACTAAATACAATAAAAGAGATTCATCTGTTGATATATTTCTTCCTATTGCAGGTGAAAGCATAGAAGTTATTGCTAACACTTGGAAGTATGTAGCTCAATTAGATTGGCCAAAAGAGTTATTAAAAGTACACATATTAGATGATGGATTTTCTGATGCAGCTAGAGATTTAGCTATCACTTTTGGCTTTAATTATATTCGCAGAGATGATAGACCGCACTTGAAAAAAGCAGGTAATGTCAGAAATGCTTTTAAGCAAACTAGTGGAGACTTTATAGTTATATTGGACGCAGATTTTTGTCCACGTCCTGATTTTTTACATGAAACAGTACCGTATATGTTGAGTGATGAAAAAATTGCAATAGTACAGACTCCACAGTTCTTTGAAGTAAAACCTGAGCAAACTTGGGTTGAACAAGGCGCAGGATTTATCCAAGAGTTATTTTATAGACTGATACAGGTAAGTAGAGATACTTGGGGAGCCAGTATTTGTGTTGGCAGTTGTGCGCTATATAGACGTTCAGCCTTAGAACCAATGGGCGGTACTTATCCAATTGAGCATAGCGAGGATTTGCACACGGGATTATCAATGTTAATACAAGGACTTAGAGTTAAATATATTCCAATTTCAGTTGCTGCGGGTGTTTGTCCTGATTCCCATCAGTCCTTTTTTGTACAGATGTATCGATGGTGTACAGGTTCTACTTCGCTGTTATTTAATAAAATGTTTTGGACTGCTAAATTAACATTCATGCAACGGCTTTGTTATTTATCTGGCATGGGATATTACGTTTCTACAGCATTGGGCATTTGGTTATCGGTATTGCCCAGCGTCATTATGGTTTGGTTTTTGCCAGAAAAACTGCTCTGGTATACTATGTTTTTCTATACCCCTTCTTTTTTGTTTGGCACCTTATTCATGAGATATTGGAATAAGTCTCGCGGAAATATTATTCACGCTCTGATGACTCGGCAAATTTCTTATTATTCTCATTTCTTTGCTTTAAAAGATAAGTTATTTAAATCTACGATGCCTTGGATTCCTACAGGCGCGGTAACTAATAACAGTCGGTTTCGGACTGCTCGATATTTGATGTGGGCATGGAGTTCTGTAGTAACTGTTTTAGTTGTTTCTGGCGCATTTTATCATATGGATGGTTTGCTTGATTATGACTTTTATCCTACCCTGTTTTTTTGCGGTCTAAACTACTGGATAACTTCGACTATTCTTCGCGACCAATAAACCTTGACTGCCTAGCCCTTTTTGTTATATAAGCAACAAAAAGGAAGCTGTGATGAAAAATCCTGTCAAAAAACGCATTCCAATAGCTCCTCCATCTCAAAGACATAAAAGTAAAAAAGACTACAATCGCAAAAAACCGATTGAAGAAATTGTCAAAAACGTAGAGCAGGAGAAGCAATGATTTATACCATGTCGTTTTGTATGCACGACAGACACAATAGAAACAGATCGTGCCCTGACCTTAGAGTGTCTTGTCATTCATGCTCAACTTATTTAAAAATAAAAGAGGAGAAGTCAATGTTAGATATTAGAAATCATAAAATTGAAGAGTTGCAATTCAGAGATTCCAATGCAGAGATTGTTGCTATTTATGATTTAACGAGACAGGGGAGATGGACTAATTCTCGTGTATTGATTATTTTTAAACAAGCCGACGGAGTAGATTGCCACAAGACAACTACGAATGGTTTTATACATAGTGAAACATGTTTGCATCACTTCGATGTCATCCTCAAACCTAAAAAAACGTTATACGTAAAACCTCTAATGACTTTATTAAAACAGTATGCATTTCAAACCAGTCAAGACGGGTTGGTATACCAAAGCAGATACTTAATCGCGTATTGTACCTGTGGCCAACCTACTCTTGAAAACACTCACACTCCAGAATTTATCAACCTTTTCTGTGAATACAAGGAAGAATCACATGTTTAATTTATTTAAAAAAGAAAACAAACAAGCAACTGTCTGGGATTCAGTATTGACCATTCATCTGAAAAACGGCAAAATAGTAACTAAAACTTACAAGCATTATTTTGGTAAATGGAAAGGTCCTTGTGACGGAAACGATTATCAGTTTTTGGATAATTTTTCTGAAGGATTATTTTTAGCCGATGATGAAGCCTGTTTGTATTTATATACAGATATAGATCACGTCGAATTTACCAATATTCCTTATCTAGTTACCTTCAAAGAAGGATATGTCGGGTTGGTGTTTGAACGTGAGTGGGAATTTGTTTCTGAACAAAAACAAACTTTTCCTGTGGAGAACAAATGAAATATTTTATGTTTTTTAGTTTATTGTTTACTGCATGTGAATTGCCAGAGAATATGCCGACACGTAGCTATTATGATATGAAATGCGTAGATGTTGTGTTTACTGGCTCTCAATTTAAAATGAAACGCTGCGAAAACAGATTAGAAGTTTGTTATATAAACACAGCATATAAAGCATCTGAAATCGATGAAAATGGAGTTGGAAAAGAATATTTTAAATCCAACAATGCTATCAGTTGTATGAGCAAAGGATGACAAATGAAAGACTGTAAAGATTGTGTTCTTAGTTTTCAATATAAAGAATTCAGAATTTGTAATGCGTTTGATTATCCAATGGAATGTAGTTTGGCACGGGAATCTGGAAACTGCGGATTAGAAGCCAGAGAATTTTCACCTACTCTTTGGTACATGTTTAAAAAGCTTTTGAGGTTGGTGTAATGCATCGGCCTAATCGATATTTATCTGAATGTTGTTTTTGTAAGCAAACTGTGCCTTATATGCAGGGTTGGCTTAAACGAAAAACTATCAACATGCCAGAGGTGCAGGGTAACTTTATTGTAGTGTGTAAGCCTTGTTTTGAAGTACATCGTAAAGAATTACACCCAGCTAAAAACGCTCCATTTGTGGGAACGTGGGATATGGATAAATCACCTAGAAAACACATGTTTAATAGAGGTACAAAACAATGATTGATCTAGTAAAGAACTATACAGTAGGGGTGAATTTAATTCCGGTTGAACATCATTTTGTAATATCAGAAAGCGCATTAGATGATGTGGCTATTGGTAGTTATAGAAGTGGCTTTGCAGCTTGTAAGAAAGAATTAATAAAAGACTTACAAAACATAATTAAAGACGAAACCCTTAAGGGATTATTGATAGATAGAATATTTGAGTATGACGATGGATATGGATATTTAGACCAATAATTAAGGCAAATAATAATGATTAAACGTTTTGTTACTCACTTCTTGATGGTTTTTGTAGCGGCAGTTGTGGTTTTTCTATTTTTTGGACTTTTAGCTGGCGGCACTATAGCTTTTGCTGACGGTTATCCCAAAACAGGAAGTGCGGCTATATTTACAGCGTTTGTTATATACGCTTTTGTAGCAACTATTACACAGGGGGAGAAGTAATATGACTGAGATTAAATTTTGGGAAGCAATGAAGGCAGAATCAGAAGGCAAGACGGTGCAATTCAGGTGGGATGAATATTGGCACGACTATGATAAAAGCTGCGGAATTTCTAAAGAGTGCCATAGCTATAAATGGCGCATAAAGCCTGAGCCGGTTAAATACAGCGTGTATATGTGGCTTGATAGACAACCAGAAATTGATAATAGCTGCCATCATTTGGACAACTATTTATTTGGTAAAAATGTTACATATAGCAAAGTTAAAAGTAATGAATGCATACATAAAGTAAAACTTACAGTGGAAAGTTGTGAAGAATAAAATGACAATAACACGATATGTTACTCAACGAGGCTTTGCTAAAATAGACTTCACAGATTCTTATGATGAAAAATGTTCTATACAAAAAAGCAGCTCGGCAACAAAAAATGCCATATGGTTTGGACAAGACGGTGCAAAGAGAATGCATCTAACACAAGAACAAGTTGAAGAACTACTGCCAATTTTGACGAACTTTGCTAAGACTGGGGAAATATAATATGACAATATTTTTAATTAGCTGGTTTGTTAGTGGGTTTATCACAATGATAATACTTAGATTATGCGTAGGTAAGCAGCCAATATTCAGCTATATAAACGGCATAGTCGGCGGTTATTATACCGTGATTATTTTGAGCTTAAATGCAATTAACAAAAATCTATTAGACTGGGAGATATAGCAATGGAAACTGAAATTACAATAGAAACCGAATTTAGCATTACGCAACAAGCAAAAGATAACTACACTGTACATGGCGTAGCTCAGCAGATAATTGATATGTCACCTGAACTAGCTTCGCAAAGAAAACACATTGAAGCTGTCATTAAACGATTAGTTCATTCAGAAAAATATCAGGTATATAGCAGGATTAAACATTATATGTTTGATTATAAATTAAACCCTACTTTTATGGAAACTGTTTTAACAGAAAAAATAGAGACACACGAGAGATATTTAAAAGCATGTGACGATGAGGTGGTAACGTGGTGACAGTATTTATCATTAGCTGGTTCGTTAGCGGGTTTGTTGCTGCGTTAATTTTGCGATTAAAAGAAAAAAGAACACTAAGTCTTATGTGGTACATTGTTTGTATCTCTATGGGATATTTTAATTATTTATTAATGCTTTGGTATGCAATTTCTCCTAAATTGTATGAGTGGAGACTGTAATGCCAAAATATTGTTGCGATTGTGTTTATTATCCAATGATGGGCGTTCTTAAGATCAAATGCGGTGAATGCTTTTATGACAAAAAACACTTTGAATCAAAATATTTATCTTCGAGTGAAAAAACTACAATGAGATTGTTGTTTGTTTTAATATCTTGTGGACTTCTGTATTGGCTACTAAAAGGATTAAGATGAAACCTGAACAACATGCCGAACTGTCAATTTCTATTGTACAGTTGGTGATTGGCAAGGGAGACTAAAGTAATGCGATTATTATTGGCTAACATATCTGTGTGGGTGTTTCTGCTTATGGGATACCAAGTGTTTATTGCAATAGTAAATCAGAAGAAAACAATAATTTTGTCTGTCAACATTGTGACGTTTGCGGCTTTTTTAGGAGCATTAACAACTTTGATTATCAATGGGTATTTTCGCTGAAATGGTAAATATGCCTTCTGCATCTGGTTCTGATATATGTATTTCATCTTTATATTCTTTACACCAGTTTCTAAATGCGCCAACGAAATCTGCACAAGGTGTTTTGAATCCTAATTCTGCTCCTTGGATCAGTTGAAGTATTCGAGGCATTAGTTTTTTAAATTCTTTTTTTGCTTGTCGTCTTCTCATTTTACGTCCTCTTCTAAATAAATATGCATCATGGGTATGTTTAATTGTTGGGCTAAAGCTATTTCAATTGCCATGCCTTCTGAGATTCCATTTTGCGAATCCACCCACATAATATCGCAATGTTTTAAAAAAGTTAATCCACAATTCATGCCAGTGTTACGTGCTTCTGGCATATTGTCATCGAGGATTTGCGTATAGAGAAGATGTGGAGCGAATGGAGCCATGCCTTGCATTATTGCTTGAACGCATAACTGTTTAGCTCGTTCGATGTGCTGTTCAATTGTGGTTGTTTCTGTGGCTTTATATCGAGAACAAATAAAGACTAGTTTCATTGTTATACCTCAAGAGCTTTTAATTGAGAGATAAGTCGTTTCACTTGCTCAATTACATAGTCTTTGTCTCTATATACTTGCTCAGGAAGGCCGGCATCAGATAGACTTGGTAATAAATCATAACAATGCGCAGTATCAAAACCAAACACCCATTGATTGGACTTTTCCGATACTAATATTTCCGCTACTGTTCCATTGAGATTAATTAAGCACGAATTAGCAAATGTGATTCCGCCGTGAACATTCAAGTCTCTCACAAGCTCGTTACAATATTTACAGCCGTGGAGCATATGCTCTTTTGAAATAACCACATATCCATTTAGGCAACCAAATTGGTGGTGCCGCACGACATATCCTTTGTATCCTAGATAGTCTACTTCGTATTTGTTCTCTTCTGTTAGCCATGGTGTCATGGTCATGATTGTCTCCTCTTCTGTGCGTAATAATCTGTAGTTGTTTTTTGCGTTTTTGTCAAAGAAATGTTAAATTCCTTTTTTACACACACAAGGGAGATTTTTATGGACATTCGAACCATACCTGTAGATCAATTACGCCTCAGAGGATCTGATAAAGAAATAGTTGCTATATACGATCAAGAAAATGAACCAGAAGAGAGCAACTGTAAGTGTTTCGTCGTAATCAAAGATTGTAACGGTGAACACGATACGACTACTTGCACGATTGGTGGTAGTTACACTGGTAGTGACAATTGGGACTCTGAAGATGTTGTTTTAAAGCATAAAACCGAGACTGATATAGAACAGAAATTCAAAACATTGGAAGCTCGTATTGCAGCATTAGAAACAAAGGTGAACAATGCTTAAAATCACTATTCCTTTAGTTTTGCTAGCAATTGGCTGTTCACATACACAGAATATTCCACAAACAGACAATGCAATTACGACGATTTCTTCTGATATAAAAAACTTTCAAACAGTAGAACCAGATTTATATCGTGGAGGCAGATTAACAGCAGCTAACATTAGATTTCTTTCTCAAGTTCATCATGTAAAAACGATAATCAGCTTTGAAACTTATTGGAATGCACCTGAAGTAAAGCAGATTGAAATAGAAACTGCGAAGGAGTTAGGTATTAATCTAATTCACGTTCCAATGAATCCTGTTGGCGATATTAATGCGGATTTCGTATGGAAGGCGGTTGATTTGGTAGCGAAAGAACAGCGACCACTTTATTTTCATTGCTATCGTGGATCTGAAAGAACTGGGTTGGTGGCTGCTGGATATAGAATGAAATACGAAAACTGGACATATAAACAAGCTACAGATGAAATGGATAAATATGGGTTTAGTCCACATTACAAAGAATGGAAAAACATTTTACCGAATCCAAATAAATAGGGTTGCAGCACATGGTTATTCGAAATTTTATGCGCCATGCCAAAATCTCTTATCCGTTTTTAATTGCTAACGCTAAATTTTTTAATGCATCCATGGCGCTGTATCTGTATGCAAAAATTGAGCGAGGCAACAGGACGGGTAATCGTATTTGTGTTCCTGTTGCGTTTAATTTAGAAGAAGCTGCAATGCTTTTGAATATTAAACCGAGAACAATGTATGCCGCATATGACGAATGTTTGCAACAAAAATGGTTTGAAGAAATTACGAGAGAGTGTTATTGGGTTGAAGTTATTGTAAAGGATTGAACAATGAATAAGCAATGGTTTTCTGGATATCCAGAGAGACTAAAAGAAGAGTTTCGAGCATTGGCAAAACAATGGCACCCAGACACAAACAAATCACCAGATGCTAATAATAATTTTATGGAAATCAATACTACACATAAAGAACTTGAACGTTTAATCGAAAATGTAGGCATTTGGGAAGGTGATGGCAGAGTTTTTTTAAGAAATGAAGACACTCAACAAATCTATAATTATGAGTATTATTCTTGTCATTCTTTCGAGATTGGGAAGTTTTTTGTAGGTTCAACTCATGTGGTTTATGTCTTGAGTAACGAGAGCTTGTTCAATAATGGTCTGCGTAATATTAAATCATTTACATTTAATTCTCCTCGCATGGAAACGGAATTAAGAAAATACTTACCTGAAATTGAGCAGACAATTAACTTAAAAGATGGCTCTAAAGCAATGGTAATAAAGAAAACGGCAGATCAACTTCTGTTAGCTGATGTGTTGAATTTTTTAAAAATAAACCCAACCGTATCTTTTTCTGATGGCCACGGTTTTGTTAGAAGTGATTGTGTACCTTGGATATTAAACTCGTTATATAACTTAGCTTGTTACTTATCTTTTGCCAAACTCACCCATAATGACATTTCGCCTTTAACGTGTTTTATTTCTCTACAACATCACTCCATTGCAATCTTAGGTGGTTGGTGGTATGCAATGCCAATGAACTCTCCAATTAAAATCGTCCCGAAGCGAACTTTTACGTTAATTCCAAATCGAGTTAAAGTATCAAAACTAGCGGATGGGTGGACGGATTTAGAGTGCATTAGGGATATAGGTAGAGAGTGCTTGGGAAATAATATTGATACAAAGATTGTGCCGTTATTGAATTGGTTAAAAGTGCCTTCAGACAAGTTAGCTATTTTAGATTATGAAGATTGGCAAAAAATTGTTGAGAAGTGTTTTGGTAAAAGGAAATTTATTAAAACCGAGATTAGTGAAGACGAGATTCGATTAACAACCAAGAAAGGATAATGTATCATGGGCGGTGGAAGATGGGAACCAAGTGACTGGAAAGCTTATACGACAGTTAATGCTTACGATTCGAAAACAACTAATGAGATTTTTAACAAAAGCAATATGGACGAATCGTTAAATCCATTTAATATGAAGCACAGGGAATCTAGGGATTCGACTGACAATCCTAATTCAAATGCGATTATTGTTGGATTAGACGTTACTGGTTCTATGGGAATGCTTCTTGATGTTATTGCTAGAAAAGGCATCAACACTTTATTATCTGAAATCTATAGTCGTAAACCCGTATCAGATCCGCATGTTTTATTCATGGGCATTGGCGATGTTTATTACGATCGAGCGCCTTTACAGGTAACTCAATTTGAAGCTGATATTAAATTGATGGAACAAATTGAAAAAGTTTACATTGAACGCGGCGGTGGAGGTAACGATAGTGAGTCATATGCGTTTACTTGGTACTTCGCTGCCATGCATACACAGATTGATTGTTTTGAAAAGCGAAATAAAAAGGGTTATATCTTTACTGTTGGCGATGAATGTCCTATGCCTGAACTAAGCGCTGCACACATTGAAAAGTTTTTAGGATATGCACCTCAGAGCAAGAAAAGCTTTACAGGTGAAGATTTATTGCATATGGTGCAGCGGCAATATGAAGTGTTTCACGTGATTGTAGATGAAGGTAGTTTTGCTATGCGACATCCAAAGCGAGTGCATGATGAATGGACTAATTTGCTTGGACAGCATGTGTTGCATTTAGCAGATCACACGAAACTTGCTGAATTGATTGTTTCGACAATTCAACTTAGAGAAGGTTGTGATAAAAAAACTGTAATCGATAGCTGGGATGGTTCGACTTCAGTGATTATTAGCAATGCCGTTAGTTCTGTTACTGCTAGAAATGAATCTGGCGATATCAGTGGCTTAGTAACTTTATAAGGGGACATTATCATGGGTATGGCAGTTGATAGCGAAAATGATTTTATGGCTGAAAATACTGAAGAAGTAGCACCTAAAGTTGATGTTCCAGTAGAAGAAAAAGTTGATGTAATTACCAAAGATTGAAAAAAAATGGGGGCGCAAAATGAAAACCGCTGATGTTGTTATTGGTGCTCATTATGGAGACGAAGGAAAAGGCTTAATTACAGATTATTTAGCTTCCAAACACTCTGTAGCATTGGTGGTTCGATTTAACGGAGGCGCTCAAGCTGGGCATACGGTTGTGACACCAAACGGCCAGAGACATGTATTTGGTCATTTTGGTTCTGGCACCTTATTAAATCATCCAACTTATTTAAGTAAGTATTTTATTGTTAATCCGGCTTTGTTTGTAAAAGAACTTGACACATTAGATAACAAAAATCCTGTTGTATTTATTAGTCCTGATGCGTTCGTCACCACTCCTTTTGAAATGCTCATTAATCAAGCATTAGAAGCCAGTCGCACTGTTAGACATGGGAGTTGTGGCGTAGGCATAAACGAAACCATAGAACGACACAAATATCTTAAAATACAAGTTAAAGACTTACAACACACAGCTCTGTTACGCATTGCATTAGAAGCGATTCGAGAAGAATATGTACCTCAACGACTTTCAGAATTAAACATCAAGATGACAGAGAAAATATCAGAAATACTAAACAATAAACAAATTATGACTAAATTTATTTCTGATTGCCAGATTCTTTTATCTCGTTGTTATATAGCAGATGAACAACGTGCCTTGAATTTATTTGATCATGTTATTTTTGAAGGTGCTCAGGGATTATTACTAGATCAAAACAATACCGAACACTTTCCTCATGTAACAAGATCGAATACTGGATTAGTAAATGTAATGGATTTGATACAGAGTTTTGATATACCTAAAATCAATGCTTATTTCGTAACACGTTGGTATGTCACTCGCCATGGCGCTGGAGCGTTGCCACATGAACCTCCTATTAAAGCACTAATCAGCTCACAAATAGAAGACAAAACTAATGTGCCAAATGAATATCAAGGCTACTTGCGGTTTGGATTTCTTAATATAAACACTCTTCGTAAGAATATTCATTCCGAACTTATCTCTAGTTTTACAAGCAAAACGCGCATTAATACTCATGTCGCATTAACCTGCGTAGATCAAGCGGGTGGTAATAGGTTTCCAGTAATGCTTGATGACGAACCACAGACTTTGACGTTTACAAACTTGATGAGACAAATAAATCCAACTTTGGTTTCTTTTGGAGAAACACGAGACGATATTGTTAATAACAGATAATTGCTTTTTCTAATTCTTTGTGTTACTATTAATTTGTAGTCATTGGCTACTTTATTTTTTAAGGAATTTTTATGTTTTCACGCTCGTCACAACCCCAACATCTCTTGTTAAGGTTAACTCCGTAAGGAATAGGCGTGTTAATGCAAGCTTTACCCTTCACGGAGCAATCCCTGAAGGGTTTTTTGTTTTTATGGTAGTTGTAGCTCAATTAGTAGAGCACTGGATTGTGATTCCAGCGGTTGAGGGTGCGAATCCCTTCTTCTACCCCAGTTTTATTGGGACATGATGTAATGGTTAGCATATCAGATTTTGATTCTGATTGTAGGGGTTCGATCCCCCTTGTCCCTGCCATCTTTAAGAGCCTTTCTTGACTCTATGTTTTTAATGTGTTACTATTTGAAAGTTCTACCACGAAGAAGCTTAACTAATTTCAAATTAGTCCTTACAAAGGTGTTTTATGATTTCCTCGTCCAATTACAATTCAAATTGTTATTACAGCTTCCGAAAAAGGCTTTGGCGATGAAGTAAAATATAACTTCACTTACACAAGCCTTAAGGAGAAATCTTTAAGGCTTTTTTAGTTTAATGGCGCAGTGGTAGAGGATATATACAACGGATTGCAACCCCGTGGACGCTGGTGAGATTCCAGCCTGTGCCTCCAAAGTTTGTACAGTTGCCTCCAGAAATTCTGGAGGCTGTTATACACGAGTTTTAGGTTGGGTAGTGAAGCGGCCAAACACGGAAGACTGTAAATCTTCTGCCTTCGGGCTTCGTAAGTTCAAATCTTACCCCAACCACCAATTTTTAGACGCCGTAGCTCAATGGTAGAGCGTCTGGCTGTTAACCAGAGGATCAGAGTTCAATTCTCTGCTGCGTCGCCAATTTTATCAGGAGAGATGGTCGAGTGGATTATGATAGCAGTCTTGAAAACTGCCGGTGGTAAAACATCCGTGGGTTCGAATCCCACTCTCTCCGCCACTTTTAAGGAACAAAACAATGGGCGAAACTGTAAGAGTTTATATCAACATTGAAGTGAAAACAAAAACGCCAAAGAAGGTTAAAGACGATATATGCGAAATCCTCAGAGATCGTTTCGTACATGTAGGTGAATTTGAAACAATAAAAACAGAAGACAGCAAGTCTTGTTCTCTTTCGTTTGACGATACAATAAGCTTTGCTTACTGGGGATTGTCTTATCTTCAGGAATTAAATTTACCTGTCAAATACAACAAATATATTATTACCGCAGATATGAAATTGACTTATATCGAACATGCACCAAGTGAAGAATTTAATTTAATCGTCGAAAAAGAAGAGGAGTATTGATATTTTATAGAAGTATCAATATAAAGATATAAAACATCGTTTTTATATCAATTTAAGGGTAATTATACGACGAAGATTATCTATTCACTTTCTTGTTTTTGAACAAGCAACCATTCTGATGATGTTATAACTATTCTTTTTCCTCCCTCCAATCTAAGTATTATTTTTTGTATTTCTTTTCCAAAGATACCACTCCCCTTAATAAAATTGGCTCCACAAACATCCTCTTTTTCATGTATTGATTTTTTACTTAATTGCCATATTTCTGGAGGCGGTTGGTTCTCCATTATTAATACAGCTTCAGACATTGTGATGTTGCCGTTATCTACCAAATAAGTAAGCCATAAATCAAGATTTGGATTTTTCATGTTCGTTCCTTCATACAAAAGCCCACAAAAAGGAGCTATCGAAGATTATTGATATTCTATTTGCCGTACTCTCTTCTTAAGCATGTTGCCCCAATAAAATATCAACCACATTGTCTGGTTTTTCTTTTTAAACCATTTGCCATTAATTTTTGTTCTAATTCTGGGTGATTTTTTAGGAATTGTCTTAATCCTGCATCGGACTTATATTTACATGCTCTAGCGACTTGGTTTATCGACAATCCCTGATCAGCAAGAGCTTCAACTTCTGTTAATACGATTAGCGCGAATGGATCTGTTCTGGTTACAGTTCTACTGGCTCTCATTGCTCCTCCTATTACACGTCATCTCTATCTATACCAAAACAGATTTTTTGACAACTATTGCATAAAATCTTTTCGTTCTCTTTCTTCGTATACTTTAGCCAGTTTGTTTAAAAAAACAGAAACCGCAATAAAGTTTTTATCTGCATTTGCGTTACCCAGTAGTTGGAGAATGTCACTTGCTTGTTTAAGAGCCTCTGCTTCAGTGATTTTCATAATTGCTTCCTTTCTTTTGTTCTACCCTATATATCGGCAGAAAACGTCAAATCTGAAGTATAATTTTAAAGCAAACCAAAACTATTTCAGGAGTTCAAAATGAGTGAGCAGTTAAAGAAAAGTGAAGCGCTGTGTTTGAAGGCATTAGATGACATGTGTGAGATGTTGGCAAAAGCGATGCCTAGTCAAAGTAGAATGTGGGCTGGAGTTAAGCCTAGCAAGAATGTACCTGATATGTCATTAGAGCAAGTACAACAGGCTCGCGGTAGTATTGCACCAATTGAAAGTGAAGTACCAAGTCAAGAAGATCCTCAACAAGACGAAACTCAAGGCGATCCTGAATTGCCTAATATCGATCCAAGTGTAGTTCGTGATTTAAGTGGATATACGCCTGATCATTTACACGGCATAGTTCAACATGCTTCTCGTAATATTGCCAACGCTTTAATGGAAAGCATTATGGCGCATCAACAAGAAAACCCCGGCAAGAAGTTTTAAAGACATTTGTGATAAACAGCTAGCAGAGCTTCATACACAGGTAGTGATGGATAGCCATTTCGTTGAAAAATCTGTTTAATAGTATCGTGTTTGATATTAGCTTCTTGAGCGATTTCTTTTAATTCATATTTAGATACAAATTTTCTTAGCTTTGCATTCCAGAAAGCTTTTTGCGCGTCGTCGATTCTTGATGGTCGCTCTAATGTTTTATCTATTTGAACATGATCAGGAAGAGGTGGCAATGTTTCAATCAGTTCAGGAACGGTTGGATTCGGTAAATCAAATACCGTTTCTTCTGCGATTTTAAGTTGTTCTAAATCCTTATAAAACGTATCTCTCATTCCTTTAATTGCCGCTGTAAAATTAGCAATTGCATTATCTAACTCTTGTTTTGCTTTAAGTGCAGTTTTTTGAGCCTCATAAAAACGCTCTCTTGCTTCTACGTATTTCAGTGTCGATTCGCTACTCATATTTTTTCCTTCTTATTGTTGAATTCTGCAAAGGCTTGTTCAAACGCTTCATCTGGATTTAAAATAATTTCAGGTAATTGATTTTCAGGAACAATCGCTTTTTGATCTAATTCTGGAACGCATACCTCAGTTCGAATTATCTTTCTTGTGCGATTGATTCTTAGCGCTGGCTTACTACGCAATGCAGCAATTTCGTTTTCTAATTCTTTCATTCTCAAAAAGATTTTATTAAACGCTTGCTCATCTGGTTTTTTCTCAGCAACGTATTCATATCCCACAAGCAGCTGTTGAGTTACATCACACGTAATTTCACTCGTTTCAATATGGTTAGCGATATCATCTGACTTTAATACTTCTAATATTTCAGCTTCTGTTATACCTCGAAATATTCGTTGTATTTCAGGAATAGTGCATATCCCAAGTGTTTGTAATACCGTTTTAATCATTACTTCATTTGTAAACATTTCACACGCCTTTATCTTCAGGAATTGGAGTGTCTATTACTGCTTTTAAATAGGCATCTATATCTGTTTTTGTCCACTGGCGAGCTAATAACAAATCTTTTTGTCTTAATCTCTCAGGGATGCTTTTTACACCACAACCATCACCAGGAATTTGTTTTTTCGGATTTTCATGAGTGCACACTACGCCCATATTTACTCTAGGTAAGTGTGGATTAGCTTCTTGTACGCGCAGCAGCCAACACAAGGCAAGAGACATTGCAGAGCCTCCTCCTCGATGCGCATTCATTCCCACAAAAATAGCACCGTCCATATAAAACGTTGGGTGGCCATTTTGTAGGTTTTTTAAAACGAAGGTGCTTAACTTATAAGCTCTTTTCTTGTGCAGTTTCCAATTTGTCATTTTTTCAACACCTCACAACTTGACGTTTCATCGAATGTATGGTGTAGAGCAAAGTGAGAAAACATGCAAGATAAAACTTGCCGCTAGAAATCATTTTTTGGTGGGGTTTTAAAGCCTCACCATTTTTGTTTTTAAATAACGGAAAATAGTTGTAAAAAAGGCAGGTTTAGGTTTTATCGAAAAGTACTGAACAAAATCACTTTCTGAAAACGTAAAATGTAAATGATTGTAATTCGCGCCGTATCTTAAAATTTCGTGCAGGGAAAACATTAATTCCTCGTTTCAAGAAGCTTGCTGATATTAGCTAAGCTTGTGTCTATTTTAAGCTTTTCCATAGCAACTAAACCACAGTAGTCATCAGTCTCAACCATAATGTTGCCAGTTCCTGCGTCTGAGAATGTAATTTCATGCGTATTTAGCAGTCGTTCTAATACTAATTTCTTTTCAGGAGAAGATAAAAACGCAACACAAATATCATCAGCTGCCGATTTAAAGTAGATGTTAAATATTTCCATATCATTTCCTCCCATACTTTAATTATCGGCAGTTTTCGGAAAAACTCAAGCGGTTTTGTTATGTTTTTTTAAGAGGCTTTGCTATACACCCCAAACTCAACCTTGCCCTCATCAGGCTGCTTCTTTTTCAGACTCCACTTCACAAGTCCTCTAAAAGGAGGCAACAAACTGCAAAAGAAACTTTCGCTTATCCTTGGCTTAACTCTCGCTAATACGGGTATCAGTCTCGTCATGGCTTGTGTATAACAAACTAATACAGTGCAATTATCCCTTTCCATTATTGGCTCCATCTGCTGAAAATCCAATCCCTGTATAGCGTACAAGTACAAAGCCTGTTTGTGATAAGCCTTTAATTCTTCTGCATTCTCAATAATTTCCCACAAAATTGCACGTTGTTGTTCTATAGTCATAACAATATTTCCTCTAATATTAATTGTTATTTACTTGTAATTGTTAGGCAGTTTTAGCAAGCATTTCTCCAAGTAGTTCTGGATGATGTTCTCTTAACAGCTGTTCTAATCGTCTTATTGCTTTCATATAAACAATTTCAGCTTTATCTGGACTGACTTTTAAAACATCTCCTATTTGTTCAAAACTTAGCCTATCAAGATGATGCAAACCAATAACCAACTTCTGCCTTTCTGTTAGTTCCTTAATGTTGTTCATGGTTTGCGCTAACAGTTTCGTTTTATCTTCTTGGTTCATACTCTTCTCCTCTAAGGTGTTTTTGTAAGCTTTATTGCTCACACCTTCTTATCGACACTATTTGAAAAAACTTTAGGGGATATTAAAACTATTTTCCACAGGTGCTTGACTGGACGACCAACCACTGTAAGGTGACGACTAACTCCAAGGATACATAGGCTTTTTTAACTCAGACACTGAAACCGCTAGGAATATCATTTTCTGTCAGTGTTTGCAGGTAAACTATAACAGAACACTTAACAAGGAGGTTCTGGATATGGTGAAATTTGACGAGACTTTTAAAAAAGAAACTTTGGATTTATGGAACAAAGCTAAAATTGAGCCAAGCAAGCAAAAAGAAGTTGAGAGCCAAGTAAAAAACTATCTCATCAAAAATAAAGATAAATATTTAGCCGTCTCTACCGTTACCGGAGTTCCATGGCACGTCATTGGCTGCATTCATTATATGGAAGCCAGCTGCTCTTTCAAAACACACTTGCACAATGGCGATTCGTTAAACGCTCGTACTGTACAAGTTCCTGCTGGTAGACCAAAAACAGGCAATCCTCCATTTACTTGGGAAGAATCGGCAATTGATGCGCTAGGATACGACCATTTATTTGGCGAAAAAGATTGGTCATTACCACATGTTTTGTTTTTATTTGAAAGCTATAATGGGTTTGGTTACAGGACACGTAACTGTTTAAGTCCATATATTTGGTCAGGCACTACAGTACAAACTAAAGGTTTATTTGTAGCTGATGGCAAGTTTGATGCCAATAAAATGAGTACACGCTGCGCTTGTGCGGCAATGTTAAAAACTCTTATTGCAATGGGAGAAATTGTATTACCAAACGAATCTGCTTCTGTGCCTACAATACCTGAATGGATAAATTTAAAAAATGGTAGCAAGGGCGAGAAGGTTAAAGAATTACAAAAGGAACTTAATGAACATTTTTCTGCCAAACTTACTCCAGATGGCGACTTTGGAAACTATACAGAAAAAGCAGTTAAAACAGCGGAGCAAAAGTTACATATTCCCGTCGATGGCGTTATAACAGAAGGTGATTTAAATTTAATTAAAGAATATAAAGCTCCTGTAATGGTGCCATCTGAACCAAGTCCTTCTACTGACTCAAATTTAGCATTAATAGTTGAGGCAAAAAAATGGGTAGGAGTGCACGAACAAGGCGGTAATAATAAAGGCAAAGAAGTTGAGATATTTCAAAAGGCAGTTGATGGGCAATCGTCAGGAGAAGCTTGGTGTATGGCGTTCGTACAATATTGTATTAAACAAACCGAAGCAACTCTAGGAATAAAATCAAAAATATATCGGTCAGAACATTGTTTAACTGTTTGGGGTAAATCGCCAACTACTATGCGCTTGACCAAACCAGAAGTCGGATGTGTAGTTATTTGGCAGCACGGAACCACAAGCAGCGGCCACACCGGCTTTGTTACTGGAGTAGATGCAAACGGCAATTTACTTACAATCGAAGGAAATACTAACGGTGCAGGTTCTAGGGATGGAGATGGCGTGTTTTCCAAGACTAGGAATAAAACTGCTGATGGAACATTAAAGGTAGTTGGATTTCTTAAGGTATTTTGATATACAATTAAAGCAATAACACCCTCCAAGCCTCTACTCAAAGCTCAAACCGGAGGGTTACTTTTTTTACACAAGGATTACAGAAAATGGCTATCATTCCTCCTTCTCCCTATAATTTTTACCATGAAGACATTGCTCCAGCAATAGCTGCGCTTGCTCACAAAAAAGGCATTGTTGGCTACACTGGCGACCATAAAGTAACGGCAGGCACTCCACTCGGTAAACCTATTTACAAAGGTGCTGATAAAAATACGCATCTCACACCTAATGAACATCGCCAAGCTGTAGAAACACTAACCAATCGAGCAAATAGAATAAAAGAACATTTACGTTATAAAAACGTAGCTTCTCACGAACTACCAGTCATACATCAAGAATTAAACGATACGACCTCTCAAATAGAAGCTCATAAACAAATGTCAATGGCTCCACAAACAAACGCTGTCGCTTCGCCAATTAAAAAATCAGAAGGCACCACAAGTCCATTAAGTAAATTGCTTAGTATACTTCGGGGTAAAAAAACGTTTGGTATGTAGCATAAAGTAAACATTCAAACCAATATGGATTATCATCAAACGCAAGTTCGTATAATTTAACACCATAAAACATTGAATCTGCTTTGAAATGCCAGCAAGTGTTTATTTTACCAAAAGCTAAAACTATAACAAAAAAATCAAGTATATGAAAAACATACCGAACCCAATCAATTAGATTGTTTTTCCAACCCAAGGAGCTAAAAATACCAAAGGTCGCTACAAACCAAATTTTCGGAAGTAAATTTTTAAAATAAAACCAAATGTACCACATATTCTTTTCCTCCTCGTACTTTATATATCGGCACGTTTTCGGGAAACTTAAGTGATTTTGTTAAGGTCGATCAAAAAACCTCCTACTTGCCTCTGCTCCCTCTGTACTGGTAAAATAGAAGAAAAGGAGAACGCCTAATGACCATCCTGACGCTCGTACAGCCAGAGAAGAAATATTATTTGGTTACACTCAAGGAAGGTGGAGTTGTTAGAGTACAAGCCAAAAGCTATAGTGATACTGCATATGGCACTTTTGCTTTTTATCGAGAAGATATTGAGTTAGTCAATAGATCGTACAATAAGGGCAGCCCGTTAGTGCCTATCTATGAATTGTCTCGTAAGTTTATTGCATCGGTAGAAGAAGAAGGCATGGCCGAAGTTCATCCCGTAGTTGTAAAAAGAAAAACTCCAAAGCAACCCAAAAAAGCTCGTGTTAGTACTGTTAAGAAACTGAAAAAATAGTTACAAAAAACCGCTTAAGAAATGCCATATTCTTCCGATAATAAAGGTAGAGAGAAAATCTACAATTGTTAAAGGAGATGGATATGAAATACAGAAACGAAAAAGAAATCATCATCGACCAACTTGAAACCCTTATCGCTCGCGGTTTAAACACTTCTTTTCCTACCAGTGCTCGATTAGAAGGCAATCAATTGCTTTCTGCTGATATGAAATTACTTAGTTCAGATCCAGAAATTGCTAGATTGTTTTTAGCTAGACAAGTACTGATTGGAGAAAACAGCCAAGAAAACACAAGTGCAGCACAAAATAATGGCAAGTTAAGCGATTCAAAAGAATTATCAGTTACTCCTAGCCTTGTTGATGAATTTAAAAAAGCTTTTGATTTTCTCTGTAGTTTACGCAATGAAAAAGATCATGGCAAGGCAATTTTAGGCTTAATTGAAATAGGCATTTTCTTAATTACCATTGTTACTGCACTGTCTGCTAATGAAGCAAGTCGAAATAACAAGCCACATAGTTGATTTCTTAAAAAACTCCTGTACATTTAATCACAGACTACAGGAGAGAAACATGAATTGCGCAGAGATAAAGCTTGAAGACAAAGTAATTATTGAAATAGAAAAAACCAAATTCTTTTACATGTGCACAGTCAATCGAACAAATTGCAAACCTATAATGAAAGAAGATGTAGTTGCTTACAGTAAGTTTGTTGCATTGAAAAATACAAAACCCACATCATTAAAATTAGCAATCTTATCCTCACTTCTCTGGCTTAAACAGAACTCCAATATCCCTGTAGAAATGTTTAATGTAACGACTGCCAAATAGCCTCGTCCTTGCTTTTTGATCGCTCTTCTTCGATAATCAAAAACATACATTACACAAAAAAGGTAAACATATCATGAAAATTTTACTTACGTCGGATACGCACTATGGCATTATTCCGTCTAAAACAGCTTTGATATTAAGAAAGTTTATTAAAAAGATTAAAGCTGAACAGCCTGATGTAATTCTTCATGCAGGAGATTGGGGCAGTACTCAACAAAAAGAAATGGAAAGCTGTCTTAAACTGTTTAGAAGCGAATTGGGCATGGAAATACCTATTATTGGAGTATTGGGGAACCATTGTTACGGTAGTGTGGATAAACCTACATGGTTATTGTGTCAAACAAAACAAAACCTACGAGAACTGTTTACTAAATACAATATTATAAACAGACTTACTACAGAGGATGTTGAGATATTTGGATATAATAGCTGGTATAAAACTAATCGGCCTCCGTCAAATGATCATTATTGGATTGGAGCACTAACCAAAGAAGATGCGGTGGATAATAGTTATGATTGGCTGCCAACACCAAAAGCCAGAAACATTCATCAGCATTTAATGGAACAATCTTATTTAAATTGCCAAGAGACATGCGAAGCAATTAAACTCAGTACTGCTAAACAAAAAATTGTAGTTACTCACTTCGAAACCATTGGATACAGAAACGATCCTTTTTATGATGGCATGAAAGGTAGTATTGTTGAGTATGAAATGTTGCAAGAAGCCGGAGCTAATGTTATATGCTACGGGCATTCGCATCGGCCAAGTGATTTTATTAATGAACAAGGTGTGCGTATTTTAAACTGCGGTTCAGATTACAACGAACCTAAATTTAAGGTTTTATAAAAAAATGATAATTCACCCAAAATATACAGGGAGCTTTTTGTAGGTTTCAATTAACCACAGGAGGCTTTAATGTCAGAACAAATTTTTTATCCGCCCAATCATCCGTATTTTATCGCCAGAGAAGATACGCCTGAAAATCTTTTTTATTATTATTTGAAATGTTGTGTTGATTACGTGCAACACAAATACGGATATTTACACTTTGATTACACTGTCCCAAACGATATAAACAACGGGATAATCAGAAAATTATGGAACGATGGCTCACATGTTATCCCAAAAGCGTTTTATTACGAGCGATTTTGGAAAATAATACACAACGGATATCCAGCAAAAGGAGAAACAATACAAGACTTTAAACCAATAAGTAAAAGCAAAACCAAATACAAATGGTACGACAATTCATATTCTTCTAAATACCAGAAAAAACCACATCATAAGAAAAAAGATATTGAGCCTAGTCAAAAAGAAATCTGGAGACAATATACTGGGCATTATCGCAATACTTCAAAAGCATATTGCCACGATAGAGGTCATTTTATGAAGAAACACCAACAAAGAAAACTAAGACAGTGGACAAAACAAAACATATATAAACAAAACTGGGACGTGTTTCATTCTAAACAAGTTGAAAAAATGTTTTTCGAACCATGGGTTTGGGATTGATTTGACGCAATTTAATTTCAATGGTATCTTAGTGTTTTGCCAAAGTAGCTTAAATAAAGCAGCTGACCTGATAAACAGCAGATGTGGTATTCACTCCACCTTTGGTTCCATTTTATCTAGGAGAACCTTTACATGCGAAATAAGATTGCCAAAGAATTAAAACGAATATTAGTTGCACACTCGATACAAAGAGTGAATGAGCAAAATAAAACAAATGTCGTAATTAAGCGAATCAGAAGCCTTACCGATCTAATAAAACTTACTGATAATCTCGACAAACGAATAGAAATCTATAAAACATTTAAGGCTAGCTATAGATCGCTGAAGAAAAAATACAAGGCGATTCCAAGAAACCTTCGCCATAACTTCTTAGGCCACTAACTGTGTGCGTTTCTCCATTTTGGATCTTTCATAAGTCTTGGCATTGTTAAATGTATAGGCGGTAACTTACCCTTGCGGTTAAATCCAGCTTTGTACGCTGCCATTCCTGTAGACATTGCCGTAACCTGTTGTTCTGATTGTTGAATTGACGATGTTTTGATTTTGGAAATGTCTAACTTGGTATTTTCTTTGAGCCAAAATAGACATTCTAAGTTCGCTTCTTTGAGGGAAGAAAAACCTGCGCTAATTATTTGACCATGCCGCCAACAAAATGTATTGTGCGTTTGAAATATCTCGGCTACGGACTTGCCGTCTATCAAGAAAGCGCAAACAAAAATAGAATTTAATAAAGTCATAGCAACACCTCTCCTTTTATGTGCTTTTTACATGATACGAAATTAGAAGAGTTGTCAAGAAAATGACGGTGTGTTTTTTTTAAGACGCTGGCAGTATGATTTTTCTAAAAGAATTTATCGTTTGTCAGGCGAATCATCATTGATCCTCCCGTTACTGGCGACGTAAAACGAATCGACACCAGATTACTTGTACTCCCTTCAACCACTACAAAAGACACGTCTTCTTTAAACAACATGCTTAACTTAGCTTTAATTTTTTCGTTTCGACTAAGCAAAGCTTCTTTCTCTTTCAGCTTTTTGTCCAAGGCGCTTTTCAATTCTTCTTCAGATAGGTCATCAACTGTTTTAAATGTATTTTTTACAAGTCCGTTGATGTTCCTATCCGCCTCTCGAAAAATCAAATCCAACAAATCAATACTCATAGAAAAACCTCCTTAAAAAAGTTATGTTAGCAATAGGCTGAATTTAAACAGGAATATATATTGTCAACACACCTTGCCTCCAAACAATACCTTTTCAGCGTCAGGGTTGTTAGAAATCTCTAAAGCCAACATAAGAGTAGGTTCGTGTAATGACAGTTCTTTTGATGCGCGTTTTAGTAACTCCTCAACACGTTTACGCTCTCTTTTAATCGCCGCACGCCCTTTGATGTCATTTTCAGTTTCCACCTTTGTAATATGCCTGCGACTGTCAACCAATTTGTTCCATATTTGCAAATCGAAAGCTTCGCGAGACTTATACCCCCCATTAACAAAACGCAAAAGAATGTTCTTGTTTGGGTTCAGCTCAATAAAATAACCTAACTCCTTAGCCAACGCAGTTTCTTCTTTGTCTTTGCTCGATGGAAATCTTTGTTCTTTTTCTTTCACTTCAAACTCTGCCATGTTAATCACCACTATCAATTACGCCAGAAAATTTAATTTCATCATTAAATAAGGCCGCATTCACTATTTGACCACAACCAAATATCCCTTTAGCTTTCAATAACGCCACATCTTCATTAGTAACTGGCATTGAACTTTTAATGATTTTATAAACACCAAACCACTGATGACAACAACGTCCTGTAGGGTGAGAGTTATATGCTGTTCGATTTAAAACAACTTCATTGCCGTTTTCTAATTTAAAAACTTCATCCATATTCTTTTCTCCATTTTAAGCAAGACAAAAGAATACCTGAAGTGTTTTGAAAATACTAGAGGGGCGAAAGAATTATCATAAAGGATTGTGCACTACCATTTAGTTCTATTCGATAAGGCAAGTAACCTGCTTTTTCTACAATTAATTCTCGCGATTCTTGTTTGACATCCAATACCATCGATTTACTGTTACATATAACTTCATCGCCACCTACAATTGAAATTTTGTCACAAGACGGAAAAGACGCTATGGTTATCGCTTGATTGTCTGTTTCTATTCTGGTTTTAGCTCCTTTAGTTAGATTTACAGTTTTGCCTGTTTCCATTGTTTGATCTTTAAGAGCCTTGATTTTAGATATATCAAACCGACACTCTAAATACACTTTAACTTGTTTGCCTAAATCCTCTACTTGTTCATTTGAAGGCTGACAAACCAATCCTTCATATGTAGTTAAAGAGTCGGTTTCTTCATGCATATAGACATCTGTTTTGGTTGTCCAAAGTTTTGCATTAACTTTTATTGTTGGATCTAAAAGCCCCGCTACGCTTTTTTTACATTCATTAATCGCTGCTTTTCGAGCAAATCCTTGAGACATGCTGGTTGCAAAACAAGAAACGTCCACGTAGTTTCCATGACGTTTAATATCTGCTAATGCTTGATTCGCTGCTAAACATAAAAGAGCTGTTAGAAGTTTCATAATAGTTTTTCCTCCTACCTTATATATCGGAGGAAATCAGGTTTTCTAAAGTGGTTTTATAGATGATTTGTGATCTTATCGCTGGTTTTTACTTTGGCAGGCAAAACCCTAACAATCTTAATCGTATAGTATGGGGCAAGCATAGCAAAAAACTCAGTCTTTTTGATCATCGTCTTTAACATCGTTTCTGCGGCTTTTTTTTCTTTATCAAACTCTTCGTTAGAGATCGGCAGCGAATCTCTAGGACTTGCTGCATTTGGTTTATTGGTGGGGAATAAATAAATATAATTTTGTTGCTTCTCTGCATAAAAAATCAAAACTGAGCTTGCCGATTTAAATGCTACTTTGATTAAGGTTTGAAGCCAAGCCACGTGTTGCGGGCTTAGCATTCCAATTCCTGTTTCTTTTCTAATAATCTTTTCTAACGACAAAAGATGTTCCTATACTGCTGGCAAAAGACTTAGTAAGGCTTCGTTTAGTTGAGGCATTGCAGCTAACACTCTACCCTTCACAGGTATTGCTTTTTTCTCTTTGCCATTAGAACTAATTTCGCCATGTAACGCTACTTTAGCAAACAAAGCATCATCACTAAATAGCTTGTCAATCGATTCAATCCACATATCAGGAATTTCTATTTCGCCTTCGTTATCAGCAATTTGTGCAAAATCTACAAATTGTTTTTCTATTCTTTTTATCAGTTTAGGCGACTCTGGCATTGTAAAAACATGTAAATTAATAGCGGCATTAAACAAATCAAAAGCAACACTACCTAATGAGAATTTTAAGGTTAAAACATCTCTAAGCGAAGGCACTTCCATTGCATTGATGAAATTTTCTTTTTTAGTTTCATATTCAGCTAGTTTTACAGCATATTCTTGTTCTATTTTTTTATATTTTTCATCATCAGCGTCGCGTTCTTCAGGTGTAGGTTCTGTTGGTTTAATCGGTTCTATTTCACCAAAAAAAGCAAAAGCAGGTGCAGCAAACGTTCCCATTACATTTTTAACTAACATAAATTCTCCTTAATAAATTAGAGCCTTAATCTTAAACGTGAAATGTATTGCAGTCAAGGCTGTGGGGGTATGCGTTCAAAAAGACTAGATGTTACTATTGATTATTAGACATTAGGAGAAGAAGAATGGCAAATAACGGCGTCTCGATGAACATTGCTGTATTTAAAGAGCTGAACGACCAGCTACAAGAAGTGTCTCAAGGCACCGATCTATTTAGAAACCGAATTTCTGGCTTAATGAAAGACTTGCAAGGACTATCTCAAGTAGTATCTTCCATACCCGCAGGCTTAAACAATCTCAACAAACAAATGAGTCAAGCCGGAAACGCAGCTTCATTCAATGCTAATAACGTTGTTTCTGAAGTGCAAAAACAAAACATACCTTCATACATGACGGAGCAAACGTTTCAACGGCCTCCAGCAGAAAACTTGCCTATCCAAATCAACACAACGAATGGAAAGTCGCCTGCAAGTAATTTTCTCGCACAACTCGGAAACAATAATGTCGTACAGCCACAACCACCTGTACAGAACAACACAAACTATAACGCTCCGCAGCCTCAGCCCACAGTGCCTTATTTAGCAAGACAGTATCAAACACCTCGCTATGATGATTTTCAAAAAATGGTTAATATCGATAAACTACAAACTCCAGAAAGCAAGGCCAAAGCTTCTGAACAAATCGATAATTTAACTAAAGGATTATCTTCAGTAGACAAAACAATCGCTAAAGTTTTATCAAAAGAATTATCAGATTTGAAAAAAGAATTTTCTGACGGCTCTGATATGTTTAAAAAATACAACGAATCTTTAACTAAATTTGAACAACTAAAAGCAGGCGGAGCTAAAGAAGAATTATTAGAAAAAGCAGCGAAAGAATTAAGTGACGCTGCTGCAACCATTAAAGACAGTGCGGGTAAACTAGCTGACGTTTCTAAAGCTTCTGAACAACTCATATCCGAACAACCTACGGCAAAAAAAGGTTTGGGAGTTGCTACAAAAGTTGCGATGGGATTAGAAGCTGCGGCCTTTGTTGCTCATACGGCTGCAACTGTCACACGTCAAGGTTTTGATTTCTATAAAGACATGGAAGCCAGAGATATTACATCTGGGCGAGAAACACTAACAGGGCGTGGTGCATTAGCGCAAAAACAATTTGGCATGGTTGGCGAGCAGTTCAACATGTATAACGCTCGAAACCTAATGCGTTGGGGTGGCGATTTAATGGCACCCAACTTAATGCAATATGCCGGACAAGAAGGATATGGAAAGGCAAAGAATAAATCATTTGAAGAACTAGCTCGTGAACAGCAACTTAAACAAACAGAAATGAAAACGAATTTAGTTGCTGGTGGACTAGAAACAGGCGGTAGTTTATTAAAAGCCATTGCTGCACCTGCTTTAGTGGGAGCTGCTGCTGGTAGCATAATACCTGGTTTAGGTACCGCAGTTGGTGCAGGCGCTGGAGCTATTGCCGGTATTGCCAGTTTATTCATGGTGGGAAATGCTGTTAAAGACGCTGCAATATCTGCAAATAAAATGGCAACTCAATATGCCGCTGCGCCTGCTCAAGAAATAACAGGAGGAAGAGCCAACAGCTGGTATGGACAAATGGCAAATTGGGCGTTTGGCACACAAGAAAACACTGCCGACATAGCGAACCGAACAAGAGATCGCGTTGCTGTCGAACAAGCAAATCAATTTAGAGACAGGGCACGCGCATATCAAGACGCCGAAATTGAGAGATTGCCTTTTGTTGAGCAAGGCGTACAAAAATATCAAGACATTAAACAAGCTCGACAACAAGCTTTATCACAATTAGGTAAATTTGCAGGTTTGCCTTTTGGAGAACTATCTGCTGAATCACGTAATCAAGTTGCAAATATTATTGAACCAACCGCTGCTGCTACTAAAAAACAAGTTAGTCAATATTTAGCCAATACGCCGGGTGCTATAGAAAATCTTACTGGCGCTAAATTACAAGAAATACAATCTGACGCTCGAATCAAGGGCGCTGAAGCAAGCGTTACCGATGTTATTGCAAAAGAAATGACAAGAGACGCACGTGGTAATTTTGCAAGTCCGAGTATGAAGTTCGCTAATATGGGACTTGGTTTGTCTGAAGTTCAACAACGCGCTTATCAATACCAACAATCTCTCGGCATCGGACAAATGAAAACCACCGAACAAGCCGTTAACGATAGCGCTTTTAATCGTCTTAATAGAATGAGTTTAGCTGGTGTCGGTTCTTTTGAACAACTCACAGGAAACGTTACCGCTCTAAGTCAAATTAGTGGTGGCAGTACTCGTAATAATGAAAAACAACTTGAAACGATATTAGCCAAAGGAGTTGAGGCAGGATTTAATAGCTCACGCCTTTCACAAAGCTTAGTTCAAACCACTACAGAAATTGCGGCTGGATTAAATTTAAGAAATGTAAGCGGAGTTGCCACAACTGTATTAGACACTGCAAGAGTTATAGGCGGAGGAAAAGCTGACGAACGTACCATGAAAGACGCAGCAGCCAGTATTCAACAATATGCTCAGTTTACCGGACAAAAAGAAGGTCCGATGGGCATGTTAAATATGGCGAATGCGTTAAGAGCAGGATTCACGCCCGGAAAAGGGCTAAGCACCGCACTGAATATGAATGAAATGCAAGTTAAAGACATGCAGCAACGTATTCAACAATTAGGTGGACTTGAAGCCGCTAAAAGAATTGCCGAAACCGATCCTAGTAAAATTCCTGATTTTGAAATGCGCTTTTTGTTAAAAAACAATCCAGAAGCGCTTGGAAAATTAATTGAAACAAAAAAAGAAGTTGGATTAAATGTATTTTCCGGTGGATGGAAAGCTACAGGACAGCAAGGCACTTTAGAAGATGCCAGAGCTAAATTCATTAAAGATATGGATAGTGCAAAAACGCAAAAAGAAAAAAGCAAGATTACTGAAGATTTCACTATGAAGTTAACTGCGGCTGGAGAATATGCAGGCAAGGCTAACTTGATACCAGCGGTTATTGCCGAAACGTTAAGTGAAACCAAAGCAGGACAAGCAGAAAACAAACAAAGATTTCTTAAAACAGAATCCTCAAGACGATTAGTTGATGCAGAAAAACAACAACAAGCTGGCTTCGAAACCGTGATGGGCAGACTTGGAAAAGAATTTGCTGGCCACACCCTTAACGCCAATCAATATGTACAAGCTCTTAGTGCAGGCAAAATGACAACCACTATCGACGGCAAACAATATACCGGCGAACAACTTCAAAAAGAAATGGCAGAAAGAAAAGCAAAGGGCGACAATTCTTTTGAAGAAAAAGTTAAAGAACGTGCCCAAGAAGAAACGGTATCAAGCATGGCGGCAAAACGAGCAAGCGTATCAAACGATCTAAGTGCGCCGCCAAGTAAAACAAATATTACTGGAATAGAACTAGCAGCTGCAACTACATTAGCGCAAGCTATTGCCAAAGAAATGCGAACACAACCAGCAAACCCTTCCACTCCAGTATTTGGAGCTAATAGATAATGACAAAAAACGAACCAATCGAAAATGGTAGATTTTATTTACACGTTTATCCGTGGAAAACAAATTTCCCACCACATAGTTCTAAGGAAAAGATTACGGAAGATGGCACGCCTACTATTGTTAGCGATGGCGTTTTGTCCATGCAAATTCATCGATCTAAAGCAAACCCTTATGGCACTGCTGTTTTAAACTTTTTTGGGCCATTACCTTCTGTCATATTTCCGGGAAACTGGTGTGTAATCAGAAGTTACGATGGTGTACAAAACACAGAAGAAACTAATACTGACGATTCGACTGGCGCATTTGGAGAAACAATATCAGGCGGCATTGTTAAATTCTTCGGGCAGATTTATTCTTTTAATACTTCTTATCAAGCCAATGCGGGCGGTGGGTTAGCGCAACATACGTCTATCAATATTAGAGAATGGTCGTTTTTATATTCCGTGCCAGTTAGATATGATTCATATGCAATGCTAAACACAATAGACACCGAATACATTAAATGGGCTGCACAATTTGATTCGATTACTAAAACAAAAGATTGGGATAAAGTCGCATCAGCCGTGGTCGATCCGTTTCAGTTTTGTGCATTAACGTTGCAATGGATTGGCGCGTTATCTACAAAAGGACTTGATCAACTACAAAACGGCGACACTTATAAGAGCAATTTTGGCAATGTAGATGTCGCAAACTTAACACTACCTGACGTTGCATTACTCTTACCTAAAATACCTAGAAAGCTATTAGAAGATTTAGGAGTAACTGGAGAATCACTAGACGCTCCTTTTGCTGGTGATCTCGTTGTTCAGCAATTTGGCATACAAGGCAGCGGCTGTTCAAGTTATTACGATTCTCAATTAGGTGCATTTAATGATTCAGCATCTTTTGCCGGCACAATAGAAGAAGCTACAAAACGGCCTCTGTATTCCAATATCATGTCTGTTTTTGTAAATGGTCAATCAGTTTGGGATCTATTAAACCAAGGCTGCGATAAGTTTGTTAATGAAATTTTTACAGATTTAATTTATTACAAAGACAATGGAAAAATCATTGCCAGACCACTCTTAGTATTCCGCGACAAGCCTTTCATGTTAAAAAAGTATAAAGAAATGGAACTTGGCAAAGGATTATCAAGCAGCGCGAACTGGTCTGTATATGACAATTTACCTAGAGTTGACGTGCCGACAGAAACAATAGAACGCGCAGACTTCACCCTTACTTTTACAGACAGTCCTAATTACATTCGAGTTCAATATGTGTCACAAGGCGTCTTAGATAATACAAATCAATCTGTCTTAGCTGACTTACAAGGAACGATACGATTACCTTCTGAAATGCTTAGGTATGGCGGCCAAACTGCTTACATACAAACCCCATATACTTCTGGCGATGGTAGTTTTCTTCCTACATGGTATCGCGACGTATCTACACTCACTGCATATTGGGATGGTTTGTTATATCGAATGCCTTCTGTTCAGCTCATCATTAGAGATACAAATATTTGTTTTACAGTTGGTTTCAATGTGCGTTTTAAATTTAATAACAATACATTTGTTGGTCATTTAAAAAACTATTCCATTACCTATTCAAGAAGCCAAGAAGGCACTCACAAAACCACAACAGTATTAAACCTAGAAAGAGTAGTAATAGAATATCCAAATAAAGATCTTGGTTTCATGCCAGAATCTCTTATTAGAAATATTTATTCCACAAACAGTTTGCCAGACGACGATGCGGGATTAAATCTTACTAATCCATTTGAAACAATCGAAGACAAAGAAACTTCGGACAACCATGATAAAACTGCTCTTCGAAATGAGAGCAAGTTATTTAGGATTTAATATATGCAACAAAATGGCCACTTTCAAATGCCTTTTTTATTAGCCGGTGAAATAATTGGCACTAGTAAAGAAAAAAAAGGCGTTGAGTTTGCAATCAAAGACGGTAATGAAACAGACAAGGCCGTTGGATATACAGTAATGGTTACGTTTCCAAATGGAAGTCGTACCGTGTTTTCTAACGTCGTGACCGGCTGTTTGTTTGGCGGCATAGGTGACTTTTTCCAAATCAGATTACGAGCAAGTGGTGATTTAAATTTTGCAGCTCCAGAAACAAAAGACGATGCAAAAAAAACAGTTACCTCAATCGGCGCTCGCGTAATGGTTGCATTTATCGGAGGAGATACTCGCAAACCTGTTATCGTTGGAGGATTACCACACCCACAACGAGCTTTTGATTTGCCTGATGACACACAAAACCTCCCACAAGCTAAATTTTCTTATCAAGGATTTGAAGTAACCATAGATCCACTAGGTCAAGTCTTTTTTACCTCTAGGGGAAGTCCAGATGAATCAAATGGCACAGAAACTACGGAATCAGTCAAACGAGAAGACGTTGGCCCTGTAGATTTGCCTGCCAGAGAAACCAATTCTCCGTTGCCGGCAACCGCAATGGTTCCAAACAAACCGCCAAAAATACCAACAAAACCTTTTTCAGAAGAACCAACAGTAAACGAATCATTAAAATATCCCGATAAAAAATACACTTCAGAAATGGGATTTTTAGAACTTGGCGAATGGTTTTTTGTAGATTCAGAAGGGCAAGTTATCTTCTTTGATAGAGATTCAAAAACTTTAACTTTATCTAATGGTAACGACACTATTCAAATCGACAAAGAACATAAAAAGATTTTTCTACAATCTTCTGGAGATATAGAAACAACTACACAAAATGATTACGTTACTTCAGTAGGCGGCAATAAACACCAGACTATAAAAAAAGACGAATCTTACGCCATTAAAGGAAATGAAAATCGTTTTGTTGGTAATTCGCGCACCACTAATATTACGGATAAAGATAAAAATAAAATAGGCACTGCGTGGGAAATTGAAATAGGTACTGCCGAAAAAGTTGCAGGCGGTTCAGGCAAGTCGAGCGATAAGCATAGAGCTTCCATTAAACTATCTACCGGAAACTCTCTAGTGTTGGATGACGATAATGTTGTTATAACACATAAATCAGGTTCCAAAATCACCATGGATAAAAACGGCAAAGTAGAAATCATTGGCAATAAAGAAGTAGCAATAACAGGTTCAGATCAAGTCAGCGTTACTGGCAAGCAAATAGATATTAAAGGTGGCAATGTCACGGTTGGCGACGGAGCTTCTATGTCTGCTGTCTTAGGTGAGAATTTAGCTGAATGGTTAGACCAACATATCCATCCTACTGGCACAGGCCCAAGCTCTCCTCCACTTATTCCTACCTCTTCATTTAAGGGTTCTCCAAAAGATATTTTAAGCGGCACTGTTAAAGTGAATAAATAGCCTATTGCCTTCGTGTGTTTTTTACAGTAGGGTGGCCTTCTCTCAGGAGGGCACATGTGGATTATTAGCAATGTAGACGAGTTATGTATAAACATGAAACACGTTGAATCTGTTATTTATGATTTACACACTACCAATTCAGGCTCTCTGCTCTTTTCTTGGGGCAATGAACAATTACATATTAGTGGTGAACTTTTTAAACAAGCTACCGCGACGCCAACACCTCCACCTGCAATCACTACAAGAATAAAACTCTTTCATCATTTTAAAGACGCAGGGTTTCCTCTGTTGATCGACCTAACTCAAATTAAAGTAATACGCCGCACTCCTTTTGGACTGATTTTTTATCGGAGATTTTTCAATGAGTCATTTTGGAATACAGAAACCGCCTTCCAACTTAGATGTGCCGAACTTATTAACTGCGAAGAAATTTACAAAGCAGATCAGTCTGAATGGGCTAATTGTTGCGCTGAAATTAAACCGAACCAATCCAGCTTTAACTCCTAGATATAAAGACAAGTACAAAGCTATTCGAGATTTTTATAAAAGATTAGTTATACGCATAGACATGAAGGGATATATGTGGGTTCAAAAACACCCTGATGACGAAAGTTTAGTACTACTGCGATATAACACCTTAACGTCTTTTTTACGAAACGACTATAAGGAATGGTGTGAAGATTTTAACATCCTCTTTATTAACGCTGAATTTAAATTTTTATTCGACCAAGTAATCTATGACGTACTTGTACATACAAAATATTTATATGCTCATCCAGAACTTGCAAAAGAACAGGGAGCACTAAAAGAAGAATTGATGGACAATAAGCGACACCTTTGACAAAATACGTTTTCACTGCTATGTGAATCGAGCTTTTAATTTAGAAGGAGAATGCTATGTTGAAGTTACCTGTTTTTCTCACAATGTTCCTAACAGCCTTAAATGCACAAGCGGTTTCTAGTAATGAATGTTTTAATTTCTTGTTTAAATACCAAGACAGTCATGCATTTAAGGTTGAAAATATCTACAACGCCAATACTGACACCGTTGGTTTTGCAAAAAAAATGGTTATATTAGCGCTAGAAAAAAACTGCGATACAACTAAAATAGATTTTAATTTACAAGACGCAAAACAAAGTGGTTGTAGTTTAGTTGCGGCGAAAAACCCAAATTCATTAACCTGCTATTTAGAAACAAATGTTGGTTTTTTCTTTATCACTCAAGATTTTATGGATAATGCCTTTGTTATTTGGAACCGTTGGGATTAATTTCCATAAAGCTCTTGCTTTCTGCGCTCAACGTATTCTGCTAAAATTATCTGAGCTTCACTTGTAGCAATTTGACCATTTTGCAATTTAAACAATAATTCTGTTTCTAATCCCTGCTTTTCACATTGACCGTTATTATCTTTTAAGTTTGGCCAAAGGTTTTCTTGTTCATTGTTCCCACCCGCAAAAAGACTTATTCCATGATCTATACAATAATCACTATGATCAACTATTCCATATTGTCTGTAAATTACTTTTTTTAAGCCGCTAGAAACGTTCCGCCGGCAATGAGGAAAAGTATCGGAATCGGAATCGTATCGCTGAAAGTTATCAAAATCATTGTTGTTTTCATCACATAAATAAGGTGATAGTCCACCATTATTTAAAACAAACGCTACTAACAAACCGGATAATACCATTCTCGCATCTCCTATGGGTTTAGTTTTCTCGTGGTGGCAATATCAGTATAGCGGAGAGGCAGCAGTCTAGTCGAGACAGCGAGTTGTTTTCAAACAAATAATTGCGTAAAATAAAACAACACTAACAGCATAGGAATAAATAATGGACTTCACCAATAACTCAATTACTATTTATGAATATCAAACATTGCTATGCCGCTTAGAAAAAGCAGAAGATCAAGTTATAAATCTTAAAGCTCGATTAATTGATGCTCAAGAAAAGTTACAAGAATATATTAAAAAGGAAAAAGAATGCCTTTAGCTACAGCTGCGCCTACACTCAAATCTGCATTGGTCGCTGCCTTTAAAGGAACTAAAGACGACGCTGCTATAACAAAAGCAAATAATATCGCTAATGCTGTTTACGCTGCGCTAATGCAAGCTATCCCTCAAACAATCGTAAACGGTAGTGCTGCAATGGGGCAAGTAGTGGCGGGTTTTGTAACGACAACTCCTAGTCCAGTATCAGGTTCTGGCACAGGAGGACTAGATAAAAGCTCTCCCGGAAAAGGATTGGATATTGCTAAAAATGATTTTATAAGCACCATGGAAGCTAGCTATAAAGATAAAGATTTAACTGTAGACAAGGCTGCTCAAACTTTAGCAGATGCTATTGTAGCGCTCTACGGCGAAGCTAAGGTGATGACAAATGTAACAGGTATGTTTACCCCAGGAGCTGCTGTACCTGCTCCAGTAGGCCCCGTAGTGCCTTCTCCATGGGCAGGATCGGGTAAGGGCGGCATAGAAGGAACAGCTGGCACAGGTTTGGTTACAGCGAACTTAGCAAAAGATTTAGAAGCTATGTTTAAGACGTGTCCGAAAGATCATAAAGAAGCTGCAACGAAATGGGCAGATGCATTAATTAAGTTTGCCAAAACAGCCAGCGTTACAACCACAGATCAAGGCACGGCAGGAGGAGGAAGCGCGGCTGTAACGCCGCCAAGTGGAAGCGGATCTACCCTATCTCCAAGTGCACTTATTGGCAGCACCGGCACAGGGTTTTTAACTTAAATTATTTCTTGAAACCTTCGAGCATTTCTAACAAACCAAGTCCCATTTTCAATGCACCAGAAGCAATCTTAAGCCACTTCTCATTAATACCGGGGATATCTTTACCATTAAGAATTACAAAGTCTTTAATTCTTTCAAGTTCAGCAGGTTGAATGTCCATAATTTCTTTTGGTACTAACGCAATGTCTTTAATCGCAGGCAAAATCATAGTGCCAGTAGTTGAAAACTTAGGAATATCATTTAAATTGATTTTATGATCATCGCCTAAAGATGCAATTACGCCACCAGTTAAAGCCAAGCCAAGAGCAATGACTTCCAAAGTATTACCAATATCATATTGTCCGACCATAATATTCTCCTTAACAAGTAATGAAGCTGAGTTCTTAACACTACGTTCCCAGCGAAAAAACAGTTTAACAGCACCAAAAAAATAACTCAAGTACCCCTTTAATGCCCAAAGTCTCTGTACCCATAACATGAACATATCCGTCCTCCTTTACTTGATTGTAACAGAAAACCACATGCTCACGCACGCATATATGCTCACACATGCATAGATAAAATATTAACACTCATCGTCTTTAATTAAACGTAAATGACACACTGGTTTATCTACTTGCTTAGCCGTGGGAATTGCTTCGTTAATCGCAACCATACGACCTTTATCTTTATCAAATACCCCACGCGGAGGAAACCAGCTGCTTTCTTGAGTGGTTTTTGACAATTCAGCTCCTTTACGGAACTGTTCTAAAACATATACGTTATTTTCTTTTATCTGTTCTTTATCTTTATCAACCATACTATCCTCTACTTAAATACATTTTTGACTAAAGCTGCAATAAACCAAATAGCTATCACTGTAAGCAAAACTGGCCAAAAAACTACCATAGTCCAAAAGGTACGTTGACCAAGCCACAAATTAACAAATACAGAAATTACACACGAAACAAATAAATAAAACAAAACCCACAAGAAAATAGTCATGCATTTTCCTTTTTCAGAGTGTTCGATAACATTTTTAGACGTTCTTCTCTGGGAATACTTTTATATTCTTCCACTGTCAAGGGTGGCGGTAATGACTGAAGTCGCTCTGCCTGCGCTGTAGGTAAATTCGCAATATTCACATTAACGTTTTGTACGTGACCTTTGTCTTTATCGTCCACTGTTGTAATTTTATGTAATTGATTTACTACTGACATGAACTTTTCTAGTCCGTAAATATCTTTTGGAATATATTTACAATCTGCCGGCTTTAACTCGCCTCGCATAATCTCTTGCATTTGCTTCATAATCACAGCAGTAGTCGTCGCCAACATTGTATTAACTGCGGATTTTAAAACATACTGTGCAGCTTCTTTATCTTCGTTTAAATTAAGAAGTTGTTTTTTTTCATACCATTGGTTTTTTATTGCAGTTAAAAGAATTGTATTAATAGGCCAACCACACTGCTCAGATATTTGCGTGTAATTATTTCCAAGCAAATAAAGCATAAATGGCCCTTGCTCTTTTTCATTAGACAAAATACCGCCAGAACCTCGTTCCAATTCTTTCCTTAAAGTAGAAAGCTGAGAGTGTGCCATATCGGGAGCTGGACTATTTAATAAACCTATAAGAGCGGTTGACATTAATTTTCCTTTTGTTTTTCTGATTCTACATTGCAAAGAAAAAGCTGTCCACTCCAGTATCGATGTGCTTTTCCAATAATGGCAGCCAAAGCAGCGGGCGATAAATCAAACCCTCGCTTACCTACTAAAGATACTGACGTTCGATCATTAACCTTTACTTTTGTACATTCTCCGTCTTTAGTTTTTAAACCGATCCACACAACCTCTAAAGGTACGTTTTTAGGTAATGGAACAGCAACGGACGGAATATCTTTGCTTAATACATCTCCACTCGCCGTAATAGAAACTCCTTCAATGCACGCTTTCCCTTTACCACATCCCATTTCTTGGTATCCATAAGTAAATGACTTATTCTGAGTCGCTAACATTAAAAACGATAAAAACACTGCCTTCACGTTTTCCTCCTTGCGTACTGCACTGTTTAGCTGCACCAAGGAAACGCTCAGGGCGCAAAGGGGGCAACTAAACTCCAGCCAAAACACTGGTAGGCAACACAACTGAACCTATGTCACTTAGATAATCCAAGCACTCAATAGGGCAGTCTCCATAAATGACAAGAGCCGCAGATAATCCCTTGTCTAGTCCAACAAACCGAAAAGGTCCTTTTAAAAACATTAAAGTAGCCTTTCCAAACACATGATCATGCCAAGAAAACGCTTCCGTTCTGGCGCTGATCAAAAAGATAATCGTAGATTCTGGCCTTTCTTTAATTTCAATTGCAGCTTGCTCTAAATAACGAGCAGCTAACGAAAAAGGTGGAACGATAAAGATTCTTTGTGGCACATCTTGTTCCTGATTAATAATCTTGTCAACCATTGGATTGAATCGAGAACTAAGAAAATTCACCTCGCCAAAGGCTTCTTCAATTCGTTCTAAAAACCAATCTGGCTCCCTTAATGCATCGTATTTGCGGCGAAAAGCCTCGTTATTAACTCTTTTTTGATTATACTCTGAAGATGTATAAGATACAGCATCGCGATTCCATGCATTTGTCATAAAAGCCACTCCATATATGCGTAAAAGATGAATAACGCTAATAATACCATGAGCTTTTCTATGTTTGCAAACCACATAATAATAACTGAATTTAGATGTAGTTTTACAATAGATATGAGAAAATGCTCGATAAATTAGCACTTTAATATCCGATGCAATAACTCCTCCACGCACTAGCGATGCTTCAACCCATATGGTATGATTTCCCTCTTCACAAAACATTAGCCAACGAGGTATTTTTCGCATGAGTGATCACAGTGCGTCTTTAGAGTTAGATAAAGGCCAAAAATTATTACAACAGCTTGTTCATTTTCGTACTTACGCTGCTACTAAATCAGATGGGTATAAAGAAACCGTTACCGAATCCATTATGAGATCAGAAGACTTTCATTTAAATCAACATCCAAAACTCAGTGATGATATCAACAAAGCATTCGATCAAGTCTATGCAGGACGTGTAGTTCCTTCGATGCGCGGAATGCAGTTCAACGGACCAGCAGTCGAAAAAGAACATATTCGCCAGTTTAATTGCTCAAGTCATCCAGTAACCACATACAAAACTATTGCCGATTTCTTTTATATATCAATGTGCGGTTCTGGGATAGGCTTTTCGATACAAAAAATGCACATTAAAAGCTTACCTGTCGTTGTGTATGGCGACTCCTCTGAAACATTTATCATTCCTGACTCTAAAGATGGCTGGTCAGATTCTTTATTAAAGTTATTAGAAAATCCAAGAATACAATTTGATTATTCTCTCATCAGGCCAAATGGTACTAAACTGTCATCCGGCGGCACCGCAAGTGGACCACAAGCTTTACAAACAATGCACGGTAAAGTTCGTTTAATTCTCATCAAAGCTCATAATCGACAACTAAAATCAATAGAAATTCACGATATTATTTGCCATATGTTAGATGCAGTTGTCGTCGGTGGTTCACGTCGCTCGTCAAGCATCAGTTTATTCGATGCAGATGATGAAGACATGCTCACAAGCAAATCTGGAAATTGGTTCGATAATAACCCTCAACGAGCCAGAGCTAATAACTCTGCTGTTTTATATCGTGATGATCCTAAACTTAAACAAAAATTTGATTTAGTTTTTGATCGACTAGTACAAAGCGGTTGGGGAGAACCCGGATTCTTGTTAAGCAACTCAAGAGATTTACTTGTAAATCCATGTAATGAAGCGAGATTATTGAGTTTTTGTAACTTATCTGAAATAAACGTAGCAGCTTGTAAAACACCAAAAGAGTTTATGGAAGCATGTCATGCAGCTACTGTTATTGGTTCACTACAAGCAAGTTATACAAACTTTAATTACATTGCACCAGACTGGAAAGAAAAGTGTGAATATGAGGCTTTGCTTGGTGTATCGCTAACAGGCCAAGCATTAAATTGGAATTTATTAACAAAAGAAGGTTTACTAAAAACAGCTTCAGAGTCTTTAGTAAGTACCAATGAAGACATGGCTCGCAAGCTGGGAATCAATTTGGCGCATAGAATTGGCCTTGTAAAGCCTTCTGGCACCACCTCTGCTTGGCTTGGTGTAACATCAGGCATTCACGCAGCCTACGCCCCTTATTACTTCCGTAGAGTTCGTATTGACGTTTCTCACCCTATTGCTCAATACCTGCTATCTATATACAAATTAAACGATCCAGACACTCGTTCATTTTTAGAGTTTGATAAATTTAACTCTAGTAATATCATCGTAACTATTCCTATGAAATCTAATAGTCATGCAATCCAAAGAGAAAAAGAAACTGCGATTGAATTATTAGAACGAGATAAATTCGTTTATAACAATTGGATTAAACCATCCCATCGCATCGGAGAAGACACACATAATATTTCTATTACCGTGGACTATAGAATAGAAGAACTTGAAGATATTCGTAAGTGGATGTGGGAAAACCGTGATAGCTACGCTGGCATTTCTCTGTTTCCACGAGATGATAATAAGTACTCCCAAACTCCTTTTGAATCCATCTCAAAAAGTGTCTATTACCGTAAGTATTCCGAAATTGCTGATTTAGATTTTTCTACTTTGAATTTTCATAATGTTTTAGATGAAAGACTTGGAGAGGCTGCTTGTGGAGGCGGTGGATGCGAGTTTAAATAAACTATAACATATCTTTTTAAAACACTTATGCGACTAATTCCCTCTTAATATTCTTTTTTAAGACTTTTATATATCTCATTGACCAACTAATATTTTTCCAGTAGAGTTATCAAATTCTTTTAAAAGGGGTATGAATATGAGTTCGGTTAGTAGGTTTGACTATAAAGTCTGCCAAAGTGTTACGAAAACTTTTGGTTGGAATGGATATGTAAAAGTTCAATTAGAAAACATTCCTATAACGAGCGGGCAATTACAACCCTTAACACTACGAATTGGAGATATGCCAATTGTTCTCACTCTGCAACAAAAAGAGCATATTGCCGCAGCACTGAAAATGGATGAAACCACATTGCAAGTCTTACAGCTATTAGAACAAAAAGTAGTGCATGGCGACGCTTCTGTTCGACACAACTTAGCTCAACTTTTCGAGGGATAAATGCGAAAATTCCTAACCACAACGAAACACATTACAGATTGCTATGAGTGTAATTTATTTGACCGAACAGAAGAACATACTATTTGCCAAGTAAACAAACAGCCGATACATGGCTTTCCCGAACCAACCAATTGCCCATTACCTGATGTTGAAAAAATGGATTTAAGTTGGAAACCGATTTCACTTGATCCGGATATTCAAAAAGCAATTAATGAAAATTTTGTAAACATATTAATGGAGTAGACATGTTGGAATATCAAGGACAATACGCATCCTGCAAGATTTTTAATGACGACGTAGAAGAAACAGCTGTTCAGCAAGTTTATACATTTTTAAATCATCATGCGTTTGAAGGATGTAAAATTAGAATTATGTCTGATATACACGCTGGATCTGGCGCAGTGATTGGGTTTACATCTTCACTCAGTTCTAAAGTAATACCTAACGTAATAGGCGTTGATATTGGTTGTGGCGTTTGTTGTTATGATTTAGGAAATATCAATATCGATTTTCAAGAGCTAGATACTTTCATTAGATCCAATATCCCTTTTGGTTGCACTATTAGACAAAAACAAGCGCCGAGAGAAATTACCGATAAGGCTTTTTCAGAAATAAAAAAAACAGACAAAACCATTGCAAATCTATCTGGTGATTTTTTAGAAAGCGTCAAAGATGTGGCTAGAAAAACTAATCAGGACGAAAATTACGTTATTAATTCTCTCGGAAGTTTAGGCGGAGGAAATCATTATTTAGAAATAAATATTGACGCCAACACTGGACACAAATACCTTAATATCCATAGCGGCAGCAGAAACTTTGGCTTAAAAATAGCATTATTCCACCAAAACATCGCAAAAATCAAACACCCCTTTGGCGAATTAAGTTATTTAATAGAAGAAGATTTTGAAACATATTGTAGGCATATGACCGTCGCAACTCGTTATGCAAGATTAAATAGAGAAATAATAGCACAATTAATAATAAAAAAGTTTTTTAAATTAAATGATATTACAGACAGGTATGAATCAATTCATAACTATATAGACTTCTCTGATGGGATTATTCGCAAAGGAGCTATTTCTGCAAAACTAGGAGAAAAAGTAGTCATACCTTGGAATATGAGAGATGGAATAATTTTAGGAATCGGAAAAGGAAACGAAGATTATAATAACTCAGCTCCTCACGGTGCAGGTAGAATTATGGGCAGAATGGCTGCGAAACGAAACTTAGATTTAGAAGAATATAAACAAGAAATGGAGGGAATTTGGTCTAGTTGTATAAACAAAGATACTTTAGATGAAAGCCCAATGGCGTACAAAAACAGCGAAGTTATTAAAGCACTATTAGAACCTACTGTAGATATAATTGCATCATTAAAACCAATTTATAATTTCAAAGCATCGGAGTAAGCAAATGACAAAAGAACAAGAAATGGAAATCTGGCTTAGAGCTTATCTTGCATATATTGCCAGTGGACATGGATATAGCGATGTTGAGTCTATAACCCGAAGTGCTAAATTAGTAGCCGACGAGTGTTTAACCGACTATCGAATAAAATTTAACTTATAGGAGATTAAAATGAGTACACCAGCACATGAATTTTTAGAAACCGGCGCTGCACATTTAAAAGAAAGGGGTAAGACTTATGATGTTAATGGTACAGAAGAGCGCTCCATTAATAAAACAGTTGACATGTTTAAAGCATTAACTGGCGTGAAATTATCTTACGAACAAGGCTGGCTCTTTATGGCTTGTCTAAAAATGGTCAGAACTCAACAAAATGATGTATTTCATAAAGATAGCTTCGAAGATTGTTGCGCTTATGTTGCTTTAGCCGGAGAAGCAAGCAGTGAAAAAATAAAGAGTACTCAGAATTAAAAGCCGCAATTTTGGCGGAAACTCATTCTGGTACTCTTACTCATGAGTCCTTCTGGTTCTTGGGCGATTCGCTACCCTTTTAGACACCCACATAATATAGAGCGACATTATGTTTCGGCCACACGTAAGGAGCCATTAACGTGTGATAACTGCTACTGTAATGAGCAGCGCACACCAAGAATACCCAAAGTTCATTGCGCAAATCCGTTTGGCATATTTCCTGACTGCTATTTTTATACACTCATCATTTTCAAATAGCAAGACACGCTCGTTGACAACTTTATAACCACCATGCTATCTCCCTATTTCTCAACTTAACCCAAGGGAGATTCTATCTATGTTACCTACTCTTATTTATACAGTAATAGCCTGTACTGGTGATTTTGCTATGAATTTTGATTTGAATACCTCTAAACTTTTAATAGGAAATAAAAGTTACACTCAAACCGAACGTTGCGAAATTAGATATGACGACAAACAACACTGGAGTCAAGGATACATTGAGACAAATATCCATTCAGAAAATGTGGTTTGTGGTGATTTCGTGGACACTTGCTATAACGAATACACCGAAGAAACAAAAGCCAAAATATTTGTAGAAATAGATAATTGCAATATAGACAATATTAGAATTAACAGTTCATATGCAAACAGATTGTATTTTAATCCAGATCAAATAAAGCAACAAGTAAGAGACACCTTTAAATACCAAATCGACTTGGCTAAAAAACAATTCCCTAACTATCAAGTAGCTTGTCAAAACTAACCAACGCTATGTAACGTCTCATTTAATTTTGCAAAGCTCAACTCCTTGCCAGAGAGAACAACTTTTGATATACCGTCTTTGAAGAACTCTACGGATGGAGCTTTTTCAATATGGGGAAAGTTTTCTTTTTTAAATTCATCCAAACAAACTTCCATTGCTCTAACCGAACCTTCATTGACTATTTTTTCAAAAGTTGGTTTTAGCACTCTACACGGCGCACATTTATTCATAAAATATTTAACTACGATTACTCCAGATTGTTTAATAAAAGAACTGTAATCGTCATATGCAATTGCTCGTGTCACCATATCTTATTTTTCCTTTGCTGGCTTCTCTACTACTTTCGGTTTTTTACTATCCACTTCTATTTGCTGCGCTTGGCGTAATGCAGCAGCTAACGCAACTACTGGTTCTGAATCTGTAAGCTCAGTACCATCCTCGCCCCACCACTCAGGCTTCTTGCCTACCAAATGCATATTTAGATTAGACAACAATTGAAACAAAAAGTAAATATCGTCAGACTCTAAAATATCCTTCAACAATCGGCTACGCACTTTGCCCGATTCACCACGATCTTTTAAAGTTAAAAACAATTTTGCTTCAAATTGACCAACATAACGAGTGGCTGTATTTTCGCCAACACAATCTACATCTATATACCGAACCTCTGATGACATAAAAACCTCCTTAAAAAACTTAAGGAGATTGTAATCTTACTTATTCAATCCAGCAAACCCACCCTGCTTAAACGCATTGCCTTGTTTGTTTATAAACTCTTGTTCCTCTTCAGAAAAATCATCCGGTATTTCTAATTCTTCTGTATCCATTAAACCGTCAAATGCGTCTTCAGCTTCTTCTTTGTTTTCTTTTATAACTTCACCCGCTCGCGTCTCAGGCTCTTTCTTGCTTTCCGAAATCAACATTACTTCTAAGAGCAAATCATCTACAGTTAAGTCTTCAAAAAACGAAGAGTGGTATGGAATATTAAAATGAGAAGATACTAAATATTTTAAACGATCAACTAAATCCTGTTCAGTTGTCATTTGATTGTTAACTATTTTTTTCGCTTTTTCGGAGGCATATTGATATCGCTCATGAAAAAACGCTTCTTGCGACGTTAAATTAGCAAGAATTTCTTCTATAGATTTCAAAGGCCGTACCTACTCATGGTTCGTGCTAATTTATTTGCCGCTTGTTGTGTTTTTAATGCCATCGCAGATACACCAGTAGGATATGGTGTAAATGGTTGATAAACCCAATGCTGATACGAAACACCAACATAAGTCGCAGAACGGATAGTTACCGCACCTTTAACAAATCCACCTTGCACCGCAGTAAACATTCCCCTAGAGAAAAATTGAGCGTTACCATTTACATCTTGAACCAGTATTTCAATCATAGGCTGGTGGAGTATCGACTGCATCGTGTGAAACAAACCTTCAGATTCGAACGAAGTATCTGGATCTACAATTTTGCGTAAAGTGCCTGTTATTTTTACTTGACCAACAACTATATCCCAAGGAAAAGAAGTGTCGATTGTTCTAATTTCTTCTGTTTCTGCTGTTACCGTATAGTTAAATTCCATTGCCAGCGCTAATGGCTTACCTGCAACCTGAATGAATGTACGAGCGCCTGTAGAGTATTTTGGGTAAGTTTTATTAACGCCCTTCGCAGCTTCCGCTAACTGCTGCTGCTGAGCACTAAACGTACTCATCGCCTGTGGAGGAGCTACAGATTTTAATCCAACATTACCCATGCGATTGTACCTAAAAAATGGAGCCGAAGACAGGACTCGAACCTGCGGTGTGTTATACGACATTACAAATGTCGTCCGTTCGCCACTACGGGAACTTCGGCAATAAGTCATCTTAACAGAAATCACTCAAAGAAAAACTCGATTAAATACCTTGTTCTTTGATCACAGAATCAAGTTTTTCATTTCGGGCTAAGTTAGTTGTATCAAAATTCTGTTGAGCAAGTAGCCCTTGGAAATTTAAAGGCTCATTAACTAATTGTCCTTGTGCTATATTAACGTTTCTGCTGGTTAGACGACAATCATGTAAAACCATAAACTTAATCAAAGAAGTTGCAGGAGCCGTCGAGGTTGCAGCTGCTACTGTTCCTGAACTTTGTGCTGCTGCCATAAGTGTTTTTACTTCAGCATCTGGAATAGCATGACCGTAATTTGTATAGTTCATGTAAATTTCAATATCAAACGTAGCCGAAGTTAATATTTTTACAGGATTTAAATGATCCCAAATATTATTTTCATATAAAACATTGTTACCAGTTGCAGAAGCTACAGAACTATCTATCAAGTCTTTATTCATGATTTTAGTCTTGTCATATAAAGCTTGACTTGCTGTTTTGCGTGTCTGTCTTTGTAAGTTACTTTGAAGACGAACGATTTGAAAAGATCCAGTAACGGGTTGATACTGAGTCGGTTCATATGAAGCTGGCGCTAGGTCGCCCAAAACATAAACCGGCTGAACTGTAGTTGATACGTTAATGTTCAAACCAATTGCATAGCCTATTTTTTTAAAATCGCCATTACTATTACGAATTCCTATTACAAGACGAGGAGCCGAAGCGAACAGAGGCTTTTTACCTGACATAATTATTTTCTCCCTTATTCCATATCTGCGACTTGAGTACAAACAAACGACATATCTTCAAACAACAGAGATCCAGGTTGAAAGGAGAATGAATAATTTGTTAATCTACAATCTTTTAATTTATATATAGGCACTAAATCAGCTGCGCCTGTTGTATCTTGACGACCAAATACATCAATATCAAAAGTCGCGGATAACAATAACTGCACAGGATTAAAATGATTAATATCAATAACGCCATTTCCTGAAGTAAAATCTGGAGACAATGTATTCGAAGGAAGATTATCTGGAGTTCCTTTTGTGCCTGCTGCATCATAAAGTTCTTTAGTCCAACGAACAACTCGCATAGAACCACCAGCGGAAAATTGTACTGGTTCTAAAGCCGAAGCCGAGAACATTCCCACGCCCGAAACCGCAGCAAGAGATACGTTTTGATTAAATGATAAACTTTGACAATAAGCGAGAGTAACTCCACCTATCTTAACCACCAACATACTGCCGTTTTGAAACGAGGCTATTTGTCCACTCATCGAACGATCTCCTTTTCTTGTTCTTTAATCATAACTAAAGAATAGCATTGACTTGCCGACAATCTCATTTCGCCTTACAATAACCGCATGAATAAAATAAACAAAAAAAAAGGAAACATTATGTCCCAAAAAATTCCCGTTGAGGAGTTCAAACTCAGATATTCATTAGTAGGCTTGACCGATTTTTTTGACGAATCTACTTACGAATGTATGACAAAAAAGGCCAGATTTGTTGATCCAAAATACGGAGAATACTGGATCAAACCTAAAGTAGTTATACAAAAAAAGAGTGGGCACAGAGCGCGTATTGTTGAGAAAATTTTCGCAACCAAGACAAAAAACAATACGTTTCAAAAGCCAAAAGAAAAACCACCCAAAATATCCAAGAAGCCGACATGTGAAACAATCGAAAAAAGAGTACAAGAAATAAACCCAAATATATCTATAGTAAAAGACACTTTCATAAGTAAAAGTAAAAAGTGTACATTTTACGAAGAAGGACATGGCTTTTTTACAGGAAAAGCCTCTTCATTTTTTTCTGGAAAAACTAAAGGATTTCCTAGACGAGGAGAACGTATAAAAGAAGCTTGGGAAAACACCTATGCCAATAATCAAGAATTAATTAATGCCCGCACAGAAAAAATGAACAACACCATGAAGGAAATATATGGAGAAAAAGGATATAAAGCAGATGTCATTGTAAATAAATACAAGGCCACGATGCTCAAAATACATGGAACAGAACATCCTATGCATTCTCCAGAAATAGCTCTAAAAACAGCCAAATCTCAAAACCATGTATCTTTAATACCTCATTGGCAGACGAATGCTGAACTTGTTTGTGTAGCTAGTTATGAAGCGATTGTTGTTTTATATTTTAATAAAAATCAAATTCCATTTGAATTTCAATCAAAAACATTTAATCTCCCTACGTTAAATACAACATATCGCCCTGACTTCTACTTACCAGATCAGGATTTGTGGATAGAAACTAAAGGGTATTTTAGAGAAGATGCAAAAGCTAAATGGGAATTGTTTCATTCTCAATATCCAAACTCCGAACTATGGACAAGAGATGTTTTGTTTTCTAAAGGGCTTTTAAAGAAGGACGGCCAAGCTGCAAACAAAAAAGAACTCCAACAATATCGTTATATCAAGCCAATAAAAGAAGTTGCTTAACTTGCCTTTAACTCGTATTTCCAGTATTATTCACGTGAAAAGCACAAGGAGAAAATATGCCAGCCAAAATTACATGTGAAGAATTTTTACGTTTATATAAATTATTAAAAAGAGATGATGTTTTAGACGAATCTACCTATACAAATGCAAGCACAAAAGCCAAGTTTATTGATAAAGAATTTGGCGATTATTGGGTTCGACCATCCGCCCTGCTTTTCGGATCTGTTATTGGTCATCCAAAAAGACGCATCCAACGAGCTATTGAAACAAAAATAAAACTATATGGAACCGCAGGAAGAAGAAAGAAACAATGAAACTCGACACATCAGCGTTAAGAGCTATTACTGGTAATAAATTCGATGTACAACAACTCAATGGGGCTGGCGATATAACCCTCGCCCTTTGCGTTAAGGTTTCATATTTAGAAAGAACAGTAGCGCAAAACGAACATGAATTCTTCAAAAAATTTATAGATAATTTAGAAGAAGCAATTAAAGACACAAGAACATATAAAGACGCTATCGCCAATACAACCCACGAAATAGACTTCCTACGAAAAAAAATAGACGACTTACAACAATATAAAACTTATTACGAACTCCATTATCAAATGCAAAACAAGGAAAAAATAAAGTGAGAAAACATAGAGATCAATACTTCACACCCAAAAGCTTAACCACCGCATTATTGCAAACTGTAAAAATATCAGGAACCGTCTTAGAACCATGCTGCGGAGAAGGTTGGATTGCTGATGTTTTAAAAGATTATGAATGTGATGTAATCACTAACGATATAGACGAAAAATTCCCTGCACATTTTAATTTAGATGCAACAAGCGAATCGTTCTGGCTACAAATGAAAGGCGGATATAAGGATATTAATTGGATATGCACAAATCCTCCCTTTAGCTTGGCACATACTTTTATGAAAGAAGCTTATAAACTCGCAACAACAGGAGTAGCTTTATTAGTAAGACTTTCTTTTTTAGAACCATGTGAAGGTAGAGATAAATTTTTAGTAGCACATCCACCCGATCAGATTATAGTAATGCCTCGCATATCTTTTACCGGCGATGGCAAAAGTGATTCTGTTACTTGCTGTTGGCTCATATGGTACAAAGATCAAAGAACTGTTAACAAACCTGTTTCTGTTTATTTAAGGGAGTGGCTATAATAAAAACCCCAACAGAATGCCAAGGCAATGTGTTGGGGCGCTAATCTAACCACTAAAGAGGCAATAAAGCTGATCCTAGCAGTAAGTAACAAATCTCGCGCATAGCGAAAGATTATCTCCTCCTCCGGTAACGTAGGTGAGCTGATTATAGTTTAGCATGTTTAACATACTTTATTTGGCCATAATCATAATATTTTTTTAATCCAAAATCATATCCTGTATTTCCTAGAAACTTCCTACGATTATATAATTCATTTGTATCTGCCCAAAAGAACCCTATGTGCTCTTTTTCTTTCACAAAACCGTATTGCAATAGATGTTCCCCAGTTCCGTGCCTTTTGTCTACAAAATTGACAATATCTAATTCGAGTTTAGAAAGTTCTTTAATAAGTTTAGAATACGCTCCAATAACGGTGCATTCGCATTTATTACAAAAACGGCTAATGTGAATTTGATTCTTTAACAGATAAAAACGAATTGCACATATAACTTGATTATCAAAAGTTAAAGCTAAAGTTTTCCCCTGACCTTTTCCCATTAAATGATTTTCTGTGAAAAAAGTGTTTGAAGCCTCATTATCTAAAAGTGTCACCACACCCTTTCTTGCGTGAAACTTATTAGTTATTAATTTCAATTTGTTTTTAATCATAGACATTACGATTGCTTTTTTATTATCTATTTCCCATTGAGTAAAAGATAAAAAAGCATATCCTTCTTTTAGGTAAATCTCTGCTTTTTTATAATGATATCCTTTTGGTCGATACTCCTCAGTATGATAACGAACGCCGTCTGTTTCAATAATTAGCCTGACTGGGAACTCCACTCTTATGTCTGGGCGTATTTTATAATTAGGAAGCCGGTTGTTATAAATAGCCGCTGAAACTAATTTATCAATATTTAAAAGTTTTTCATATTCTCGAATAGACAAGACGGCTTCTATAATATTTAATGTTTTTTTATAATGTCGATAAAATGTAGTTGAATTTATTCCTGCTTCCTTGCACGCTTTATTAAAAGAAACTCCTTCAGCTACCTTGTTTTTAACCATTAATGCCTGATCTATTTTTTTGATTTTTCGAAAAAGAGTAGCCGTTAAAGCGTTTTTCCACTGACCAATCCAAGAATATTCTTTATATGTAAAGACAGCATTACCGTTTTCTGCTTCTTGAACGTCCAATCCTATTCTTTGTCTTCTGGCTATTGCTAATTCTTTTTTTCGATTTTGGCCTATTAATGGGGAAAACCCATCTTTCATAAACTTTTTTATCTGTCCACGTCTTTTGGTTCCATCAGCAAAAAAAACATCAATAACATTGTCGGTATCTCTTAAATCGCCGACTAAATGAACGTTATTGTTCTTGGCGATCTGTTCTATTACGTTAACTGTATATTTCTTTTTAATTCGTTTATTTTGTGAGGAAACTCTTTCACTATTTTTTTTAGACGATAACCACGATCTCATGTTTTGCAGATGTTCTTCTGAGATGTAAAATGGTTTTCCTTTTTGTTCTGCCGCTAGTTTTCTTAAATGTTCTATGTGTTTTTCTTTTTTTTCAGAAGTAATGTTTTCCCATGCTTTTTTACAGGATGCTGACAGGTTCTCTTTATTAGGACGAACGCGACCTGTTCCTCGTAAAAATCTCTTATATGTAACAAAAGAATATTCTGGGAATTCTTTTGCAATTTGACTAATAGAGATTCCTTGCGCTCGACGTTGTTTTATTTTTTCTTGTAATTCATTGTCTGAACAGAAAGGCATGTAAACTTCCTCATTTATATCAAGGAAGTTTACATTAAAAAGGCTGGGAAGTCAAATTAAACGCCTCTTTCAGCAATGACTTCTATAGAAATTCCTTCAAGAGCCTCGACTGGTTGTAGAGAAACTTGAGCGGAATAGGTGTTTCCTAAATCCTTAACAAAGTTTACTTTACCAGCTTTTAATGCGCCTTGAGCTACATAAGAATCAATCACGTTGTTTAATGCGGTAATTACTACAGCAGGTACAACATCCGTAGTGCGATTACCAATATAGTTTTCGAGAACACTGCGCATTACTTGACGAACTTCATCTAAAACGAACAATACACTAGCTCTTTCCCATACCCAACCTTGAGGGTCGTTCTGGCGGCTACGGGTAGTTAAGTCAGGACTTACCATTTGTACGCCAAACCCAGGATTGAATTTAAAGCATAAAAGGCCAGCTTCAATTGCATCGCTTAACATTCCTTGATCTTCTGGATCAAAGTCTTTTACTAAAGTGTCGCTATAAATAGATTCATTACCAATGTGTTTAACATCAGAAACATTAAACGATTTGCGTAACATTGCAGTGCCGAGAACAGCTTGAGCGCGACCTGTTGCTACGCATATTCCAAGTTCCCAAGGAAGCAACCAAGCTACATCGCCTGTACTTGTTGTTGCCCTAGAAAGCTGAAATGCCATTTGAGTACGTTCATACGAAGAGGTTGCAGCAGCATTTTTCGAATCCACAAAAGAACCGTGAAATGATTGCATACCGAAACGTTCGCGCTTAATTAAAGTGCTTGATGCAGTAGCTACGTGAGCTTTCACTGCCGCATTAACGGAAGCAACATCGTAAGAAGAAGCAACATCAGTCAGCCCATCTTCAATATCATAAATCGCATCACGAGCAAAAAGAGGTAGTACATAAGAACAGTTAATTTTCAATCCAGCATCAAAGCCTGCTTGAATATCAGCGTTGGTTGTATGTCCTTTAGTAGCGCCAGAAAGATAAGAAACCGAAGCTTCAGGATCAGGCAAACCGCATTTTAACAACATAGTACCAGCAGCAAAAGCTAACAAGCCAGTTGTATACTCAGCAAAGTGTTGTGTCCAATCGTAGTAATCTTTTTTAATACGAGCGTTATATGCAGGAATAGCAGTAGCCGAAAGAATATCAACATTAGTTACTTCGTCTAAAACAGAAGTTAAATAACCATTGAATTTCTGATCAGTTACTTTACAGCTAAAGCCAGAAAGAGAATTAATATATTCTACTAATTCGCGAATCGAACGATACTTGCTTGTCAAAATTGTAACAGGAGATAAAGATCCACCTGTAAAGGTAACAGTTAACCGGCGACGATAATCAATGCTTAGTTTTGCAGCAGTAACAGAAGCATTATAAAACGAAATTTCAATTACAGGATTGCCACCAATAGGAGTAGTTGGCCATACAGCATTATCTTTAGAACGAGAAGCATCTATAAATACTTTGTTTTCAGAAGCAGAAACAATCTTAAATGCAGAAACAGCATTAGTTACAAATCCAGCTTGATACTTAACAGGTTGAACGCCAGCAAGAGCTACAGCAGAAACAGCAGCAATTACAGTTCCACCAACTGGAATTAAATTCATAGAAGTTGAGCTAGCAGTATTTACAACATACCAACCAACGTTTTCTTTAGAAGCGCCAGCAACAGGAGAACTTGCATCGATATAGATTGCAGAACCAACACTTGGAACCGTAGCCCAAATCGTACCAGTTAAGGTCAAAGTTAACTTGCTAGAAGCAACAGTTGCCGCAATGTCACCAATTAATGTTCCATTTGCGCTGACAATATCAGTCCAAGAACTGTAATTAACAAAAGCAGGTACAGCTAAATTTGAACCTGTACTATCAGATAATTCTAAAGTCGCACCAGAACCGATAACAGTTGTCTCAGTAACGGTAATAACAATTGGAGCAAAAATTAAAAATTCAGCAGTTGCATAAGCAGACTGATCAGCAAAAATACAATCAGCAACAGTTGCAGCTTCAGGAGCTACATAATCACCATCAACACCAGTTGCATTCCAACTCCACAATTTACGTGCAGTAACAGTAGAAGCAGTTACGCCTTCAATTATAAACGCACCAGCATTTCCATTACTAGCTCCTTTGATTGCAGAAGCTTGAGGAATAACTAGAACATCGCCAACCAATACGGAAGCTAATGAAAAAGTCGCACCAACAAAAGTAATAGTAGCTACAGAACCAACAGCCGAAACAGTAGCACTTGTACCATCTGCACTAATTACAGATCGCAAAGAACCGCCAGTTACAGTACCCTCTGCACCAACAGCGGTAGACAATGCACTTACAACAGCAGGAGGCATAGCAGCAGCAGCTAAAGTCGATGTAGAATGAGTTTTACCAGAAATAACAGCCTTCAATACACGAGTAGAACCAGCAATTGGCAAATAAGCAAATGTCGCTGTAGGTTTAACTTCAGCTTGAGAAGTCTTAATCTGTTCACGAATTAAATTGCCATCCTCGTTCCAAGTAGCAGCTGCCAAAGAACCATAATTAGCAGGCGATGCAATTACTTTTTCGGCGCGAGTAGTGTTGTTAGTTTTCCATACATACAAACGATTAACCGAACCACCAAATACTACACTTGGTTGATTACTAAATACTTGACGAGCTGCATCAACAACAGGACCGGCTTTATAATACGACAAAACACTATTATAATCAGTAAAATAATTCATCTGTAAATCAAGATAACTCGAAGGCACACCAGAATCAGCTTCGCCAACTATAAACAAATTGCGACCAGCAGGTGTAGGATTTGGTAAATTATCCTGTACTCGTAAGAAATCATAAACGCCAGGGATCACTGCCCTAGCTCCATTAATGACAAAAGGTAAAGTCATTTTTCTCGTCTCCTTAAAAAATTCTATTTGCGTGAACTCTATTCAATTGTATCGCAGGAGAAAAAGAACTAGACTTAATGATATGTTTAGACGGCTATTTTACCAGATTGTCAGATTGGAATCGGGGATTAGACTTTTGGGGGTTGGTAATGGGTCACTTTCTACTCTTTAAAACAGAGTATGCCCTCGAAAGGTAAGTTTTTTGACTGTTGTGGATTGATTAGTAGGCAAAATAAAACCCCCATTAAAAAATGGAGGTTAAAGATTAATACTAAAGGTATCTAGTATTAAAGTCCTTCTCTCTGTTGGAATACATTGTCAACTAAGGCAAACGAACGTGGACGTTCAACGATACATGCGTAATAGCTAGAATAAACCCACTCGCGTGCTAGCCCGCGCAACCCAAGTTCTAATTTATTCAAAAGATTACCGATAACAGCTAACTTAGCACGGTTCTTATCACGAGGTAAAAACAATACAGAATCAAGTCCGGGAATGATTTTGTTTTTATCAACAAAAATTGCAGAGGTAGTGCCAGGAGCTATGTACATTTTACCAATAAACATAGTTTTAGTTACATCGCCAGCAGCTTCTTTAGGGGTACGATAAACGCGAAGTTCAGCTACTTTATTACCAGCAGGAAGAGTAACAGTAAGTTGAATTGCACGATCAGCAGTGGTTACAGCAAATGCACCAGCTAAAGAAACAGCTGGAGACATACCGTACATATTTACTGTTTGTACAGAATATTGGTAGCTTTCAGTAGTTAAAAATCCACTTCCATTAATCGAACCATGATGAGCAGCTACAACGCCAGTAGGAGCTTCAGGTTGATAACCAACAGATCCATATATAGCATCAGGACGAACGCGCATATATTTAAATACAGTTGGGATGAAATCAATATTGCCAGCAACTGTTTGAATTGGAAGGGAGCTTTGTTCATCATTAGTTACAGATGCGCCACGGATATTATAAGCAGCGCCTAAATCACCACGTTCAAATGGGAAAAAGGTCGAACGGAATTCAGCAAGTTGTGAAGTAGTACAGTGAGCTTCTTTAACAGAACCACGAGAGTCACGAACTGCGGTTACAACTTTGTCCAAAAATGCACGGTCAAGAACACCGCCTTTTTTGTCAAACAACACCGAACGATTATTACCAAAGCTTACATAGTCACCAGGAATACCACGAGCAGATTTGTCGCCTTCACGGATATTAGCTTGAATACCACGAATTTGACGAATATTAGCATTAGGATTAGCAGCAATTGTAGGATCTAAATCGCCGTTCGAATCAATGTACATATCGCCACCAAGATAAAGGTCGCGTTCCATTGCTTCGGCCATGGCTAAAGCTGCATTCAAATCATTTTCTTTTTCTAAATCTACAGAATATCCACCAGCGTCATTTACAAGTTGTGCAAGCTGGGTAATGGTTTTGCGTATACCGTACACTTTTAAAACTTCAGCAACTCTTAAATATTGTGAAGTATCTTCTTGTGGCAAGAATGCTTCAAAACCAGCTAAATCAACACCAGAACGAACCTGTGTCTTTACTGTATACATGTACACAGTTTGAGTTGATTTCATTGTAGGAATGTCTTTACTGATCAAAAAGTCTTTGTCTTCCATTGTGATCGAGCGAATAACAGGATCGAGTTGGTCAATTGCCAAAGCTGAAATTCCAGTTCTACCAGCATTCGACAAACCTTGATAACCAGCAGCAAAAGATTTTGCCATAAATTCTAATTTCTGACCAACTTGTTTTGCAAGGTCAGGACTCAATGTTTCAAAACCGCTCATCTGTTTCTCCTTAAATAGAGCATTATTTGTTCGAGTAATATCTAAACTCTATTCTAGTGTACCACTCATCACTATTTTTTCTTTTATAGGTGTTTTATTTGATTTCGTTACATACCTTTATTAAGCGCCAATGAATCCCATCTTAATAGTCTTGCCAAAATACTTAACAAAAGAAGCTGTCAACTCATTTCTTTTTTGCATTAAACCTTGTAATAACTGCAATAGATATCCAGGGCCAGGAAGAGAAGCTGATTGAGAAATACCATCTATAGATACTGAGGCAGAATTATATGGAAATAACTTAGGGCCAATATCGGTAAGCATACGAATCGAAGCAACCGTCAAAATTAAATCTTTAAGAATTGCAGGAAACCTATCTTGATCAAACCCTGCAACATATTGAGTTTCTATTAAACAAGGATGATAAGCACCACGAGCAAAACCTGTAATGTATTGAAATACGCCAGCTGCATTTGTATCTGCTGTTTGCTGAACCATCATTCCACCGTAACTAGGAGCAACTGTAATTCGATTTCTTCTAAGCGCAATCCAAGCAGCGGGTAATGTATAACTCTGAAAAGGCGTATTGGTTTGAGTGTGAGCAAATTTAAATCTTACATTCAGAACTTTCCATGCCGGCCATCTTGTTAATTTAAGCCCAGTAAAATTTGCGTTGAACATTCCGTCAATAAAATCATGTGGTTGCATGTGTTCGGTTGGTAAAATGTCACAACCCAAGTCCATTTGAACTTCCGACAATGCACTAGTGACGTAATATTCAACGTCTTTAGCCATTATAGGTTCACCCGTTAATGGATACTTTTTAGGCAACCCTTTAAGCGCATAGTTAATAAGATCTTGAGGTGTGGGAAACGTATCATAAATTTTCATCGCGCCTTCATATCCATCCGAAGTAGACATGATCGGATAGGTATGATACGGCTGCTCATAATTTTGTGTTGGATCTAATCCCATTAAAAACTCCTTTTCATAAAGCTGTTTAATAATAGCAATAAAAAGAAGTGAGGGCTTAATTCCCAGCCACAGTAGGTTTTCTTACGATGAAGTAATTCTGTAAAAATACATTCGCTTTACTTGATTCGGTAAAGGTAATTTTCACGGTGCCTGAAATTATGGCTTGGGTATCAGTGGTGGTTAAATCTATATAAAACATACTTTTATCTTCTGGAATCTGAATAGAATTTTTAGATATAGTTTGTTGTACAGGATTAGAGGCACTTAATGATCTGGCTCTAGGAAATTCTATTTGTACAGTAGAGCCGACAGCTGGTATATAACGCCTAGCACCCAAAGCATCGTCCACTTGTAATTGAAAATACAATCTAGTAGATGTATTTGGAGTTGTGTTCCATGAGCCTTCTTTAAACGTATTAGGCGAATTTATCATATCGATTGCAATTATTTTAAAAGACATAAATCATCACCTCTTTATACGATTTTTAAATGACTTTGTTGTTGCGCTTGTTGTTTAGCAGGCACATTACTAGTTGCTCTATCATTTGTTCTTTGTTTCGCAGCTTCCATATACTCTTTAATTTTGCTGTGTAGCTTGGTAAATGCTGCTTCTTGTGCTGGAGAAAATCGGGGTTGTGGTTTTGGTTCTGGTTGTTTGCTAACACGAGGAGGCGGTGGAGGCGGAACAAGAGACAACTTTGGTTTTGATTGTACGGGATTTCCAATACTATAGGCATGTGCTGTTTTAGGATCTTCCTGTGGAGCCGGCTTCTTATATTTACTCACATCGACTTTTTGATTATTAGCTGCGGCAATTTCTTGTTGATTTAATCCTGCTTTAAGTTCTGGCTTTGCATCTTGTTTAGAACCTTGAATGACCGCAAGCTTGCCCTTCATGTGATTTCGAAGGCGTTGAGTGATACCCAAAGCTTTTTCTTTGCTTTTTTGATCAGAAACTTCTCCGCGATAAGGTGTGTGGGTTTGTTTATCAGAAAGACGTGTTACTCCTGTAGCTTTATTTAAACTATTACATTTTCTAAATTTTTCTACTTTTTGCAATGTCGAGCCAAAAGAAAATGCCATAGGTGCGGCAGATTTTTTAATTGCTTCTTCTTTATTAACATCGTCTTTATCTTGGACTACATTATCGTCATCCATGTTTCCTGCCATTATGGTAGGATTTGTGGCAACGCATTCTCCACTAAGATCAATGCCAGCAGTTTTAACATCGGCGCTTGTGCTCGATTCAACTACCTTATCGCCAACCTTAAGGAACTCACCTTTTTTTTGACCATCTTTTTCTACAATAGTTCTGGTAACTTTTTCTGGGTTAGAACTTGTTTCATTATAACTATGAGCTTGCATTCCTGATCTTAGTTTTTTTACTTTATCCGCGATGGGCATTACTGTACCTGACAACATTTTTAAGACTCCTTTAAAAAAAGCGATAACTAATAATAGCAACAAAAGTTTCATTTCTTGCTAATTGTTTTAAAACCAAGTATAAGGTTTTTTTGGAGGCTAACTATGGGCTGCGCATCTACTATGGCAATAACAAAAAAAGACGCTATGAAAGAAATCCTTAAAAGGCTTCCTGCTGCTAATAACAATACGATAGCTGCTGTGTTAGAGTGTTTGGCTAGTTGTAATGAGAGATATAACTTCACGATATGCAGTTCTTATGGAGATGAAACTAAATGGAGCGCTCCATATAGATACGATCAAGACGGCTTAGAATAAAAAAAGGAACTCTCTAATAAAAGGGAGTTCCTAGAACACTAAGTGAGGGGGCACCTAGTTTATTTAGTAGGAATGGTAATGCCTTTAAGTTTAGCAGCGTGATAAACTTCTTTGATTTCTTCGTCAGACTTAGCATAGTTAGCAGTCCACATCAAATCAGTATCAATGCTACGATTGCCAGACTTACGTAAAGTTTCAAGATGATTAATTACTTCAGATTTGCTTAACAATTCTGGTTCTTTAACTGACTTATTTAAAACTTGAGTAGGTTTGTTCATCGAAGCTGGGCGATTAGCAACAGCAGGTTTCGATAAAGATTTCTTCAATCCTTCAATAGAAACAGTCATTGCTTGGATCGATTTTCTCATTGCAATGTTTTCAGACTTCATGGCATCAAGTTCTGCACTAGAAGCAGGGGCTTGAGCTTGTGGAGCGGCAGGTGCTGGTTGTTCTGGAGCTGGAGCAGGCTGTTGAGCAGCTTGACGTTTTTCCATTTCAGAAGCAAGTGCTTGGAGTAACATATCAAGTTCTTCGTCGCTCATGCTTGCTATTTCTTGAGCCATTTCGTCAACGCCTTCGGCTTCTACTTGGCCTTCAGGTGCCATTTCTGGTTGACCTTCGGGAGCAGCAGGAGCAGGTTCGCCTTGACCTTCGGGAGCGGCTGGAGGAAATTCTTGGCCAGGAACAGCTTGGTCATCATCTTTTGCCATAGGAGCAGGAGGCGGTGGCAAACTCTTTGCAAGAAGCTCTTTTACTTCGTTTGCTGTCTTGGTAACAGCCTCTAATGTAGCTAAAATATCTTTCATTTTCTTTTTATTCCTTTATGCCAAAGCTATAACGATGTAAGAAAATGCCAAGCCTGCGCCAGCAGCTGCCACAACGTCAGTAGATACGGTTCTTAAAAACACTTTAACAATATTAACGCCACATTCTACATGATCAAATACTTTATCAGCGCCCATTGTCAAGCTAGGAGTAACAACAACTTTACCAGTTGCAGTCATGCCTGTAACAGCTAGATTGCCAGAAGCATTAGTTGTCGCAGCGCCCATTGTAGGTAGCGTTGGAATAGTACTTACAGCAGATTCCAAAGACTGAAGTACACTGCCTAATGCAATGCCAGCTTCAGCAGAAGGAAGGCCAGCTACATTAAGAGCTGGTTGAGACTTATAAAAATTATTTAGTAAGTCGATTTGTGCTTGATTTAAACTCATTTTTTCACTTCTCCTTTCTTATAGTGTGAAAACAAAGACAACATCTTTTTATTAGATGCCGCCCATGTAAGTACGACCATAAGGAAGTAATGTTGCAATTTTTGTTAAGTGTGTCGAACTTGCAACTGCGCTATCAATACCAGCTACCATAGGCTCTTCAGTGTTGTTACAGAAATAAGCATCAACTGGAGCACTTAATTGACCGCGAAGAATGTGGAATACGTCAGCTTGGAATTTCTGCCATGCCAATACGGAAGCAGCAGAAGCATGAGTAATTACAGGTTGAGCTTCGATAACTAAAATCAATTTAGACGAACCATCAATAAATGTACCAAATGCATGGCTCTGTGTTTTAACTGCATCGCTTTCGTTAAATCCTGCTGGTTCTGCCAACAATACAAAACGACGATTGCCAGTTACCCAAGAAGCGCTATCAAAATCCATAACCAATCCTTGACAGCCTTTTTCAAAAGCTGTGTCAGTACTAGTACCTTGGATATTTTTCACAGGAGCTGTATAACCCAAATTGTGAAAATTCTCTTTTAAAATTTCAAACATCTTAACTACACGTGGACTGCTCATTTTTCTTTTCTCCTAAATAAAGCAATTGAAACCTAAACTCATACTATCATCAAAACTCTTAACTCTTAAATTTACCAACACTTAGAACGTGATTTGCGCTTCAGGGATCACCTCTAATTGTATACCTTGAGGATTGTTCCTTTCTGATTGTATCCAGTTATCCCATATTTTTCCTTGCAGAGTAAAAACAGTTTGAAAAATCGACTGTTCTTCATCGTACACGCTAGGGAAGTTTTGGTTAGTCGTAGTGATTTGTAATCCGTTTTCATCCATCAAGTATCTACCAAAACGCAAACAATAGCGAATCACTAAAGCAATTAATTTGTGCGTTTCTATATCACCTGAAGTTTTTAAATCGATTGATACATTAGCAACATTACCAGATGAATGGATGGTTGCAGTTCGACTTGATTCTGTTGTTACTACTTGCCAATCGATTAGTTTTAGCCTTGGCAATAAATCAACACAAAAGATAATTACTGTTCCATTTGTACTGGGAACTATTCGATCTATTCTCGAAGTAAAAGTACCTTGCCTAAGATAAGCACCAGCATAAATCCAATCTACTACTTCTTCAGCGTTTACTATTAATCCATAGCCTGTTGTTTCCCAAGCCACGCCTAATGCCTTGCCTAATACTATAGGAGGGATCACAGCCATTTCCTGCTGCATTCCATAATCTCCCAATACTAGTACATCCTCTGTGTATTGAGCAATTACTGCTACGCTAGGAAGTTTTGCTAAATCCAAAACATAATACGGTTTAACAAAGATTTTATTTTTCAATATTAATTCTTTGCATTGCCGAATATATGCAGAGCCATGAAGTTTGCGCATATAAGGGGTGTCATCATATTTACCTAAAATAAATTCCAAATGATGTGGATTATTTCTTAAGTTTTCTAATCCTGCTTCTATTGCATTCATTACGATTAAGTCTGCTACTGAAAACATTAGCTAAACCCTTTCTTTTGTAATTCGGATTGAATCATTTGATCCCATTGTTGTTCTGCACTGTTTTCTACTATAGTTAGGGAATCTTTTAATATGTTAGCTGGCTTAATACCAGGATGAACAAATTTCTCTGGATGTTTTTCACTAATAGTACAAAACAAAACATATTGAGATTGTTTTGGACGAGCGCCTTGTAATAACGCATCCTGAGACGCATATTCCCTAACCCTGTACATACCGCGTAGTGCAGCGTCTTCCGTTGCCACTTCTTGCCGCACACTTACTGATCCATTAGGGTTTTGCGTTTGCGTTTGTTTGCCAAATTTTGGTTTCTTTAAAAGTGCTTGGATTTTTTCAAATAAATCCTGACCTTTATCAGTTTTTGCCGCTGGGCTTGTTGTCCACACTCTTATCGGAATAACCTTGTATTTAAAACCTGCTTTACTGGTTTTTACTTTACTTCCACTCAAATGGGTTTTAACCATAGGAAAACTGTCAGCGCCTGATTCAACAGCATTTGCTAGCCAATCTTTCGGATTTAAAGTAACCACTAAAACATCGCTTTGAAGATCGATTTCGACTGCTGCGTTAAAATTTGGAGCAGTGTGGTTTAATCTTTGACCAGCTAATTTACCTGTAGTTTCTTTAAAATAAATCGGTAAAAAATTAATAAACTTCGCATTGCCACGTTGAAACGCATTAGTCAAATTAGCTACCGAGTCTATTAAATCTAGTAGTGGATCAAATGATAGCTGATCTGACATACATTATGGCTGTGTTGGAGTAGGTTGAGAGGCTGGAGGTGCAGGAGGTGGATTGCTTGCTGGATTAGTAGCAGGCAATGGTGGCTCTTCTTTATCTAAAGATTCTATAGATTGACCTAATGCCTTGGCAATTTCGGCTCGAACGATACGCCTAACCGCATCGTAATCTAAACCTGTAGAAGCTTGTTGTTGGGCATTACTTGCTGGAGCATTTGCAGCTTGGTTAATTTGTTCGACTAAGTTTTCGCCCGCAGGAGAATTTGGTTCTTGAATCATGTCACTAGCGCTTACACCAGCTCCTTTTAAGATTTCATTAAATGGATTGGAACCAGAACTTGCTTCATTTACAGGAGAAGCTTCTTTAGGCATATCGGGTTTTAAATCAGGGTTGTTTTGTTCATCTAGGCTTTTTTGCATAGCCTGTGTTTGAGTATATAAAGATCCAAGCTTGTTCCATAATTGCTTAGAACGATCATCTATTAAATTCATTTTTTGCAAAGCTTCATAATCTTCATCATCCACAACGCCATGTAATATCGCATCAAATACATCTGTCGTACCAATATCACGCTCGTTTAAATGAGACGCAATTGGAGGCGTATTGTCTTGCCAAACACGAGATTCAGTATCAAACCAAGCATTAGTGGTGGGATCAAAATAATAAAGTGGATTTTCAGAATTACGACCATAATAAATTTTAAAATATAAAATTCGAGGATCGTTTGGATCTACAGCATTTGGATCGTTAGGCTTTAACATTTCCAACAAGTCTTCTATCTGTGGAGCCTTGCCTTCATTTTTATGTTGCCAAATTTGGATTGCCGATTTGATCTTAGAAAGCAGTTCTTTAGTTTCTGCTCCAGCGTCATCAGCTTGTTGCTCTTTAAGAGTTACAGGATCGGGTTGCGTTGCGTCCATCATCACCATAGTTATATTTCCTTTTTGAAAAGATAACTAATTGTAACGCATAAAATATCTAAACACCAAGTCGGGCTAAGTTCATTATTTGATATTTAAAAAAGGAACTGGATTGGCACCACTATATGTAGGAAGCTTGCCGTCCCACTTCTCTAAGTACATTTTATTTATTAAATTACTGCTTAAACTTTCTGCCAACAATCGATTAGCCTTAGCTTCGGCTTCGGCTTTAGCTAATAGAGCTTCGCCTTGCGCTCTAGCTGCCATTACTGTTTTCTTTGCCTCAGCTTCTGTTTGTCGCAATTGATTCTCTACCATGATAGCGTTTTGAGTAGCTTGAATTTTAGAGTTTATCGCGTCAATTATAGATTGTGGCGGCCTAAATTCACCGATAATAAAAACCTTCTCTACAATAATGCCGTTTTGTATGACACTATTTTTTACAAGAATGTTTACTTGTTCCATTAAAGCTACTTTACCTGCTGACATAACGTCTTCAATTTTCATCTTCGAAGCGGTTGTCATTAAAGCATCTCTAACATTATTCCTAAGTACACTGTCAATAACTTCTGTAATTGTCCGACGATATTTTTGAAACAACACCGCAGCTTTAGCAGAATCAATAGACAATGTAATACCAAAATCAGCATTTACCGTTAACCCTTCTGTGGTCTGAAAAGTTATTGACTCATCAGTAGGGCTTCCTTCTGTAGGATTTCTTGTCCAATTATACGTTTGAGTAAAAGTTGGAAATAAATACAGCTCCTCATTCCAACCAATAAATTGCTTACCCACGCCAGCAACTCTTTCATGGACGCCTTTATCATCACCCGTAAGGGAAACGATAACGCCAACATTACCTGCTGGAATAGTTTCACGACAACCCATTAACAACAAAGAAACAAGAATTAGCTTTTTAAACATAAAATCAAACCCCTCAATAATTTATAAAACACAAAACAATACAAAGGAACTAACGACAACAAACCAAACATAGCTAAATAATAAGATACTGATCCACCATTAAACAAATAAACCTCTAATTGGATTATCGGCGGAATACTAACTAATAATGCAAAAATCAAAATTATTAATACTAGAACTTTCATTATGTCTCCTGATGTGGCATTCGTTTAATAAAATCTTCTGTCGATCTGCGAATAAATTCAATTTGCTTTTTTAAGTAATCGTTTTCCGCCTCTAGTGCTAAAACCCGCTGCTTAAGATCTACATTTAATTTTTCAGAAACAATTAATAACGATTCTAAAGTGATACGAGGTGACATGGTTACTAAATCTTCATGCGCCGTCATACGATCTCGCTGTTCATTTCTTTTAAGCCTTGTAATATATGCACTGCTAGCGCCATATACTGCTCAACTTGTTCTTCTGTAGGAGTATCATCATCGCAACCGTCGTTAATACCCTCCAACGTATCACAACCGCTACAAGAGCCATAGCTAACCATGACAGACCAATACTCCGAAGGCTGATACCCCTTTGCCGCAATCACAAACACCAAAGTCCCCTGATATTCCCCATCATCTATCTGGTGAATACGTTCAGGATCTGGAAAATGATATGCCTCGTCTTTAGAAATAACAGTAATTACATTTTTTACAATTTCTTTATAGTTATAAGGGTGTTTTGCAACAAACATGTCTTTTAGTTCAGCACGGTTTTTATCAAATTTTTCTACAAATTCTAAAATCATATTAATCCTTTAAAAGACTAGATAAAGTAAGAACATATAACAACGTAATCGCAGTAAATTGCATGTCTAATGCTTTAAAGGAATACAACATATAAATAACCACTGTTAGAATAGACATAACTGTTCTATAAAACATATTATTTACACTCCACCTGTATATTGCGAGAAATAACATGCCGTTTTGCCGACATCATGGTAAATACATTTTGTGAATTTCGTTCAGTGCATTGAGTTGCGTCTCCTTGCGAAGCGCACTCAAGAGCATACGCTGGCCCTTGGTACCAAACTTGGCCATCTACCTTAGCTACACAATAACTACGATCCATACTCATCGAGTAAAGGGTGCCCATTAAAAACAGTATAAAAATAAATAATACAGCACCAATTACCACCCAAAGCATAATTCTAATCTCATCTCTATCCATATAGCCCTCTTGTTTAAAAATATTAATATCAGACTTTACCTCACATAAAACAAACAAACAAGAGCCTCCCCTGTTTTCTTGTTGACTTATTTGTTTGATGCTATTAATACAAAATGGTTTTCATTAACCAAGAGGAGTTTTTTATGGGCGATTGCAAAGACAACATGATTCCTTCTACACCAGCCACCGACAAGTCTTTTGGATTCTTTAAAAGCAAAAAAAACGACAAATCTCAAGGCAATAAAGAACTAAACTTTGCCGATATTATTACCGCCGCTGATGAGTCTTTAGCGAAATTACTTATAAAAAAAGAAGTTGATCTAAAAACTGAAAAGGGTTCTGAAGACAAAAATCGGATTTCTTTATCTATTCTAAGAAACATGTCTTGGCATTTAGATCAAATCGTTGAATTGGGTAGTGAGTATGTCAAAAAGAATTAAAGAAGAGTTTTATTGTGACTCTGAAGGTGGCGGTTGCTCTAAATACTTTTTAACATGGCTAAGAGAAAATATGTTTGGCAATTATTCAATAGAATGCCCAGCGTGTGGTCATATTCATTTTCGGTTTATTAGAAATGGATTAGTAACGTTAGATAGACACGATCTACGAGCAGGCGAAGCTGAAATCATTGTTGGATTAAAATCTACATTGAGAGACACGCCTTGGCATACAGATCCTGACTTTCGACGCTCGTGTTTGTTCGCTATCGCCGGAGGGAACATATGATAATTACTACTATAGAACACATACCAACAAAACGGAAAGAGCTTTGTGCGGTATGTGCAATTGAAGAACAAAATTGGTACGAAGATCAAATCAAAGAAGCTAAAGCCACGGCAAAAGAATTCAAATTATCATCTACTGGCATAGGCATTTGGACAGGCAATGATCTTGTTTTAAAAGTCGAAATCGGGATTTTTGATTCCAATATGCCCAGATATGATCGTGTTTTTTGGAAACAAATCAAAAAGGATATTAATAATGCAGCAAAAAATAAACCAGAATAGATTTTCTGTAAATTTCGATCCTTTATCTAAAAAACAAACCGAAGAAGCCAAAGCGATATATCAACAAGCTAAAGCAGAAAACAGAATTATTTATACTCCATGCATGTCTCAAAAAATCACTGTATGGAAAGAAATAACAGATGGCTTTACTGTAGAACGCGAAGAACTAGATGAGAATCAATTTCCTCTACGAATTTTAGACGAAACAGGAGATAGACGCCTAGTGTGGGATTGTAGATCCCCACGAGAATCTAACGAAGCTGCGCAAAAATTCGAAGAATATTTAGCAAAAGGCTGGAAAGCCTACGCTATTAATCGGCATGGGAAAAAGAATTTTAGAATCATGGGATTCGATGCTAATTATGAAGAAGTAATATTTGAAGAAAAAAACGCCAGAGAGAGATTATCTACTTTTTGTAAAACTGTTTCTGAAGTTCGTATGGTTCCTTCCACTAGACCGGGGTGATTTATGCCGCCTTTTTCTGTAGCGATACCTCAATCCAAATTTTGTAATGCAAGTGTTGATATTAGCCCAGCACCAGTAATGACGCTAGCTAATTATATAGGTTCTACCATAAACGATCACACAATAACTGGCATAGTTGCGCACGCCAATCGTTTACAAAACTCAATCACATTGCAACATCGCACAAACGTACTTACCGCAAACGACGTTTCCATAAATGCTAATAATGATATATCTCTTAGCTACACTAACGGAGCTACTGTAAACATTAACTATCCACAATTAAGCGGTACCGTCTCGACTATGGTTAATGACGGACTTATATATACAGACATTCCAACTAATTCGCATCTAAACGTAAATGGCCGACTCTACACTCATCGTCAGTCTGACCATTTAAATTATACACACGGACTTATTAATAGACAACAAGATGGAGATTACAAAACCTGCGCCTTTAATAAAACTAAAATAGAAACTTATTCTGACGATGATGATTTAATTATTACAATTAATGGCCAAGAGTTTTACTCAAAAGACGTTACTATAGAGTCAATAAAAGCAAGGAAGTTTCGAAAAACAGAAGAGCGGCGATTATCTTTATATGCAAACCAACCTGTTGATACCAGACGAAGAAGAGGAAAAATCATATCTTCTGCTGATTTTGCCGAACTTAAAGCACAAGAAACTTTACGAGAATTTATTTCAGAATCAGAATGGCGGAGATACTTAACAAGCGGTTTTATTATCGTTAAATCGCAACATCACCAAGATCGCGTCTATCAAATACACAGAGATGAAAGAATTAATGTATGGATAAAAGGAAAAATGGTTTGCAAACTTTGTATTCATTCCAATAATTGCCCACCTACAGATCACGTTATTGCTATGAAAACTTTAGCAGAATTAGATGAAGTGTCTTTATGGAAAGGATCTAATATTCATAACTTGTTGCCTGAATTTAAACATTTGGATATTAAACAGAACAGCGTTTATCAAACCCTCGATACCATTCTCACCGGCATCTTCCCTTTACAAACTGCCACCGCTAACGTTATTGGTATCCGCGTAGCCTGAGTAAAGAGGCAATCCTGAAAAATCTATTTGTTCATTAGAATCTTGTAAATGATTTTGTGTAACTATCACCTGTTGAGGAGCGTAATAAAGCTGCCTTGGCAATCCACCATGACCACTTTGATTCGATGGCAAAAGACGTAAGGTGTGAGGAATTCTACTAGCAATCCACACTGGCGAAAACCAATATACTACAGTTAGAATTTGTTTAGGCAGAGGTTTGTTACCACTCGACACCCACTGAATCGCACCTTCTAAACTAATTATAAAATCTGGTCCTTGCTCAAAACGCATAGTCGAAGAAGCTAAATAATCTACATTTTTAATTTTATGTTTTGCTCTAAGATCACCATTAGGGTTGTATTCTAAAAGCTCTGTGGTTTGTTCAGTGATATCTGGATTCGGCACTATTAAATCTCTAGGACGCACATAAACCCTTCCCTTATCACCGTCTAGGTATAAGCCAGCAACGTTAACCACAGCGCTAGCAAAACCGTATACAGAGTCTGATTGCAACCTGTGCTCCATAGAAATGTTCTGACATACAACCTTAACTTGTCTAATGTCATAAAACATTACGCCATATTTGTTAGCTTCCACAGTATTTACATTTACTCCAGCAGGCAACGAAGCTCTATCAGGGGAATAGCAATGTCTATAGTGATAAGCTAAAAAACCTTTTGTATCGATTAAGTTTCGAACGCCCTGCTCTTGAAACGCCGCTACAGGTGCTAAGTCCGGCATCGACCCCACACCAATTAAACCAGTCGTATCGTTTATATCCTGAATCGGTAAATTAGCTTCCATTGGTTTAATTTCTCATTTCTAATTTAGCTATGTATTTTTTAACTGTTTCATAATACTTTAATTCTTTAAAATATTGATCTTTATAATGTTCTAGTGCTTTCTTGTCTTTTGTTGAATCTAATTTTTCCTGCATATTATCCAACCAAACCAATTCAATTTCAGATCTTGATAACAGTTTTTCTAACTCTGCTTTACTCCGAACCGAAAGACTACCCTCATCCATTTCAGTTTTCCTTTTAAAGAGGTTTAGTTTTAGTTTAGCAAAAAACTGGATGTGATAAAGTTGAATAGCTCATCTACCATGATGTGGAAGGAGTGACGGGGGTGTTACGGCATCCCCAGCTTTTTACCTTTCCTTTGATTTTTTGATAGAGAAGAAGTTAAGGAATTGTTAAACAGGTTATGTGGCATTAAAGAATGTTAATAATACCCAGTTACTGTAGTTACACCGTAATTAAATACCTCTCTTCTAATGTTTAATTTTTCTTATAAATAATAATATGCTCAAATAATAAGCAAAACAAAACACCTATAGGGAAATTTAATATTGGTAAAATTTTTAATAATTTAAACAGGATATGTTTTTAAAATGAACAAACTGGCTGGCTAACTTGAACAAAAAAAAAAGTGTGGTAAACTTTGTTTAGAACATATCAAAATAATAAACAAAAATCTCCACACGGGATTCGCCCCAAAAGGGCATTTGAAATGCCATAAAGGACTGTTTTAATGTTACCAGAAAATTTCGGCGGATTCAACTCAGATGGCACTTTTAACGTAATAATAGATGGTAAATCTAAATCGTTCAAAACCAAGGCCACGGCAGAGCGAGCCATAAACGCTTACAATAATAGACACTTAAAAGAAAACCATAAAGATAGAATCACCCTTGAGGGCGTACATGGTGTGTTTGCGTTTTATTCGGCTGGGTATGATAAATATACAAACAAAGCGCCTATAGCGAAGTACGACAATTGTGAATTAACGGATCTAATTGCTAGTAAAAAAATTAGAGATTATCCT